ATCGGCTATAATGTTGCGAAGCAACGCCGATAGGACGCGGGATGGGAGTATACCCACTTAAGTTTGGATGTCAAGACAATTCCGCCAAGATTTATAGAAAATCTTTTTGATCGAATATTGAAGAATAGTATTGACTCTACTTTGAATTGTGTTACCATACTCGCATGGACATCACCCCAACAACCCCCGCCGATGAAATGCCATGCACCTGCTCAACCTTTGAAGCATATGTAGACGGGCTGTGCCCGGGCTGCATCGAAGCCGCAGACCGAGCCGCTGACCTACAACCTAAACGCTTGCGTGATTTGTTTCGAACCAAAAAATACCTAGCAGCAGAGGCAGCAGGTACACTAGAACCACCTGAAGATGAAGGTCGTGATGACCGCTACTACAGCGGTACAGGTGAATCGATGGATGATTCATCCTACGAACGCTACCTGAACCGTGGATAAATCTTACAAAGTTTCGATATTGTTGTTGAACAAACCTCTTACATAGGATACCATACCGCCATGAAGATCACCAAAGTAGCAATGGATTGGGACGATGACGACGAAGACACAGACCACATCGAAGACGAAGCCTGTCTACAGGGGCGTTGGGAACCCGTAGACGATGAGATTGAATCCCTGATTGATAACCTCGACAACGACTAAGGAGACACTATGCCGATTCTAAGTGACAGCGAGATTGCACAGTTGCAATCGACAATCGTAGCAGCAGCAAACAGCAACCGTAAGCCACAGATCAGCGAGATCCTCGCCTCCATTCAGTACGCAGTTCTGTCCGCCGTGGACGAGAGTGGCATGGTTTGGTATCAGGATGCTGAGTGCCGCGAACTGATTCTTCGCTCCATCAACAAGATGATGGAGGACAACACTCCGGATATGTTCACTCCGGTCGAGAAGGCGTTGATCATCAACCTGATGGCATTGGGTCAGTTGGCAATCATGGTGGAGGGCGCATAAACCACTAGCCTTGATGTAAGTCAGTTAAACTAGAGCGCAGTAGATGCTCGAAATGAAGACTGTATTCAGGGCAACCGTAGCCACTAAAATCCTAGTGAGCCGTACAAAGCAGGTGAGCGGGTGGAGACCCGGCTGAAACAGGGTCTCCAAGTTTGGGATCGTAGCGCAGTTGGTAGCGCAGGAAACTTTTAATTTCTTGGTCGTGGGTTCGAGCCCCACCGATCCCACTAAGGAGATACAATGACATACGACACAATATTAAAAATAATCAATGAAGCAATCGACAAGGATCCGGATCTACGGTATCGTCCCGTAGTCATCTACGATTCAGCAAACGACATTCATCATTGGGCTAGTAAACAACTCACTAAAATGGATAAGGATGGCGAGTTCGCCATTGGATTCTAAAGGAGACACTATGTCAGTATTCCCAGTATTCACAATCGTAGCAAACCCGACCGCCAAACTGAAGTGCGACTACTGCCAGCAGACGTTGACGGAGAAGACCAGCAATAAGATCGCCAAACTTTCTCGCGACATTCCCGCTGCGGAGGGTATTCGTGATGGAAAGCCCGCAGGATCACCCGCCGTGATGTGTTCCTTCTGCTGCTACATGGAACGGAGTTAACACAATGACAGACAAAGAAACAACACAAATCGTTTACGACATTCCGCTCAAGGGTGACTACACCGAAGGAGAGACAGAGTACAGTTGGAAGCGTGTGGGTGAGTTTTACTACTTCATTCTGAACAGCGGTAGTGACCTCTGCATTGACTGTAGGTTTGGTGAGGACAATCTTCCAATCTTTGAAGATGTCAGTTGTGTCTCTGTTGGGCTGCGAGGCACAGAGAGTTACCTGAGCGAAGAGTACTTCGACTACCTTGAACCCCTGATCGAACATTTCAAAACTTTTCCAATTATTCGTTGACATTCACCCCTAAATCGGATATCATACTCGTATGAAAGAGATCGACCTGTTTGAATTGGCTGAAGACATTCTCGCAAACCCTGATCTCGCTGACAAGTGGGATATGGGCGAAGTAGACTTGGGAGATATGTTTGCCACGGCGTACACCCTTGGTAACGAGGAGATCCTTGTTATCTTTCAGAACCACCTTAGCGGAGAAATTGAGAATGTCGAAACCTATGCAGACGAAGAAGAAGCCACGGAAGCCATCATCTCGCACCAAATCAGTCACCAAGAAGACGCTGACTACTACCGCACGGAGGACTAAGATGCCATCATCGGGATTTGTCAAAGCATTGAATGACGGGCTGATCGTCAAGGTTGTCTTTCGTAAGAAGGACGGAACCACTCGCACTCTGAACGGAACCACCGATCTCAAGAAGGTTCCCAAGGTTGACCACCCATCGAAGGACAACAAGAAGGCAGACTCGCCCGGTGTTCAGCGAATCTACGATCTTGACATCGGTGAGTGGCGAAGCGTGATTCTGACCACCATCAAGAAGTGGGAACCAATCGAGTACGAATTGGTATAATGTGTGGCGCGGTAGACCAACGGCAGAGTCAACAGACTTAAAATCTGTCAAGTGTGGGTTCGAGTCCCACCCGCGCTACTTCTATTCCCGTAACTCAGTTGGATAGAGTAACAGATTTCTAATCTGTATGTCGTTGGTTCGAGTCCAACCGGGAATGCTTGACTTTCAACATAGGAGAGGGTACAATGTAATGTATATCACCACAAAAAATATAATACTTTATTCGGGTTGACGGCATAACTGACAAGCGTGAAGCGGGTTAGGAACCGTATAGAGGTAACCTATGGTTGCCCGGTTGGACACTCGCCGTAAGAGTAGTGTCATACAGAAGGGTGGCTGAATTGTAGTTAGAGCGCGTGCCTTATAAGCGCGAATATGTGGGTGCAACTCCCGCCCCTTCTATTCGTGATTGAGTTACTTACTTTTACAAAGGAGACACTATGGTTACAGCAGATAACATTGGATGGATTGTTGCAGGTTTGATGGTTGTTGTGTTCGTAGCGTACTACATCAAGTCGATGGCAAAGAACTTTCGGTCAGAGGTTCTTCAGCGCGTTGAGGAAATTGACCTGGGACTCAGTCGTGAATTAGAGCATAATCATTTGACGAATGACAAACGCTTTAATCGAATCGAGAACACTCTGGTTCGTATGAGCGAACAATGCGAAAAGAGTTCATGCTGCATGAACGAATACCCTTCGTAAGGTTGTTCAACTCCCGCTTTCCCCTCACACCGAAGTCAGAGTCGGTGTGGGGTTATTTTATTTAAAATTATTTTATATTAATTTATTATTAATTTTTATTATCGGACGTACTATCGGCTAAAATGTTGCGGAGCAACGCCGATAGGCCAGGATGGCGCATTATACCACAAAGCACACAGATGTCAAGAAAAATCTCCTCGGATTTCAAATATATTTTTTTATGAATCTTGACAATATTGCGAGGTATTGACTAGCAATCTTGTGCAAGTTCGGTTACCATATACACATCACGAGGATCGTCCTTGTGCCGAAGCAACAGAAGGAACCGTATGACAGACTCACAGATCAATCTCGCAATGAACAGCAACCTGACCGGAGAGAAGGGAAGCCTGATTCCCGCCATCACGCCATCGTATGTACCTTGGGGTCACTTCGATGATGTAGAGAAGTTCGTCCGCAACAACGACTTTACCACTCTGTATGTTACCGGGCTGTCCGGTAATGGTAAGACCACTATGGTTGAGCAAGCCTGTGCCAATGCCAATCGTGAGTGCATTCGTGCCAACATCACAGCAGAGACTGACGAGGACGATCTCATCGGTGGTTTCCGTCTTCACAATGGTTCGACCGTGTTCGTGTACGGTGCTGCCATCGAAGCAATGAAGCGTGGGGCTGTTCTCCTCTTGGATGAGGTCGATCTCGCCTCTGAGCGCATCATGTGCTTGCAGCCAGTCTTGGAGGGCAAGGGTATCTTCATCAAGAAGATTTCGGAGTTCGTGCGCCCTGCTCCGGGGTTCATGATTGTGGCAACTGCCAATACTAAGGGTGACGGTGGTGGGGACGATATGTTCGTGGGAACACGGGTTCAGAACGAAGCGTTCTTGGATCGGTTCGATTACACCTACGAGCAGGAGTACGCTCCTCGTGCAGTCGAGACTCGCATTGTGATTCGGATGATGTCCGAGCGCAACTGTCGGGATGACGATTTCGCCAACTACCTTACGAAGTGGGCTGAAACCATTCGTAAGGGGTATGCGGAAGGTGCCTTGGACAAGATCGTCTCCACTCGCCGTCTGCTTGGAATCGTGAAGGGTTACGCTGTGTTCCACGACAAGGAGAAGGCTGTTCGCCTGTCCCTGAATCGGTTCGACAGAGACACTCAGGAAGCGTTTTGGAATCTTTACACAAAGATTGATCCAACGATCAATCCAATCCCGGTGGCAGAGGTCGTTCCGTCTGCCCCGGTCATCGAAGAAGTGGTTAAGCAAACCACCATGCCTACTACAGTCAGTATCTAATAAGGAGTCACTACCATGCCGTATGTCAACAAGAGAAATCGTTATATCGCAGCCGCAAAGTCTTTCGCGGAGAACAATCGTCCCACTAGTCCGGGTCGTATCGCACGCAATGAACCTGCAAGTTACCTGTTCGAGAAGTGGGAACTGCTTGCCATCGCCAACAAGATTGGTATGAAGGGTGTTCCAACATGGGTTCTGAAAGATTGCGCTACTGACATCACCAACCTCTCACGAGGTGCCAAGATGTACGATATGTCCGCCCTGATCGCTGCCAGTACAGCAGCATCCGTCTGATCCTCTGATTGCTTCGCGGTGGGGAGAGTAGAAATTATCATAATTTTCTGCTCTCCCCTCTTGACCCGCATTCCAATTCTGATACCATAAACAACATGAACACCTCTACATCATTGTTCGCTCGTGCCCTCGCAAGCGAGAACATCTTCGTCAACCTCGACACCGCTGCCCCTACCGCCTCCTTCGATATGGAGAGTCGTACTCTGACCATTCCGGATTGGAAGACATCCCAAGCACTCAAGGATATGATCATCGCCCATGAGGTCGGTCATGCCCTGTACACTCCCGCAGAGGAGTTCCTTGCCTCGCTCGACAACGCAAGGGAGCGCAAACTTCATCCCCAAGGATACAAAGCCTGTATCAACAGTATCGAGGATGCTCGTATCGAGCGCATGATCAAGGAGAAGTTCCCCGGATGTCGGCGTGACTTCTTTGAAGGCTACAAGGAGATTCTCGCCCTTGACATCTTTGAACTGAAGGATACTCCGGTCAGCACGATGTCGATCATTGATCGCATCAACCTGTACTTCAAGTTTGGAGTCTTCGGTCTGATGTCCTTTGACTTCAGCCCTGCTGAACAGAAGATCATTGATCGCGTAGCGACTGTCAAGACTTATGCCGAAGTGGTCAAGATCGCAGACGATCTGTTCATGTTGGCAAAGGATGAGATGGACGAGAAGCCTGATTCATCCCCATCCAATGATCTTGGCGAATTGATGGACAAGAAGTTCATGCGTGATGGCAAGGATTTGACGGACGCTGATGCGTACAGCACAAAGCGTGAAGACTTTCCGTATATGTCGTACTCGCTACCCAAGGTGGATTCATCGCTTTGCATCGTTGGCTTTCAGGAGGTCATTGATGACCATGCCTTCAAGATGGAAAGACTCACGGACAATCCACGCAAGAACAAGGATTGGATCTCAGAGGTTCGTACCATGATCGCCTCCACAGAGGTTGAATTGTCAACCTTCCGCAAGGAAGTGGACAAGAGCATCAAGGAATTGGCTGCTCAGTTTGAACGCCGTAAGGCAGCAGCAGAGATTCGCAATGAGCGCATGAAGGAGAGCGGAAACCTGAATCCGGATCGTCTGCATCAGTACCGTACCCATGACGATATCTTCCTTCGCAATCTTGTGAAGTTTGAAGGCAAGAAGCATGGCATGGTGTTCCTGATTGATTGGTCAGGCAGTATGTCCTGCTGTTCAGACAATGTGCTTCGGCAGACTCTGCTGCTCGTTGGCTTCTGCCGTAAGGTCAAGATTCCATACGAAGTGTTCCTGTACACCGATGTTCAGGACAAGACACAGAAGATTCCCGGTGCTGTGGAGACTGCTCGTATGGAAGCAGAGAAGGCAGAGATTTATAAAAAGATTTATCCAAACCACCCTTCTCGTCATTCCACCTTTGGTAATGCAAAGGATGAGAAGGATTCCCTAAACTTTGTTCATACCAATTTGGTGCAGGTTCTCAGCAGCACCATGACGGATGCAGAGCAGAAGGAGATGGAAAAATTGCTGTGGTTGGCAGGTGGTAGCAGCAGCAATCGTACGAACTACACTTACGCAATCAATGAAGTGATGCCGTCAGCATTGCACATGGGTGGAACGCCTACGGTGGAAGCCATGATGATTCTGCACGACTACCTGCCGAAGTTCATCAACAAGACCGGATCACAGATCACTTCGCTGATCTTGGTCACGGACGGTGAACCGAATCATCAGAGTATCACGGGCAAGCGGTCATACAATGCAGTCAAGGGATTGCGTATTCAGCACATGGCAACAGGTCGGACGGTCACCATGCCATCGGATACTCGCACGGGCGTGGACAGTCTTGGGCTTCAGTTGCAATACTTCATGGCATCGGAGATTCAGAAGATGGGTGTTACTACCATCGGGTTCTCCATCGGTGGTATGACGGGCGTGGGTGCATCGTTGTATACGAAATTGATTCGTAATCCCAAGAAGGTCTACCCAAGCAATATGTCACGCAAGGACTATGCGGAAGCACAGAAGGCAGAGGTGTCAGAGGTCAACCGTGAGTACAACACGGACAACTTCTATCCTGCTCTTCCTGAGTTGACTCCGGGTTTCCATGAGTATTACATCGTTCGTCCTTTGCGTCCTGCTGCTGATGTCATGCCTGAATTGACCGGGACACTTACCAAGATTCGCAATACTTTCATCAAGAGCATGACCAATCGTATGGTCAGTCGAGTCTTCTTGAACCGCTTCGCCAACCTTGTGGCAGGTCATCTGCCCAAGAAGGGCAAGCGGTAGAGATACACAGTAACCGTAGAGGGTTCGCCACCTAGACTGTCAAGAGTCTAGGTGGTTTTATTTTATCTCCACCCAGGGAGAGCGCCTGGGTGTTTCCAATAAAAAAATAATAATTATCGGACGTTGTCCTATCAGCCCCCAGCCTATCAACAAAAAAATCTGTGATAACTAAAATTTGGACCTTGACACAGCACTCCCCATATGGTAGAATATAGTTACTGCACGCCCCAAAAAGCCGATAGGTCGCGTCCAATAATACTATATCAGAAACAATTTAAAAAAATCTGTGATAACCTAAAGTTTGACCTTGACTATTGTAATAAGTTTGATATGTGGTATAATATGGTATATGAGTGTTACCAGACCAACCACCTCTCGCCCCTCGCAGTCTGGGCTTGAGAGCGTGAACCCAGAACTCTCTAGAGTTCTGCAAGACCAATCTTCTGCTACTTCGGCGCATCTGCCTCTGCCCATGGTATCACTTGATACCTTGGTGTATATTGAAACTCCTGTGGACGGTATCCGAGAGGGTATCCATGGGCAGAGAACAGATGTATTATCAGCCAATGTACTATCAGCCTATCGGCTCGGACAGAATTCAAATGTTTAATGAATTTCGATATCCACTCCCAGTAGTAACACCTATGGGAGATGGATGGACGGTATACGTAAGGGACGGTGGCACATTCGCCAATGACATTTGGTGTGTGGCTTTAAAGGACGGTGGAAGAATAATGCACTTTCAATCCTCTCAGATACGTATGCACGTGAATGCAACAGCAGATATCACAAAAGACACGGACAGGATTCAAAAAGGACAGGATTGTAAGAATATGGACAGTATTTAAGAAAAATTGTATTGATTTGGTAAAATACTGTGGTATAATGTACGTTGTGAGCCCTCTTGGAGGGGGGCATTGGACAGGATTCAAAAAATATGATAAATTTTGTATAGAGATTGTCTCAGTAGAATCGTTTATAGGCTCTTGGAGGGTCTTGAAGGTCTGTAGAGTGCCTTTGAGGGCTAAAAGGGCTTAGAGAGGCTCTCAGGGCTGTTGTAAACGAGTCTGAGAGGGTCTACTATATGTTTTTGTAGGACAGGATTCAAAAATTTTCCAAAGTTTCCTTTTACCCTCTCTCCATCCCTTCCATACCCCATTTACCCCCACTCACTTCTTCATTGTTCGTAATCAACTTTCTCAAGTTTATACCCCTCTTTACTCAACTCTGCTACCTTACCATGTACTGCCTTACGAATGCTCTCTCCTGACTCTACAGGAATCTCTACAGTCTTTCCATCTTTCGATACCTTGACTGTTGCTTTCCATACTTTGCTTTCGTTTACAAAATTAATAAAATTCTTCATTAGCAGTTCCACTTTCGTAGTGATAAGGCTTTTCTTGTAGGTCTTCCCTTTTCATCCTTCATTGGTCCAGGCATTCCACCCATTCTTGCACAGAATGACTTTCTTCTCTTTGCTGCCTTTGACCCAGGCTTTAATTTTGATGGCTTTGTGGTTACAGCAGTTTGAAGTTTGGAACCTGGGTTCTCTCTACGATATGCAGCAACACCCTTTTTGTTAAGTCCCCCTTCAGGGTTCTTTCCTTCTTTGCGTTGCCATGCACCAGATTCTTCTAAAAATTCTTTAAAACTTTTCATGTGTTTCTCTGTGTGGGTGAAACTTTGTTTCCCCCTGCTCCCTGCATTCCGACTCTTGACTTCTCTGCCTTCTTACTCTTTAACTCTTTGGAAGACATCTCTGAGGCTGTCTTTGGAGTCTTCTTACTGACTCTCTTGCTTGGTCTGCAATATTCATTCTTTCCCCCTGCACCACAATCTTTACCTGACTTGGTGTCTACCCAATCTTCTGCTTCCCATCTCTTTAAGTTTGCCCCTGCCTTAGACTTTTTAACCTTGCCCTTGCCTTTACGACATTTTGCCGTTGCTTGGGCTGCTCTTGCTGACCACTTACCATATGAAGCCATTGCCTTTTTGTAACAGGCATCCTTCTCTTCATAAAGGTCACTAGATTCGGCTAAAAATTCTTTAAATTTTTTCATTTATTTCTACCACGAAGTCTTATTGCCTGAGAGATCTTTTTGCGACGTTGTGCTATAAATTTATCCTCTTTGTCGTTTCGTTCACCATCGTTGTCAATATCTTGATCTTCCTTGCCTACTGGGTCAAGTTGCTTCTTTACTTTTTTGATACCCTCAATCAATTGGTTTAATTGGTTTTCGAGTTGTTCCGCTAAATTTTTGTAATGACGAGTTATATGATTCATAGTATAATATTTATTGATTCTAGATGTCCTTAATGGTATAATATACAAATGATCTCCACCTTATACTCTGCTGGGCAAATCTTTCATGATTCTGTGTATCAGGGTTCTATGTATGTTGAAGTTTCATATAAAGATATTTTAAAATTTGATTCTGCATATACCATGATGGAACCATTGGGTAATGCCATTGAACCTCCAACAGTTGCTGTTACAAACTTTTCATCAAATTTGTTCATGGGAACTGCTGATGGGCTATGGGTCTATAAACTTTACAATGGTGGAGTGCTAGTTAAGACAGTTCAAATGGTTGATCAACAGTTTGCTATTCCAATAATGTATGATCGTGTAGAGAGCGTTTGTATGGGGGCAATCCAAACCATGCCATTGGTGGGTAATGCCCCTCCTGTGCCATCTCCGGGCGTTCTAGTGATACTTGGTATCGCTGCCCTATGTTTCTTAAAAAGACAAAGAATTGCTTGACATTTGGTTTAAACAAGGTATCATATACATATGAACACGACAACCAAGACATCAAAGATTGGGAGTAACCATGCCACCTTTAGCGGCAATGAATATATGTTCATTGAATGGATGTATAAGGTGAAGCCTGAGTTTGAATACAACTACATTAGGCTTGAAGATTCCTTTACCATTCTTTTTGATGGTAACAAGAAGTTTGCTGATGACATTCTTAAGTTCATTCGTAATGACGGGCACTATACTTTTATTAACAAGAATTGGAAATAACATGACTACTAAAAAGAAAATCACTAAGCCTGCCCCTAAGCGTTACATTCTTTCTCTCATGCCCCCACCGGGTGCATTCTCTGTACTGCTTGACTTGGCTATTCTAGCCATGCTCACGTTTGCTGCCAGTACATTGTTTCTCATGAGTTTGCAACTGTGTCAGAAGATTACCATTACTGTTGGAAAGTAAACTATGAATAAGTTAACTCAAATATTATACAAATTTTTGCACACTGATACTACACAAGATTGGATTGTTATTGGGATAGATGCAGCAATCTTTGTTGCAAAGGTAGTTGTCTTTTGCGTAATCTTCAACAGCCTGTGCTTCTACCATAAAATTGGATTCTAATGACTAATTTTGTAAGTTTTATTGCTATCATGGCTACGCTTATAATTGGACTTGCATTACTATCTATTGTCGTTGCCATTGTTTTATCCATTGCTATTCGCGCCTTTCAAGGAAACGCATGAGTACATACTTCATTGGTTGCCCACACTTTGGACACGAAGCAATGTATCGCTTCACTCGTGCAAATGGCGAGAAGGTTCGTCCATATGCATCAGCCGAAGAAGGTGATGCTGTCATGGTGGAGAATTGGAACAAGACTGTTTCCAAAGGTGACAAAGTTTATGTCATGGGTGATGTTGCATTCACACCAAAAGATTTAAAAATTCTTGAATCACTCAATGGTTCAAAAATTCTTATAAAGGGCAACCATGATACTCTAGAACTCTCAAAATATGCAAAGTATTTTCGTGATGTTCGTGCATATCATAAGTTAGACAATGAAATTCTTTCGCATATTCCTCTTCATCCTGTGTCTCTGTGGAGAGCCAAGAGAAATACTTCTTGGTTAAATATTCATGCACATCTTCATGCCGAAGAAGTGATGCTTGCCGAAGGTGTGACAGATCTGAGATATTTCTCTTGCTGTGTGGAGAGAATCGGGTATACTCCTATAAGTATCGATGAGATACGCAATCGTGTTGCTAAACTTTACTCAAAGGAAAATAATGGCTATTAACTTCGTAGGCGATAATGATCATGGTAATGCAGGTATTCCTTTGTCCGTTACGTTATGGGCAGAGATTACAAAACTTCGTCAAGATGTGATTCAACTCACTCAGCAACGTGATGAGGCTAGAGTAAATCTTTGCGATATGTACACACGAACACAGCCAACAGGTTGCCAAATGAAAGCAGAAGATTATGCCAATGACAATGACTGGGATTGCTTTAAATCATTAGATCAACGCAGTGAATCTGTAGCAAATAGTTACAAAAAGATTGCTACCAAACATAAAGATCTTTTTGAAAAGTTAGCACAGGAAGATAAAATCAATGGCTGATGGAGAATTTATAAAACACGGAATGACTCAGGAACGATTTGACTTTCTGATGCAGCCATTTGATGATGAAGATTTTATTGTCATGCTCACAGCAGATGAACTCAAAAATGGGTGGCATTGGTGTGATGCATGGGACGGGCTTCTCATTCACAGAGATGACGTTGAGTTTAAGCATTGTAAATGTGAATTTATGAATAAGTTTCGCAAAGAAAATATCAATGATAATACCACCAACAAATAATAATGCACCGATAAATGATGCAACTACTCTTGTGGCTCGTTTAGAGGAACACTCTGACTTTGCCAATAAAGTAATACGGGATCTGTTGCGCGAAGCATCAGACAGAATTCAGTTTCTTACCAAGGAACGAGATTTCTTTGAGATGAAGATGACATTCTATGCCAAAGATGCAGAGAGAGAAGAACGAAATCAGTTGTATCTAGCCAAAGAGGCTATGCACGTAAGTGAATGTCCTCCTAGAGAATAAAAATGGGAAGATATAGATCTGTACGAAAAGGAAAAGTTTGGAAAGACTTTAAAGATAGACGAGAGTTTCAAACTCCTGCTAATCCTAAAGATTTTCCTGATCCTCCACATTTTGCTATTATGCCTGATGATGTAAAACAAATATTTAATCAAGATATAACTAAGTTGACACGTAATCAAGTTGATGATATGATGAGAATAAATAAACAGTATCAAAAACAATATAATAGACAAATGAATAGCTAATTGGTCCTTTCGTCTAGCCCGGTCAAGGACACAGCCCTTTCAAGGCTATAACACGGGTTCAAATCCCGTAAGGATCACTGAATGAGTAACACAACAATCGGAATAATTATTTTAAGTATAGATGTATTGGTTGCTGTTGGATTTACTGTATACATACTATGTCTTATGCTACTACCAACGGATAATTAAAATGGATATAGAAACACGACTAAGAAATATGGCGGATAAATGGCGCACAGTAAATCAAGAGGTTTACGATATTTGTCGTGATGCTGCTGAAGAAATTCGAGTATTAAAAGCCACTGGCAAGTATACAGAAGATATCATTAATCATTATAAACATGGAACAGGATGGGGTAAAGGCATTGATGAGTGATAATATTAAAAAACTTGCAGAGAAGCATCCACTTGTGTTTGCTAATATGTCAGAAGCAGCATACTCTGATCTTCCTGATGGTTGGGTGAATCTTGTTGATGAACTATGTTCTAAATTGACTCCTCTGCTTGTTGAGTCATATGCCAATCATCCACCCAATGAAGAAGACTATATGATTGGTATCACTATTGATCAAATCAAAGAAAAGTTTGGTGGTCTTCGATTCTATTGTAGTTTTCTCACAGAAGATGCTGATCTGTGGGGCAAGGCTAATGCTATAATTCAGGAATACGAAGATAAATCATATGATGTATGTCAGATAACAGGAAAACATGGAACACTTCGTTCCAAACAAATTCCTATAGTTACTCTGTGTGATGAAGAATTTATTAAAATGAAAGAAACAAAATAATGAAAAGTCTTTTCTCTTTAAAAATTTTATTAGTGTTTGGTTTCTTGTGCTTACTTAATCTGTTAGGTTATCTATACACACTAAACACAATGGGTGCTCTTATAGGTTCTACAGTTGGCGCAATCGTCGGCTATGTGGTATCAGAATTAAAAGCAACAGAAGAATAAATTTAGGCAAGACCTAAATCTTTCATCTTTAATATAGTTTTAAGCCAATTGTTTTTTGCTTTGTCATCTTGGGCTTTCACTACAGGTTGTTCGTTGTAAATATCTTCTGCTCGTGCTGCTGCTGTAGTTCTGCTTTCAGCAGCTTTACCCATTTTAGATAATTCAGTTCTATCTAACTTCGCTGACATATTGAAATGATCAAATCTATCACCTGGAATATTTGGATATGCCGCTAGAGCAATTCCTTGTCTATTGAATTTAAGAGCCCGTAGACTTTCTTCTTCTCGTTTAAGTTCATGTCTTGGTAAAGATGTTTTAATTCCTTTATCAAATTCATATTCTTTACGAGTATCTTTGTTATGTTTTATTCTTCCGGATCTATGACCTTGACGCTTTACTTCTCTTTCAGCTGCATCAAGAGCACCTTCATCTTTGTTTGATTTTAAACGACGCAAGGTTCTTTTTAATCCTTCATACAAAGAATGTGCATCTAAACCCAATTCACTGTAAATGTCGTTGTTCATAGTCCAGCCTTTCGTTTCATATCAGCAACTTGTTTACCGACATAATTACTAACAGACTTATTGGTATCTTGCCAACTTAAATCTCCAGTTTGTGCTTCTACTTCTGGTGTATTAGGATCATCAATATTAGAATTTACAATATTTGAATATTCTTCTTCTTCTTCTGGTTCAATCGCTAAACCAAGTTGAGAAGCAGTATCTTTCTTCTTTGGTGGTTGAACATATTCATTGATAAACTGAGAAAATTTTAGCATAATTTTGATTCCTTCTTATTTATCGTTATACTTTATTCTGGTACAATGACGTATTGTGGTGGAGTGGAAATATTACGTTTTATCCACATACCATATCCATTCATTTGATCGCTACAGTCAACTATTACTTGTGCAGGAATATCAGAATCTGATCCTACTCGTTGGAATACAATTGTATTATTAGTACGAACATGAGCATGTGATGCAGTCAACCTCCAAAGATACTTATTTGATTTTAATAATTTTCCACCACTTTTCACAATACCTTGAACGGCATCAGCCAATACAAGTCTATCTACAACAGAATTTATATCACCTGTACTATTAGAACATGCTCTAGCTTTTGAATCATTGCTTATTACACGCCATGCATCTAATGCAGCTTGAAGTCTTAGTGTATAAAATGCACTATATGGATACTGGAATAATATGGTATACAAAACTCCATGGAGAACTGTATGATAGAAAAATTCATACCAATATCTACCACTGTTGTTTGTACTATAACCCATCCCTGGACCAAACCACGGTGTATGTGTTTGCCAAAAAGATGGATCTGTTCTAAACATATGTCGCACCCATTTTACATCATCTATAAATTGTTTGTGTGCTACTTTTGAACCCCATAATGGATCACTATTATCATTAGCATATCGAACAAGAGTACCAGGTCCAGTATATGTCAGTTGATTGTGTCCACACCAACTATATCGTTCTCTGTCTGTTGTTGGGTTTGATATGTAACCAGATATATAATTTTTATCACCAGAGTTCCATATTATATTACCATTATTACCATAAAAACCTTTGCCTCCACTACATGCTGTAAATGTAGGATTTAAAAATACATTGTCATTGGAGTCTCTTGCATATTCCCCTTCGATTTCATCAATTGGATAATTTTCATAATTTGAATAAATACTATTTTGAAAACGAGGAATTGAAGCAAATGCTTCTGTAAACGCTCGTGTAGAATAATATCCATTTACCAATTCATGTAATGCACCATCTATGGCAGCACGAATATAGATTTCGTCAGTTTTTACAGCTTGGGATTTTGGACCACTGGGACCAAAAAAACTAAACTGTCTATAATAGTCAAGACCAGCAATTTCAAAATCTCCTGGATGTGTTATACCATACCATAATTGTAATACTTGTTCGGCTGTTGCAGACAAACCAGGTTGAACAGTAAATGTTTTATAGTAATCTAAGAAAGCTTCGGCAACGGATTTATTATTTTGTGGGTTTATAAAATCATTAAATCTTGGATCATGCATGTAAGCTGGAATAATTCTGGCATCTAAAGTCCATCCACCACTTGATGGAAAATTACGAATTGGGTTACCAGAAACATCAAAATCAGTTGGTTTAACTAAACCATATCCAGTATTGTATCCCTGTAATCCATATAAAGGATCGGTAGTTTCATGGTCATCACAAAAATAATTAATATTAACATTCTGTGTATTTGCATAATTTAACACAGAAACAACTGCTTGTTTTACATCTTCATATTGAACATCAGTCCATGGGTTTAAAAATCGACCATTAGAATAAGTAAATCCATCTGCAGTTTGTTTATAATAATTGTGTTTATCAATCGTCCATGAACTCATTTCATCCCACAGATAATAAACACTTACAACTCTACGAGTATCTGGAACTAATGTTATTTGACCAACTAATGAAGCCAAATCAACACTAGATGCATTTTGTTCATTTGCTAATCTAAAACCATTGTTATTATTTCCACTCAATGCAATCATCGGAACTACAGCAAAATTAGTATCTGTTTGCCATGTTGGGCTATTTACAAATGTGGTTGCCCATACAGCATAATCTAAAGCAGAAGTTGGTTCTGGTAATATTGTATCTGGAATAATATCTGATGATGTAGATCTTTGAGATACATCAGAGTGCATGTCTTCACCAGTAGCATGTAATAAATCTTCTAAACTGTGTGCTACATGACCAAAAGAATTCATCCATTCACCAGTAGTTTTATTTACATAAAATATCCCAACAGGAGTAGTGTGTGGAATCCACTCTGAAGGATCAGATACTTGTTCATGTAGATGCTTAGGTAATCTAGAAAAATGCCTTCCTAAAGATGCATTTAAAGATTTTGCAAAATTTTTATTTAATGATGGAATATAAGGATTTCTTAATTTTTCATAATGAGCTGCTATGAATCTTTGTTTATTTGATTCCTCTTGAAGTTTTACTTGTTGAAGACGTAAAATTTCAGCAGCTTCTTTTTCTTTTTTAAGAATTAAACGTTTATCTGATTCAGTCAATAGATGCTTACCAGTTATACTGGATATAAAATTCTTATTAACATGGTCACTCATATATCTATTTATTCTGTTGGATTAAAGGTAATTCTGGGGTATAATACACATATGATGTCAAACAAAGAACTTGAAGAACAAATTTATGAATTTGGTTCTGTCATGTATAAACTTGGTAGGCTTGAAACTGATGGAAAAGAAACGTTAAAAGAGTATAACCAATGTTGCAAAAAAAGAGAAGAGCTCACCAAGATTTTTGATGAGCTCTTCAAAAGTAAAACTAAATTGTTTTTGTGATCAGACGCGTCTGCGTTTATCACCAGGGCGGAATCCAGCGGTTTGTGGAATTCCCTTACCAGCTTGACCTGCTGCAAATTGATTTGCATATGCCTGACCTGCGGCTCCACCTTGAGCAGCAAGAATTTGACCAAGAGCTGCACCACTGAATGCGGAACCATTTCCACCTTGACCCTGTGAAGCAATTTGACCAAAGAACTTATCAACATCGTTTCCGCCACCAGCTTGTGACATACTAGCAGGGTTCTTGCCAGCCATAATTCTTTGGGCAGCAGCACCTACACCATTACCACCAGAGGTTTGTGCTTCGCCTGTTTGATCGTTACCTTGGACCATGCTACCGAGTAAACGACCCAGACCTTCTCCATCATAACCGGGTTGACCCCAGCGACTCATGAAGTCTGAAATAACGTCAGCGGAAGGTCCACCACCACCATAAACTGATCCGGTGGATTGACCTGGCTTGGCTACGCCTATATCTTGTGCAACAGCGTACTCCGATAAATTACGAAGTCCATTATTGATTTGTGAAATTTGTTCTTGTAGTTGGTCACAACGATTTTTGTAATATTGTGTCAGATAATTCATTATTTTTTCCTTTGTGTAAAGTCTATAGTACTTTAGTATTAGTATTTAGCAGGATTAATTTTTACTTTTGCTTTTGTTTTTTTGGTAGCAATAAGTCCCATTTTTGTTGTGTTTAAACCATCATATTCAGATACTGGATTTAGTGGAACTGCCCCTAATTTATAGGGTTTTAGATCAGTATTTACTCTCGTTCTGACGTAGTTTCCAATAGCCTGATTTACATCTTGCCAGGTAGCAAATTCATCAGATTGGTTTTCTGTATCATTAGTATCACCATTCAACCCAAGTCGAGTTTTAGCTTCTTTATCACCATGGGCACGCATAACATTCATAACCTGTACAGCAAGAGATGGGCTGAGATCAAAACCCAATCCAAAGCTAGGTTTTTTTACTGTCGTTGATGTTGGTGAAATACCTTTTCCTGCTGGATTACGAACAACGATATCCGTAAAAACATTGGATCCACCCATACCAGGAATACCACTGTCAATCGTATCTACCCCTGGATAGACACTCGGTTCTTTTCCTGGATCATTAGTTTCTGTAAAGTATTTTAAATATTTACTCATTAAGCTCTCATGTTAGGGGTTCTACCAGTAGTGGTTACTAGTTTCTTCTTCAGTGGGGCACCCAGAGGTCCTGCTTGTGCATCAGCCATTGGATTGGCTGATGGAATTGGAATTCCTCGATTTTGTGCAGTTGGTCCACCTGTTTGTTGTGGATCAATTGGAGCACCAGCACTAGCCAATTGTGGTTTGGTAGTCATTGTTGCTGCTTTTGCTGTTACTGATGACCCAACTGCTACTGGTGGTGCAGCCGGAACGGGTGGTCGAGCTGGTGTTGCAGTAGGTTGTGGGATTGTTGCATTACGTGCAGGGGCGACAGTTGGTTTCACTGGGTTAGGATTACCACTTACAGGGCTTGTAGTAGGTTGCGTTGCTGGAGTTGTATTCCGAGTTCCTGTAGAACTTGGTGGTCCAACAGATGTCGGAGCTGATGCCGGTGGTGGTGCTGCCTGTCTTGTTTGTAACTGTGGTTGACCAACAGCACTATTCGCTCCAGCTGGAGTTGGTTTTGCTGGTTGTGTTGTCATGTTTGCGGCAGCATTTGTAACTTGACCACCACTCACAGGTGGTAGTGTTGTCTGTGGTTTTTCTTCCTCTGGAAAATCATTAATATCCATCGGTTGATTCATTCCACCAGTACTTACAGATTGCTGTACTGAAGCAATTGGTTGTTGTCTCGAAGCAATAGGTTCTGCAGCTGGAGCAGTTGTCATATTGGCTGCAGCTTTTGTAACCTGACCACCTGTTGTTGGTTTAGGGTTGCCATTTGAATCCAACCCAAGCTGTTCCATTTCTTTAGCCAGTTCTTTTTCTTTGTATATAGTCTCTCTTTGTTTATCAGCAGCAAGTTCTTGAAAACCTGGAGCCGCTGGTCCAGCTGCTGTATCAGATAATCCTGGTTCATTGCCACTTTGAATTCTTGCATTTTTGTCATCCAATGCTTCTTGTCGTTTTGCAGCAGCTGCTCTTTTAGCTACTTCTGCTGGTGTTGCATCTAGACGTTCTTGTGCTCTTAAAGCTGCATTGACTTCTGCTGCTTGATTGACCCTAGCATTTGTGCCAGCTGTAGCACGTTTCTGTTTAATACCTTGAACATCTCGTTCTGTTTCAGCAGCAATTTGAGCTTCAAGTTCTGGAGTCCTAATTGGATTACCTTTTGAATCCAAATTTCTTTGGCTTTCACGATATTTTGAATCATTTTTAAAACGATCTAACTCAATTTGTGCTGCATCAACGTCTCGTGTACTTTGTCCAATTCTTTTTGCCCAATCGGTATTTATTTCACCATATTTTTGATTCATTGCATCAGAACTAAGAGCTCCCTGTCTTGCTGCTTCTGAACCATATCTTCCAGCTCCTGCAAGTCTACTTACCAGGGTGCTGTCTTCTTTGTTTAATGCATTATACTTACGACCAGTTTGTCTTTCAAATTCACCACGAGTCATACTCGTTCCTTGAATTATTGTATCTGGTCCCAATCTGTCAATTGTTGTGGCAAGCGAAGCAGGCTTTCCTTGTGCATCAACCCATTCGCCTCTTGCGTTTTGAGTATGCCCCATCTTCTCGTGTCCGGCTTTTTCTAATCCAGCAACAGCTGATGCATCTCTGGCTTTTCGTGCATCTTTATCTGCTTGACTCATAAAGCGTTCTTTTGAATCACTCTTTACCATTCTGTCAATGTCAGCTTGATTAAATTTATCATTACCTTGCTTCAGTGCTCTCTGAGAACGTAATTGACTTACAGCTCTAGCTGCATTTGTTGATGCACTTGAGCTTGGGTTAAGTGCACCCATTCGTGCAAGATTTTCTGCTGCTTCATCTCTTGTTTGTTGATTTCTTTTTGTGTAATAAGCTCGTCTTGCAGATTCATAATCACCTTGTTCCGTATTTGGAGCAATAGGTGCTTTGCCTCTATTATTTTCTCTAGAGTCTGCACTACGGTCTTCTGGTGGTGGTGGTGGTGATGTTGGAAGATCTCTAGGATCTTGTGGGAGTGGAGCTACACCAGGTGAACCTGGTTCACCTAGTCCAATCAAACCAGGAACTTCATTTGGATCAGGTTTGGTAACGTAATTAGGTGGTGGTTGTTGTGGTTGAATTGGTTCTGGACCATTTGGAGTCAACAAATCTGGTTGGTTTAATAGTGGTGGGATAACTGGACTATTATAATTTTGAACAGGTGCACTTTGAATTGGTGCTGGACTTTGAGTTGAAGTACTCGTTCTTGGTCTAAATAAACCACGTTGACCAGATGCTCTTGCGTATGGTGAGTAGTTCTCTGATGGTGGATCTATTAGGTCATTGGGACCTGGCTCAGATGGATTTGTGGGAGCATCATAGGTACCATATCTTGGATCTACGTCAAATTTACTTAACCCCGAGCCAGGATCATTCCACACACGCTCCCTAAACTGATCGTCAGTTTCTGTGGACTGTTTTTTGGTTCTAGCACTTTTCTCATTTAACAATCTAACCAAATTATCTCTTTGGTTTAAAAGGTTCTCAGATAGATTCTTATAATATTTCGCCATATGGTCCATGAAGTGGTCCTCTTTATGATTATTTAGTGTATTGACACATAGAAGAATTCTGTTATAATATGCATTATGGCAAGAAAAAAGACAATTCCGCCAATGTATGAAACTTTTAAAACGGAAGTTTCTAAACATAATTTACAGGTACAAATCAACAAATATGGATACTGTGATGATTGGTGTGCCATGGTATTATGTGATGTAGGGGGTATAATGCGGTGCATATGGCACAATAGCCCAAATGACAAACAACTGCCTCTTGAAAAATTTTGGGAGTCACAAGCATGGCTTACACACAATGATAAAAACAATAAAAAATAAATTTAACAAACTTTCGTTTATCGTTCGGTTTTACTTTGTTATGTTTCTTGACTCTAGGAAAATTCCCAATGGCTAATACTATTACTACTTGCAGTGCAATTCACACCACAGAAGAACTTTTTATTGTTTCAGTGAAACCTTCATACGACAATAAAACCATGTTTGACTTGGTTATTGAAGGTGAAGGAAAGAACGTTGTTTTTATTACTGGCTCTAAAGAAGAGTTGTGTCGAATTTCTTCGGCTATAAACCGAGCAATCGCCAACGTCTCTTAAACACTCAAGGCCCCTTACGGGGCCTTGTTGTTATATTACTTTTTGTTCTTAGAGAAGTTCTTCAGCATCTGAGCGAGTTTGGCTCTGCGACCAACTTTGCCACTCTTCTTAGATGCCTTTTCGAGTTTGTCTGAATCAACAGGATTTTTTTTCTTATCCTTTAAAGCCTCTTCCATCTTAGCATTTTTCTTAGATTTGGCTTTAAATTTATGTTTCTCGTCATTCGCCTCGTTGATTAACATCGCATCAGACACGGGGTCCATGTACTCTAAAATTTGATCATAAATTTCAAGAGCTTCTGCAAGCTCTAAATTTTGTTCATTGAGTTCGTTAATTTGATCTTGGTATTGTTTAATGAATGGATCCATGAAGTTATTTATAATCGCTAAATATTAGTGCAATGAACGAAGAAGAATCATACTTTCGTAGAGTAGAGACATATAGTTTTTCAACACTTACTAGAATAACACAACCCAATATGAAGGGTTTTTTAGTTGTTCCTGGTATTGATGGTAGTGGAAACCAAGCTACATTAAATTTAACAGTTTTAAGTCCAACAGGGACTGAATCAAATGTAGCACATAAAGCTATTAGTACTTTTGATCCTTCATATAATTTATCTGCTGCGGGGTTAAATGCTGGTATAGGTATATTAGAAGATAATTCGATATTACTATCTAATGCAGGTGTTATAACTACTACGTTTTATCCTATGTTACTTGTAGCCGCTGACCCAGCATATCCAGATCATACAGTTGGCACTAATTGTAAAATTCACGTCTTCTTTTAAGGAACATAACAAATGAGAACATATCGCCGTATTAAAGCATTATCGTCAGGTGTAAGCAGTCCCGCAAATAAAGGTGTTTTAGTTACATGTACTGTGGCTGGATCAATTACTTTTACTTGTATTGATGCTACTGGGGCAACCACAACAATTGTTTTGGCTCTTGGTGTCGGAAATTCAATTTTTCCAGTATATGTAAAGTCCTTTACTAATACTGGTACTATGGCTGTATACGAATTAAATTAACTCTTGACTTTTAAGAGTTATAGTATATAATATACATCATGGAAGGAACCCATGGTGCAGGTAAAGGCGATTCATATCGACATGTGAATTATGCATCCTGGTGTAAAAATTGGGATGAAATTTTTAAAAAAGATGTTAAAGCCACAAAAAGAAAATCCAGTAATAGCAAGAAGCATAAGCCGTTATCACGTCGAAAGAATAATTCGAAAGGTGAATAGCTACACTTACCTTCTTGAAGGTGAAACCTTGTTTACACGAGGAACTACGGATAATACTATGGTTGACTTTGAAGGTGGACCATATCTTGAAGTTGGTATGTCAGCAAGAGAAGCATCTATTCCCGACAATAGAATTATTGATTCTTTGATGTTTGTTGAATCAGATAAAAAGAATTACGCCATAGTTAAAATTACTGTTAAATAATTAAGCAAGAGTACTCAAGCGGTCAACGAGGTCACACTGTAAATGTGATGATTTATTTCTACGAAGGTTCGAATCCCTCCTCTTGCATTGACATTGTTGATATCGGAACGAGAGTTGCACAACACAGGGGTTCGACTCCCCTCGGGTCCATTAGGTGTATTCAGAATGTTCTGCGACTTCTGATAAGCCGAACCAAGTCCTCGCCGCAGTGGGGCATTTCTTAAGGGCCCGTTAAGGTATCGATTGGCAAGTAGTAGTGATGAAGGAGATGTCCGTTTCGGGTAACAAGAAACGCAAATAAACAGTTGCAAACCATGATTGCTAACCAATTAGCAATGGCTGCTTAAAGCAGTGGGGTTTGGTCTCCCGCATCTGAATCGACCCAAAGCCCTGTGAAAGCAGGGCTTTGTTATTGACACCTATAATATATCGTGTATAATATAACATATGAACGAGACTGACCTTACAATTAATGATTTGGTAATAGAAGACACAGAAGCCAAAGAAATCGTAAAGAAGATAATGACAAATTCATATGTCGCCAAAACTTCTGACAAATATAATTATTACAAACAAGGTCTTGACCCAGATCATTATAATAAACACGCTATACAATATTTTCACGATAAATGCAAAGAATTTACTACTAAAATTCAAAATCTTGAAAATAAAATTGTATCACTCGAAGAAAAATTACAAACTTTTGACAGTGATACATTATCTGAACTATTAGATCGTCTTGTTGATTTGGAATGTAAGCTTGCTGCACAAGATAAATAATAGACAGAGTTGTTAGTTTTTAAAAGTTTTATATAAAGGATTTATATGCCTAATTCGAAACAAAGGCTTACTAGTAAAAAGCACAAAAATCGTAAAGAACGTTTACGTCGCAATCGTATAGTAAGCATGATGGATGCTAAAAAGTCAACATTGAAGGTTCTTCTTGGTGAAGGAAAGCTTCCATTTGTCGTACAGAAAGCTAGACTATGAAGAAATCGTTTAAATCCATTGATTTGGATTCGTTAAAAGTCAAATATCAAAACATTGAATGTTTCTTTACCTATTATGATGGTGATAATTCTAGTTTTGATTTTTATGGTAACTCACTTGATGGAACAGAAGTTCGTATAACATTGGGTGGTTGCCCAGCATGGATCAAGAACTTTTCTTTTGGTGTTAATCACCCCTTAACTCTCAAAGAAGCTCTCAATCAGCATATCAGATATCTTTCTGCTACCACATCTGATGGTACTGTGATTTACGAGAATTTCTTCGATCTTACACAGAAAGATAAAAATGTCAAAGCCCAATCATGATATGTCACCATGGGATGAGTTTAATAATAATAAAAAGTATAAGCACATTAATCGAATTAAACAATATTTAAAGGATACAGATATGGATACTAATGATCAGTTTGATGAGTTCATGAAGAGACACAAGACCAATATCTCAAAACAAGAGTGGCATAAAATGGTTGATGATTTTCAAGATAAATTACAAAATTCTGGAGCAGGTTCCGGTGGTCTTGTAGTTATCTTTGAAAAGGATTATGAGCATCTATTAGAGATGCGTGGCTTTTTTAAGATGAACAATTATCCAGAGTACGTTGGTACTATTGATAAGATTCTTGCTTCAATGGCAGAAAGAAACAACAAATGATTGATTATGTTCCAGGAAAGTTATATCGTGAAGGTTGGGATGACCGTATGACTGGTCGTGGCATCAGAACACTTCCTAATGAACTCAAGAGTCTTCAGGAAGAATATCAACAAGGATATAATGATTGTCACAAAGATATTATAGAAAAAGAGAAGAGCTCTTTAATGACTAAATCTTATCTATCTGGGCATCCGTTATATCAAGAGTCTACGAAGGTTTCTTCGAAGACTTTCTTGAGCGATTAAGATTCAGTTGCATAGGTGGTTGTGTGTTATTTCCAACCACATATACAGTTTTGTTCTTTGATCTCTCACCAAGACGTTTTAAGTATTTTTGTAATTCTGGTGTAGTAATTTGATCAAAGTCAAGTTCACCACCTGGTGCAAGAGATCTCGTTAGTTCATCATAATACAAAGGGTCAACCTGAATCGGAAGATAAGGGTTGGCCTTTTGTTGTGGGGATTCCATATTTGCTTCAACAATTCTAGCAGATTTTCTTTTTCTTCGACGCTTACGATTAAACATCAATCCCATGGGGCGATCAATTCCACCAATACCACCTTGTAAATTAGTATGTGCTGGAGATGCCATACCACCTGCAGCACCTGCACTCATCTCTTCTGTGATATATCTTACTTGAGCTTCTTCTAATAGATAATCAAGGTAACTAACTTTACCTTCTGTGGTGCCTAAAAGATAGCATTCTAAAACCATATTTGCAGAATCTCTATCGATACCCATTTGATTTAACTCTTCGTTAAACAACTTCAATGTTCCCGATAAACTCTGTAAAAAGAATTTAGTAGAACCAGGCATAAGATCTTTTAGAAAAGACTTCATACGAATAGCAATGTACTCTAGACCGTCCATACTACCATTCTTTTTAGTAATCTGACCATTATTATCAATAAGACCAGATGTATATGCGGAATATTGATTAAATGGTTTATTCAATAGTTCAGCAAAATGGTATACTGTTGATGGTTGGATTATAAGATTTAATGGATTCATTGTTTTTCCGTGATTAGTGATAATTTTCTATCAATTCTTGGATCACATGATAACTGTGGATAATCTACATTTACAATAGGCGTAAGTTTAAAATTTAAGAAAACTAAAAAACTTTTTAAATAACTATGAAATTTAACTTCATGCTTTAAGAATAACATTTCAGCAGCTGGTTGATCACCAAATACATTTCTTAAAACTATTAAGTGGTTAATGATAAGACGTTCCTTGATAGACTTCAAACTACGTGCTTTGTGAAAACGAAATAACAATCGTTTTACATATTTTATTCTTTTGAGATCTTCAAAGAATTCACTGTTTGATGTACAATGTGGATTAAAATAATGTTTCTTGGCAAAAATTAAGAAAGCATCATCATCTTCGTCATTGATCACTTTGATTTTAACTTTAATGTTCGCAACCACAGTCAACTTCTTCGCCTCCATGTACAACTTTCATATCAAATTTGATAAGATAGCTTGGGGTTTTGGTGACGTTGATTACTAGGTTGTAGTCAAAATCTGGATCGATACCGGATGTGGCACTGAAACTATCTTTTGTTCCATCCCATTTGAGATCTTTGGACACACCAAAGACACCCATGCCAGGAGAACCATATTGATAAAGCTTCAGAATATTCATACCAGGAACAAGTTTCATTGGTTTAAAATCAAACCCAATGATATTAAGTTTGGTTTTGATGATATTAATGGCACCATCTGGGTCTAGGAACTCTTTACCGCTATATGCATGTAAGAATGCATTGATGCGGTCAAGCATCGCTTCGTGCTCAATACGGTGAGTACCGAAGTCAGACAATGCAGAGACACGTCCACCGCGTGGATCGCCTCCCTGAATGCTTCCGCCTTCTGAACTTTCACCTGAGTATTCTACGAGTTTTTGTATTTTTTTGCGAAGATCTTTAAATTTCATTTGATTCCTATTCTATTTATTTGCAGAAAAACTGCTTCAGGTACGCGATTGACTGATTTACCCCAATTTTGTTAACATCTAGTGTATTTTCTATCTGTTTAATGGCTATTGACTCTGTCAATAGGCTATTGGTAGATATGCTATTCATAAAGTTTTCAGCCACTTTATTCCATTTACCCTTTTTATTTTTATACTCTCTGGTAATGGTTGGGTCTGTTTCTTCTTTTAACATAGATGATACTGATTTTGTACTCCAAGTTTTACAAGCCCAATATTTGGCTTTCCATTTTGGTCCTGGATCTTCACAATTATGTCTGGCACGAAAATTCTTTCGTCGTGCAGGATCATCTCGTTTAATCTCCATATTTGGGTCACCAAAGTTTACTTTAACAACATTACCTTTATCATTCTTGGTGTAAACTTTGTATTTCTTTACATCACCACGCATAATTTTATTAAGCTTAACTTTTTTACCAGCCATCTGGGAAGCTTCTTCTAATTCACCGTATTCATTAATAAAACCAGATCGACCTTCTCCAACTAGACCAAATTCTTCATTGATTTTAAATTCAATGCGATCATCGTAACCTTCATTGATTCCATTATGATATTTGATGTCCATTGTGATGATGCCATCATTATCATTAATATCATTTATCTCAAACAACTGTCCGTTTTTTGTAATAAAAATATCATATGCTTCTGCATCTGCTGATGTTACAGTTGGATAACTAATTTTAGTTCCACCAAAATTTTCTACAACAAAAACATCCGGTATGAATGATTCTTCGAGTTTAGATTTCTTGTTGGTATTAGATTTATTTGTGGCTAGTTGTTTTCTTTTTACAAACTTAGCAATACCTTTTTTACCAAGCGTTTCGGCTTTTTGTTTATCGATGCAAACATTAAATTGTGAACCTGGTTTACCTTCACCACATTTTCCAAGTTTTTTACCATTTACGTCATAACGGTCTTTGGTTTTGCTCGTATCAGAGGAACTAAAGACTTTCTCTAAAACTAATTCTTTTAAAGCACGTTTAAAATTCATTTGTCGGTGCGTGGCTTATCTGGAGCCTGTCCTTTATATTTACCATTATCGGAACGATTTGCGCTTCGATCTCTAACACGTAGATTGCTCTCTTTATTACTTCCACCATTACGTAATGGCTTCTTATGATCTATATCTTTATTATCACCGATACGAACTTTACCTTTTTTAATTGCTCTTCGACGAGCAGTTGTACGGGCAGTTCTATTTTTAATCTGTGATGGTTTACTATGGAACAGTTTATATTCACGCTTATAATCTCTAACACGTTCTTTTGCTTCGATCAAATTGGTTTTACAAATTTGAATAAGAGAGGGATCTCTGTGAATACTTTCGGCAAGTCTTTGTAAAATAGGAATCAAAACTGGTTGTGCTACTGTCATATCATTATAACGAGAATAAACAATACATTCTGCATCATCATATGTGATTAGATTTGTTTCATATAATGCACGAATAACATCATCATTGGTTAAACTCTCAAGCAAAATACTGTTAGCTGCAACATAGCTTTCTTCGAAGCTAGCTGCAACTAGTTCCTGGTCTCTTAGTACAGGAATTTTATATCGTTTACCTTGAACACTTAAAAGATTATATTCTACACCATGAATTTCATTTGGTTTGATACCTGGTAACAAACTAACATTCATATCAAAATTATAATTTTTATTTAAAGTGTTAGATAAGACTTCAATCGGTGAATTTCCAGTAGGAACCAACATACCAGAAACCATATCTCGAATCTGTTGATATGGATCTACCATGGCAGCATCCTCAACAACAACACTATATTTATCGATACGGCTAGCCTTGTTATAATAGGACTTATTGGTTCTCTCTATTGTGATATCACTATTTGCGGCAATATCTGCAAAGTAATCATCACTCATCGGAAAGATGCCATTGTTTGTTACTAAATGAGAAGGAGCTGATTCTGGATCAACTGCACCATCACCACGTAAATGATTAGCAACTGTATTGCGAATCAAAGATTGCATGAAAGGTGCTTTCTTGCTTTTTTCTTGTGCAATAAACTTATCAACGGTTCGTGTCATATTATCTTCAAATTGCTTGAAGGAAATAGCAGGATTTAATTGTCCATTTGGAAAAGCCATTGGTCCAAGATTTTCACCAGTAGGACTGATAACTGGTTCTGACTGCATGAATGCTAGAACAGATGGATCTTTGGTTGCTTGTGCAAATGATTCATCGCTCATCAAACCTGTCCCAGAACTAGCCATAATATCATTGACTTGATTAATCGCTGTATTATATATTGGATCTTTTCCAGCAAGACTTGGGTCCTGCATAGTTTGAATAATACTACGTTGAATAGTTTTCTTTATTCCTTTTCCTAGTTGGGTCATATCACCACTGGATAAAGAAATTTCACCTTGGGAATTTACTGCAAATTTAACATTACCGCATTTAAAGTCTGTCTTACCTTCGGCAGAAATACCAGCAAGACCAGCTTCCGATGCAGATACCATCATTTGAATGCACTCATCACCAACCTTAGAAAGAATTTTCTTTGCTTGCTCGAATGCTTCTCTTCCGAATTGTGTGAATGCTCCACCCTTAAGATTAGTTACAAAGGTTAATTCAGAATCAGATGCTCCAGCTTTCAAACGAGAGATCATAATAAGAGCATTTTTAACTTGCTCATTATATGGAATGTCAACCTCACTTATACCAAATTTAGTTGCAACAGAGTCGTATGTCAAGGCATCAAAATCCTTTGCTGCCATCGGATCACGATTCTGCATAAAGAATTCTTGACGCAAATCAAATGGAATTGACCCAAGTTGAGTGCCATCCATGGTAGCCATACTTGCTAACAAATCTTGCATACCCATTTTCTTGGGTTTAATGAATTTTTTCTTCTCTACTTCTGGACCTAAATCTTCAACACCCTCTTCGCCTTCAGCTTTACCACCAGTTTCGGCTGCTGCACGTTTTCTTTCTTTGGATCCAAAGTATTCTTTGGATTCTGCCTTTTTAGTAAGGTCACCAAATAATTGTTGTGATGCTTGTGTTTGGGTGAATGCCGGATCTTTAGTAAGTCCCTTGGCATCTTCTATTGATAAATCTTTTTCTGGATTCAGAACTTCATGGTAACTATTATTAAACGAATCTTTATAAATTAGTTCTGTTTTACCATCAGTGGTTTTTACAGCAATAATCTGCTTAAGGATTTCTACTTGAGGAAGTTGGTCTCTTTTTGGTGCATTTGCCCGTGCAACTTTTTTACGGTTTCTATCTTTTTCTCTAGCAGACCCTGCGCTACCTGTTGCAGTTTCTTTGCGAATACTCTCTCCTATTTTAGGAGTAGCGGGTGCATTGGCTTCAGCGATATATTTTAATAATTGATGTTTGAAATCCATTTGTCATAATATTTAGGATTCCTTCTTGGGAGCTTTTTTAGGAAGCATACAGGCAGGGGGAGTAGTAGATGTAGCCAAAGTCCATTCTTTATAGAATTTTTTCTGTCCTCGGGCTACTTGATACAGTTCTTTCTCCTGACCCTTGATACGAGCAGCAAATTGAGGTATGTTAGTCACCAATACAATTTCATTGGTTTTCCAGTTTTTAAAGATAGCCGTTTGTGTAACTGTTTCAAATTTAGGGCGGTTTTCTGGATTTTCTCCAACGTTCTTTTTGCCCCCAGGACCGTCTTTTACAGGACGAACTTCTACTGCTTCCCAGTCCTTATAACTCTTACGCTTGCCATTCATGACTTCACATATCTTAACTATAGACAAGTCATGTAACCGGCAAAATTCACTCATATTTTCAAAAAATACTTCTTTACCAGTTTCACGTTTACGTAACCAGTAACCGTTCTTCACAATAAAGTCATTTTTCCACATCCAATCGCCTCTGTCATTTTGGTAGAATAGTCCACCATTTTCAGTAACGAATTGTTGTCTGTGTAAAGGTGCACGAGAATTTTCATTCATCATGAACCAAAGTTTGGTATTCTTTTTGTTTACTCGTTCTTCTATCTCAACTATTCTGGTTCTGTACATATTGATGTTCCTTATATCGATCTATAATTTCTTTTAATTTTTTAACATAAGTAATCGGTTTGCCTTCAAAGACTTGACTACTTCCATTTTCACAGGCAATTAAAATAGAAAATTTATTTACTTTAATTGAGGTTCTTTCTTGTAGCATCATAGCATAGGCTGTTGCTTGTAGAAAGTAATTTTCAATGTCTTGTGATCTTTTTGTTTTGGTGCTTGCTTTAAAATCGATAATAGATAACTCACCATCAAAATCAGCAATACAATCTGTTCTTCCGGCTAAACCCAGTAAAGATGACCATAGAGGAGCTTCGAGTAATCTAATATTATCAATTCTGTGTAACAAAGGTTGAATTTTAATAAAAATATCTACCATATTTGGCATCATTTTATCAAAGTCAATCTCTTTATTATTCATGTAGTCTTCAATAATACCATGAAAATCTGTTCCCCGTGTAGTTACACGCAAACTTTCAGTTGCATTATTTGCTCGCCATTTAGCAAAAAACTTTTGTTTTTCAAAACCAACAACAGTAGTCACAGATGGAAAAACTCCTTCTGGTGTGCTGTAAGAGCGACCAGTGCGAGTTGTTTCTTCCTGAAGACTACCATTAATGTCTAAACGATTATGTATAAATTTTTTAACAGGTAACACTTGTATCTCTATTATAGCAAAACACACGTAACATTACAACTTATTTAGTCAAGGTTTCTACATTCTTTCCCCAAATATTCTTTACCAAGAGATCCCAATTTTTAGCTTTGGATTCCATGTCTTGTTGTTGGCGTTTAAGTTCTTCTTGAGATCCTGGACCGCCTCCCATACCACCACCAGCCCCGCCACCGCCGCCACCACCACCACCCTTTTTACCTGGAAGGAATTTGGAACCCCCACCAATAGCTGCTGCTATAAGAGTTTGAGCAATATTATTTACTGGATTAGTTACTGGAGCTGTGTCTGGAGTATCTACTGTCGCCTTTGCTGGAGCTACTGTTGGCGCTGTTACCGGTGCTTGTGCAGTACTTGTAGATGTGGTTGTTGAAGATGCTGGTGCTGGAACTGTTGTTGGTGCTGTCGTTGTAACATTTACCTTAGATGGTGTCGCAACTGATGGTGTATCACTTGGTGTTGACGGTGCTGTTGTTGGTGGCGGTACATTGTTAGTGGGTTGAGTAGATGTAGTTCTATTAGCCGCAGAAGGTAGTAAAGACTTTACAAAAGAATCAATGGCAGCACGATTAACTGGTGTTGGTTCTGGTGTAACTCTAAAGTTCTCTGGTTTTTGAAATATTTCAGGGGATCTAGTTTGTGGTGGAGGTGCACCATCACCCGATACCGTCATTGGCGCTATACTTGGTGCTGGTTTCCATGAATCACGTGCTGGAGCTGGTCTATTAGCCGCTGTAGGAATAAGTTTTACTAATAAATTGTCAATGGCAGTGCGATCAACAGGTTTTGGTTCTGGTGTAACTCTAATTACTTCCCCTTGAGGTGTAACACTAATTGGTTCAGGATTTGCCGTTGCTCTTGGTGCCTTTATTGGCTCGGGCGAAGTCATTAGATCCATGTTACTTGATGGTTTCCAGACATCAGGTGCTGCTGCCCGAATAGCAGGTGGTGTTGCTAAGTCCGGCATAACAGCAGGGGCAGCTTGTGTTGCCACAGCGGCTACTTGTGCTGTAGTTTTTCCTATTCCGGTTTCTTTCACTCCAGTAGAAATATCTTTTGCTGCTTGACGTAGCACACCAAGTGGTTTTTCAGTTGCATACTTTGTGTCAGCTAAAACTTCACTGGCTGTTCTTTTTGGGTATAAGGCTAGTTCTGATGAAGGTGTCAGTGATCTGCGTTGAACAGAAGTTCCTGGTTTTGGTTTCATCCAATTTACCAACTCTGTTCCCGCTTTTTGTACTGTTCCTTTGAGTGCATCTACTGTATCAGCAAAACTTGGACGAGAAGAAGTCTGTTCAGGATTAACTCGCCCCTTTCGCATTTCTGTTTCGATTCTTTCTTTTTCTTTATTTTCTGCTTTATTGCGTTCTTTTTCTCGCTCTTTGTATGTCCCAGTATCAGTTAATCTCAATGGTACTGTTTCTCTGGCAGCTGGTGGATTTTCACTTGGGACACTAGGGCGTGTTCCAGGAACTTCAGGTTGTCCACTTCCTAATCTACCTGCTACTCTATCTCTAGCAGCCTGACGGACAACTGCTGGATCAAATGTTTCATAGTCACGCCACGCTCTTGTTTCTAAATTTCTTAACAGCAATGGAATTTCTTCGTTAGCGACTTGCCCAGCGGTCTCAGAAGCTTTACCACCGGTTTCAATAGTTCTTGGGTTTGTGTTGACACCGGGCCACTCAGTTGTTGGTGGTGTCTCAGCTACTTTTGGATATTCTCCTCTTGGGCCAGTACGTTTTGCGCCTTCTTTTGCTCCAGTTGGTACTTCTCTACGAATCATTGCACTTGTTTCATATGCACCTTTTTGTCCAGCAAGAGTGCTAGTGCGTTCAGCTTTTAATTTTGCATTCCATAAATCTATAGCATTTTTATGTGCTGCTGGATTTGGTGATGTTGATTTAAAAAGTGGATCACCAATAGCAGCAGCCATTACGGCACCTTCTGCACCTTGAACAACATCTTTTGCATTTGCTAATTTATCTACTCCAGCGAGCCCTACTGCAGTATTAATAGCTTGGGCTGTTGCAGCCTTTGCTGCAGCACCAGATGATACTCTAGCAATCGCTGGAACTATTCTTCCTGCTCCACCAACTAAGCCACCAACCAATTCTGGTGCAACAATACCCGCAGCCAACATAGCTGCAGTTTCTGGTAAGCCAGCAACTACTTTCGCAGCAGAATCGAATGATGTACCTTTTAACCGCCCGGGCATAGATGAGCCTTCATCTTCGCTTCTAGATATAGGTTTTAAAGCTACAGCTGTTTTGGTATCCATATATGGTTCATGGGCAGAATATTTGTCTGGATTCTGATCATAATAATCTTGTAAAGCTTTGCCTTGATATGCTGTTGCAGTTTTATAAAAATCTTTATAAGCTTTGAGTTGTTCTCTTGGTAATCCAACAACTCTCTCTGTTACACCGGGCATCATTGGACCTACACGATCTTGTTGCTCTTGTCTTTGTTTTATAAAAGTCTGAACATCTTTTGTCTCTTCATCTGATAATGGGATATCTTCTACGTTTCTAAAACCTTTACCACGTTGTTCCATTTCATATGCATCTAATTTATCACGTAATTTTTTAACTTCATCATCTCTTTCTTGCATGGTTTGTTCTGGTGTACGATCCGCACCAAAAGCCCCAATTCCTGTTAATGCATTTTGTAGATTCTGTAAATTACGGGCTATGAAACTATTATTGTTTGCCATAGCAACGGCTGCACCTTTTTCTTTTGATCTCCATGCATTAGCAATGGAATTCAAAATTCCGCTTTCATCTTCTGGTGCTCTTTTCTTTGATTCACTTTTTGTGTAATCATATGCCTCATCCTCAAAAATATTAAATCTTTCAACAGATTCTGTCATTTTAACTTGGTTCGGATCGACTTCATCTCCCTTAAAATTATAAATCACAGAACCAGGATAATCTTTGGTTAACAAGGCTGCTTCTTGTGCAGTATTGGCAGTTTTAATTTTTCTACGACCATCGAGGTTAATATGAACATAGAATTGTCCACTTAGGTGTGAAGTAAATGGAGGATCATTTGATTTGTCATCTGATCCATCATAATCGGTTTCTTCACCAAAAAGTATAGCACATGTTTTCTTGGCAACAAAAGCTTGTTGTTCCAACAGAAACCTGCTATAATCTCTTGTTAGCTTTAATCCAGAGGATTCATTTACGAGTTGGTTGAAATTTTTCATAAATTTTAAATATTGATTCCGGGAATGATTCAGAGGTATTGAGCTTAGTTTCTTCGTTTATTTTCTGTACTTTGTTGGTACAAAAGGGAGAAACGGGTTTGTAGTAGGTATTAGTACCTGCTGTATTTTGGGTAGCTTTAAGACATAGATTATTCAAATGGGCTAAAATGACAGGATTCATACTTAAATTATTTAGGATTCTATAAATAATAATGAATGATCAATTCCCCCAAAGTACCGTGGATTATCTCAAACCCAGTCAGTGAACGTATTTTAGGTAGTTATGGGTATAAAAATAAAAAATATTGTTGTCAAACACAAGAAAAGCATAGTGTCATGTTTTTTACCATTGACAACCAAGATGCTTGAAACTTCCGTACTTCTTCTGAATTACGATCAATCCCCATTGAATATTATTTCGATGCGCAGAGCTTTGTCTTTGATGAGAAAGAACAAAGTCTATTACGAAGAAAATCATACATCAATCTTAAAATTTGTTTCTGCAAGAGAAACCATCAAAATTCCAAGAGTTTTGATTTTAAAGTACTATGTGAAGACACCAAATAAAAAGTGTTTCCCGAGTAAAAAGAATATTCTCAAACGTGATAAATATGTATGTCAATACTGCCATATTGAACTCACAAATAAATCTGCTACTGTAGATCATATTGTTCCACGCCATAAAGGTGGAGGAAGTACTTGGGTGAACATGGTAGCATGTTGCAGAGAGTGTAATCTTTATAAAGGTAGTAAGTTACCAAAAGAAGCAAATATGATTTTGGAAAACACACCGAAAGAACCTACACGTAATTTTATGTTTGAAGATGCTATCAAATTTTTTATGAGAACCAAATAATGCCAATCTATGCTTTTGTCTGTGAATCGTGCAAACATACTTTTGATGAAACATTATCTATGAAAGATAATACAGTTCCATTGAGCAATCCTTGCCCAAAATGCAAGAAGAAGAAAATAGTAAGAAATTATGTTGGTGAGAGTGTGGCGATGGCTGTGGATGCCACTATAAGTGCCAATAAAGCCACTGGGGGAGCTTGGAACGAATTAATGGCTAAGATGAAGCCCGGAATGCCCAAACGCTTTAGACGCAATCTAGATGCGGCTACTGAGCGTAGGGGTAATTAATAAAACATAAATATTTACGTAATGAGAAACAGATTTATCATAGAAAAATATGTTATGGAAGATCACAGTGTTTTTAACATGGGATCTTCATCATGTGCTATGAGACATTCTGCTATCGTTCCAAAAGCAGACATAGCTGGATTTCTTCACTATATCCTACCAGATGTTAAAAATAAAAAGTTTGACGATTATCCCTATGGGGAAAGCGTTGCTATGGCAATCAAACTAGCATTAGATAATGGCAAAAAACATATATCATTTAGCAATAAAGACAAAAAGCTAGATGCAACACTTGCCAAACTGGTAAAAGATGGAGTATTGAAGGAGAATTGGGGAAACTATGAGATCCAGAAATCCCTACCAGCACCTTTAGTCGAATCATTCACAGTCAAGATTCTTGATTGAGTTTGGTTGCTGCCAAAATTTTGGCAATATAAAAACTATCTATAATATCCGTAACAGGATTAGATAGTGTTTTTTGTGACAATACAGATTTCAAATCAACTCTAGTTTCGGCTTCAAAACAATCAAACATCATTTGTTTGTCTGCGTTACCTTTACCGGTTGCGATTTTCTTTACCCGACTTGGTTCTATAACACTAAGAGGAATAGCATTCTTGTATAGTTTGTGTTTTAGTATACCAACATTTTCGGCTAGATTAAAGATTCTTCCTGTTGAGTTGTATGCATAACCTTCTAAGGAAACTTCAGCTGCACCTATGCAAAGATTTAAAGCCCATGATGATATTGTATCAAATCTTTCTGTGTCACAATTGTAGTCACAAAAAGGTTCACCATGAATATTATTTAAAAATGTATTTGCATATTTTTTAACATCAGTTAAAAAATAAAATTGACAATTTTCAAAACAAAAAGATCTCCTTGTATCAAACATACAGATACATGGAGAGTTCATTGAATAATCGATACCAACAATTGTATGAAACATCCTATTATTTATAGGATGTTAATTTATTTATTTGTGTGGTCTTCGCAATATTTGACTAATTGTTTTAATTCGTTTAAACTAGCATTCGATTTTAAAGTATTAGCTTTAAAAGAAATAATAGCAATATTGTTTTTCTCATAGCCTTTACTATTATCAATTCGATCTATAGATGGTAGATGTGGCGAATTAGGCGGACCAAAAAGAATAAGCGGTATTCCTAAAACAGGACATACCTCGGGAATAATAATATCAGATTCCTCAATATCAAATTTTATATTTTTACGCTTTGATCTAGTTCTTGCGCCTATGAGTAGAGAACGAATTGGGTTGTCGTATCGTCTAAGTCTAGCAGTATATGCTTCACATGATCTACAAGCACCTCTTTTTTTTCTAAAGTGTTTCTGTGCTTTATCTTTTTTACAGGTGATACATAATTTTTTTACTTGTTTCTTTGCCATGATTTATATTTTTGCAATAAGTAATCCAATGATTGCAATCATACATCCTATTATTGTTTTCATATCAAATTTTACGTTATATAACATGATCGGGAATACAACACATAATATTGTAGCACCAACATCCCATATAATATTTGTAATCAAAAGATCTTTAGGGGTTTTAATGTTACGTATTAAAAAATACCAACCATTGGTACTAATGAATGCAGCCAACATACATAATCCATAAACTACCCAAGGCTTATCATCATATGCTTTAGAATAGCATATATCAGCATAGATCCAATTTGCTATACTGATACCGATCAATGATAATAGAATCAATCCAAACATAATTTAAACTCCTCGGGCTGGATTCGAACCAGCGACATCGAAATTAACAGTTTCGCGCTTCTACCAACTGAGCTACCAAGGAACATGATTTATACTACCTGACAACCACCTGCACTGCAAGCAAATTCTTTAGCAGATTCTGTATTATCTTCCATCTCATATTTCATGAGATCATTAAAATTAACCTTGACCTTTGGGTGGGCTGCATAGGTTGCAGAATCAATTTGCTCAAATGGTGCCTGAGCGTATGTATGATTGTCACCACCCGGTAAGAATGCAATACCTGTTGCCATATCAAAGTTCTCCCATAACCAATTGCCTACTTCAAGGAATTCACTGTCCTTATAGTTGACGGTAACAGAAGGCTTGTGATGACAGTAATGTTCTTGATATGTTTTCCACAGATCAAGATGGTCAAGTGCACGAAGATCTTCTGTAGTAACAGTACCACGAGGAGCCTTCATTGCAAAAGTAAATACGGCAGTAGAAGTTGGATTTATCACATCATCCTCGCACGGGACTCCCTGATCCTTCATCAAGTTATACAAAGGATCTTTCTTGTCCAATCGGATTCTGCGGAAATAGTAATCCGCATAGCGTGGATGTAAACCTGAAGCAGAATCCACCAAGCAAGAAGTAGTGCCTTCTGGCTTGACGCAAGTAATGGACTTGCTAGGATTAATACCCAACTTCTCTGCCCATTTGAGATTCGTTGTCGTTGCATGGTCACGAAGATTCTCAAGAAGTCGAACTAATTTTGGCTTACCTTCAAGACCACTGGTAAGTTTATTATCAAAAATTCCTGTCATGGAAACACCAAGCAATCTTTCCTCTTCACAGTTCTTCTTCCACTCAGGACGAAGATAAGGAAATTTCACAAAAGTAGACTGCACAGTCCCAATAATAGTGGCAATTTCAATCTTCTTCTTGAGGCTGGCTGCGGTATCATCGGTACGAACTACCACAGTTGAAAGATTGCAAAATTCAAAAGGTTTCAGAATAATTTCTGCACACGGATTGGTACCATATTCACAATCCGGGTCTCTCCCACACTTCGCTGCTTGCTCTTGAAGTGCCCTACGATTGATCATACCGCGTTCTCCGCTGTGGGAGTTGTACAGAGAGGTCCACTCCTCAAGAAACTGTCCCATGGGGGGTCTTCCGCGATACACGGCTGAGTTATTGGCGTAAGACCGGAACCCGGCTTGCTCCCACCATGCGCCACTCTTGCACAGGGCAATTTCCCGGTCTCCCAGATCACTGAGAGAGATCATGGCTGATCTACGGACTCCACCCACGATTACGGCATTAGCGATGGCACAGCATGTGTCATGGCACTCAAGAGCCGAAAGTTTGCGTCCCTGTGCGTTGTAGAAGACCTTTACTATAAATTTGAATAAATTGTCTAATGGAGCAGGACCAGAAGCACGACCACCAAAAGTTTTAAGTCGTGCACCAGATGCTCTAATTTTTGACAAGTCCCATTTAGGATGCTTACCAGCATAGAGATCGCTGAATAATGTTTTAATTGCATCTCCCCAACCTTCCTTTGAATCTTCAACAACGATTACCTTATCAAAATTCTTTACAATCTTGTTGGCAACAGTTGGAAGTTTATCTGTGTATTGTCTTTCAACAGAATACCCGGTACCTGTACCATTCATGAGAATAACAAACAGTTCCGCAAATGAATCAATAGAATCAATAGGAAGGTACGAGCAATTATAAAGACATGTGTTATCATGATCTAGTGCTTTCCCTGCAGTCATGAGACTACGCATGGAAGGTAGTACTTCGAGTGCTAGAATTGCTTCACGTACATCGGGACGTTCGAGTAACGATGGAACTTTAGTGGTAAAGTAATCCCACCAACGATCTACGCAGTCTGTCCACGTCTCTCTGCGATTTTGTGAGTTGATCCAACGTGAATAACGAGAGATAAAAATAAATTCTTGAAATGGTGATAAATTTGTCATGTGTTGTCCTTACTAGTCAGATGTTCCCAAGATACAGGGAAGAACGGGGAAATCGATGCGGCAATCGCATTGGAATACTCACGTACTTCCCATTGAGAGTGTGCCTCACTTCGTTGGTTGTAGACCCGAGCAAAACCCGCAAGTGATCCAGTCCACCACCACTCCGTATACGCGCCTTGTGGTAAGACGGATCGCGCCTGTTCTGGGGCGACACCCTGTTCCAAAAGATTTTCATATGTTTTCAAAGCTCCTTCGATTACCATATTATACTCTGTATTCAGTTTATCTTCAACTACAGAATCTAAAATAAAATCGGTACTCCCTTGTTTTGCACCGGACGTTGGTGCTGATCTCCATCTTGGAATATAAAATTCTGGAGTATCAGTTACATATCTACGGCTTACTTCATTTTCTACAAATCCAACTTTGTGTTTAAAAAGTTGAGTGCGAATAAAAATAGGAGCCTTAATTCTTACTGTTATTTGTGGGTGAGCAAAAGGTGTCCAATGTTTATGTTTTGCAAGATAGGCAATTAATTTTTTATCTTTTGCGGATAAGGTCTTCTCTATTGTTTTATCAAGCCAATTAAGATCTGTATCCCATTCACTTTCTTTATTAAAAGAAACTCGGGCTGCATTGGCGACTGTTAAATCAGAACCCATCACATCAATAAGATCTACGTGTCCTTTATCAAGGACAGTTATTCTTTGTTTCATAATTTTTATTACTCGTCTGTATTATCGTTATCAATAAATTTTAAAGATACACCGGGGACATCAACGCTGTCTTTGGCAAACTCAACTGCTCTATTCCATAAATCTAAATCTACTTCTTTTACATATAAACTAAAATAATTATTAAACTGTAAAAAAGCTTGGCAAACTTTCTTTTCTATTCCATCATTATTGTCTGAGTTGTCTTTTATCATATTAAGATCTTTTCCACGCACCAAATTTTAGTCTGGCAGCATTTGTCGAATAGGTACTACTATCTAGCATTTGTTTCATCTTCTCTACACCATATTTAAGACAAATTTCATTAATATCTTTTTCAGGCATAGAAGGCCAAATTACAATTTTATGACCCTCGTTTATTGCCCTTTCCATCATGTGGTGTAAGACAATATTTCTAGGTTCGTTATCAAATACAAAAATTAATTTACTATTTTCAATTTTTGTGGGTAGTGGGTCTGGATAACTAGATCCTACCATGGCAATGGCATTCGATAGAAACAATGAATCAATCGGGCCTTCCACTACGTAAACTGGCTTCAAAGCATTAATGTTGTTCAGCCCATACCATAAACGCTCAATGTGTGGGCTCTTGTATGTAATGTATCGAATCTTTGCATTGACTTCGAATGAACGACCCTGAACACCAACAACTCTATCCTTATCATCAAAAAACGGAATTACAAGTCTTGGTTCTCTAAATGAAGTTTTAAAAAACTTCTCTGCAATCTTAGAAAAATCTTCTGTAAAATATAAGAGATGTAATTTGTCTTCTGGGATTTGTCTCTTCATTACGTATTCTCTAGCGTAATGATCTTTAGGAAGATCTGTAATACATTTTCCAATATAGTCTGGTACAATGCGTTCCTTTACCGGAGACTCCACTGTCATAAACATATTACGACCAATATTCATTTTATATGTTTCTAATGAATATTCTTTTGCCAATTGTGGGGACAAGTTTTCTAGAACTGTCTTTACAGTACAGCAGAATCCACAGTTATGGCATTTGTAATAATACTGATCCTTGTTGACATAAAAATATCCACGAGTCTTTGTTTTATTTTTCTGTGAATCACCACACTTAAAACACCGACACGCTGCCATGTTATCTTTCTTCCACTTGAATTTTTCAAGAGAAGGAGAAACCATATTAATATATTTTTTATCGACAACAGTCTGCATTACATCTGCCATCCGGAACTAAGTTGCTTTGATGACTCTGAGATACTCTTGTAATAAGAATCTTCGTTGTTACGCTTATCCTTGTTGCTGCTTTGGTTAGAACTAACCATTACGGGCTGCGTACCTTCGTCAACATCATGTAGTTTCATCTTGTTGAATTCTACACCAATAACAAACTTTCTGTTAACAGCAGTTGTGTTATAACGATTCTTGAGTTGCTTGACCATTAGTTGCTTAGAGTCATCAAGTTCATCGGTACGAATCAAAGCAACGAAGAAATCTGCAGTCGCGGGAAGACCAAACGATTCTGATGTATCTTCCAAACCAACGTCCGTGCTTGAAAACCCAGATCGATTGACTTGAGTAGCACTAAAGATCGGAAGATCAAACTCGACTGCGAGCCCACGGAGTTCTTCAGCAATAGCCTTGATGTAATGGTAACTGTTTGTGTTACCACCCTGCTTCATTCTCGATGACGAACAGATATTCAGATAATCAATAAAAATGATATCTGGCTTAAACTTCTTCTTTGTACGAAGTTCTTGTAAAAGAATTCTAAAATGATTTGAATTAGCTCCACCTGTAGGATATTCTTTGATAATAAGTCTACCGGTTGATTGCTTCTTGAGTTGCTCCATCTTCTTCTTGTATGACGCAATTGGCATACTTGCAAGATCTTGTACGGGAGTATCAAGAAGATTGGCATCAATACGTTCAGCAATACGTTCTTCCGCCATCTCAAGTGTAATATACAAAACATTCAGATTTTGCATCAAACATGATGCAGCATGATGACACAGAAAAAGACTCTTACCGCACCCTGTACCTGCCATTACAATATTCAGAGTTTTGGTTGGAGTCCCACCGCCTGTGATTGTATTAAAATATTCAAGGTCAAACGGAATACGCTTTTCGGTCTTGTTATAAAATTGATAACGAATATCAGAATCTTCAATAAAGTCGTGACCAACTCGGGTATCAAAACTAATAGCCAAAGCATTACTAAGAATTTCTGGAATAGCAGATTCTGTGTACTCGGTATCTTTACCATCAAGAATATTGATAGAGTTCATGATTGCAAGATGAATAGCCTTCTCCTTACAGAATTTCTCTGTATGGTCAAGTAACCACTCTTGATCTTCACGATCATTGCTATCAAAAATTTCTGTAATTAACCGAAGTGAACCTTTGTATTCTTCTTCACTGATTCCTTTATACTTTTCGATCATAAGAATCAAAGCATCTTTAGTTGGAAGTGAAGTATACTTAGTAACAAAATTTTCGATATTAATGTACAAGACTCTTTCTGCTCTAGAAGTAAAATACTCCTCCTTAATAAAGGGGAGTACTTTACGTGCAAATTCTTCGTTCTTGGCAAGATTCTTAAGAATAATTTTTTCCATAGGAGTCACTGTGCACATCATCTTCGAGATCAATTTGCTCAGGTTCCGCCTGAGTCTTCGTTATAATATCGTCTCGGTTAACAAGCATATCATACAGGATTCTACCCAAGAAGTCAATGAACTCTTGGTTATTTAATTCAACATCAACATTATTTGGATTTTTCAAAAGTTCAACATTAAAATTAATATTTAAATTTTCTTCTTCCATTTTTATATTGATTTTTTGAAATCTAAATTCTACATCAAGATACGGATCAACTATAATTTTAATTGGTACTGTATCTAATGTCATATATTCAGATGCATCATCTAATATAATATAAACGTCTTTAAGTGCCTTGTCCATACTTAAACCCTTTTTGAATTTCAATGTCTAGTTTGTCTAAAATTTCTTTTGTAAAATACTTTTCAGGATCTTCATCAATATTTTTCTCAAATGCTTTACTACCATCTGGGAGTTCTATTCGTGTTGAGACCTTCTTGAATATATTATACTCAATTGCAAGGTCTGTCAAACCATAATATCGACTTAACCCAGAAGTATAGTTCAATCTGGTTTGTACATGCATATTCTCTTTTACAAAACGATTCTTGTAGTTGGTGCACTTAATAAAGTTACCAACGATACCTTCATCAGTCTTGTCCTTGCTCTTTGATAACATAATAATGTTACTGGCAGCATACTTAATACCTGTACCACCACCAAGGTCCTTGGTAGGAACATATGAACCAATAACTTGATATGTATGGTTGGTCAGAAGAAGCGGTATCTTTGCCTTACCAAGTTTGAGCGTAAGAACACGGAACGTAGCCTTAGTAAGTTGTGCCTTGGTCATATCACGCACATCCTTACCTTCAGCCGAATCATTCATTTCTTTGTTTGTCGATAACATTCCCAAAGAATCAAGAACCATAAAGATTGGCTTGCGGTCTTCTTCAGGTGTTTCAAGTACGTCATTGACGATCTTGAGAGCCTGGTTCTTGAACTCTTCGATTGTTGCAACAGGAACAACTGCAATTCTTTTGGAATCGATTCCCCGTTGTGCAAACATGTCTGAAGTGATTGCTTGCTCCGTGTCAAAGTATATGACCACACCGTCTTTGTGGTCTTTAAGGAATTGAGTAGCGATTCCAATTGCATAGAAAGTCTTTCCGGTAGCGGGATCTCCCGCAAGACAAGAGATCTTGTTGGCAGGTAGTCCACCATATATAGATCCCGATAACAAAGCGTTCAATACATATGACCCAGTATCAATGAATCCTGTGACATCTGCACCATCAATACCATCGGCTACGATGGCTGCATCAGGATTGTTTAGTTTGCTTAGTAGATTTGTTAGATACTTTGACATTCTCTTCTTTCTTCTTGTTTGTGTGTTTGTAGTTTTCGTTTTCCCAATACTGTGATGCCTCTATAGCATCACCAAGTCTGTAGTAATGTGCTTTAAGTGCATTTTCAATAGCATGAATTCTATTATATAAATCACGATTATTGTCATCACCAAAGTTTGGATGATTTTTTAATTTGTGACCTCTATATTCACAATGAGACCTATGTTCATATAATAACATTGCGAATGGCATCTCTTCAATAGATTCTAAAAATTCCTGATATGGAACTTTTAAAATATTGTATTCATATTGCCACGGAATAGTTTTAGTAATAGTAACTTTAGGTTTTTTTGTCACTTTTATTCTTACCTCTTTTAATAGGTTTTGTTGTAATGATAACACGCATATAGTTTTCTTCAACTATAGTGCCATCAATAGTAACTGATTCTATAATTACGTCATCTACGTCATTGACAATGTCAAGTAGTCTATCACCAACCATAATGCATGGACCACCTTCAAAGTCAAATAAACCATCGCCACTCCTAGAAAATAAGGTGTGACCTTCGAGAGTATAGTTTCCGTCTTTACGTTTTCTAAGGATTCGTTCATCCCCATATCTAGATTTAAAGGTCTTTACCATTTCTTAACATTCCGTTCTGATGTATTATCCAAAAAAAGATTCAAGTGTAATTTTGTTACTGATCGACCATTTAATAACTTGTAAAATATTGTCAAGAGGTTCATAAAAGGTTTTTTCAAACTGTTTCTCTAAATCAATATATTTTTTCAATTCAAATTCTGGTGGGCATTTATTGATGAATCCCATCACACCATCTTTGCCATTGGTTCCATATGGGTTTGGGACCTTTACAAAGACAAATTTAATTTTATCATTTTCTTTGATAGACGGAACTGTTTTATCGATATGCATTTTTTTGACATATGCATTATGTAACAGTGCTGCCTTTGTTGCTATTGGTGTACCACCTTTATATATATCAGCATTACTCGTGTACTTTGAAATACCTTTAACTCCTCTTGGTGATGCAATATCCTCAATAGGTAACTTGATAAATTCATCGTAAAATGTATTCACATACTTACGTAACTTGTCCTCATTCTGTGTCATAATAATCATGATACACTCTTTGAGTTTTGCTCTAACGATACCCGGGGTACTACTGCGAACAGATTCAAGACCCATGATCTTTAGCTTAGGTTCACTAAAACGAATACCTTCAAGATCATTTAACAGCAATGCATATTTCTTTTTGGCAACAAACAGTCCAACTGATGCAATTGCTTCGCGCTTAAATACAATTTTATTAGAGAGACAATTCAATTTAGTTGTAAGTAGGCTCATACTCCCACTTAATTCTTTTTGAATATTGTTTTCACAAATATTATCGATGAAGGAAGTGACATCTTTAATAGGACTACCTTCTGAGACTCTAAAAATAATATCTTCAAGATTTAGATAAACAGAATCCGTATCAACGGCAATGACATAATCCTTTGTAATTTTATTTTTCATCACCTTATTGATATAAGCATTCATTTGTTCTTCAGCAGAGCGAATGATAACCTGACCCGTAACAGTCACTGCTGTTGCAAGTTCTGGTGATGAGTATGTGAAGGCAGGATTACCGAGACAACCATAAAGACTGTTAGCCAAAATCTTCTTCACAGATTGGCGAATCTTAAGCGCAGCAATCAATGGAATAAGATTCTTATCTTTCGAGATCTCGTATTCCTTCTCCAACTTGATCATCTTCTTCTTGGCTTCCTGACGCTGATTAAAAGTAATCTCAATCAAAGTAGGAATGAATCCCTTAACAGTATTTGAGAAGACTGAACCATTACATGCCAAACATGCATTCTGATCAACAGCATCTTGAATCATGTCTGGAATCTCTTTGCGCTTGCTACGCAAAAAGTCATCCGCATTCAATGATGAATTCTTGACAATACATGTCTCGGGTGAAATGTTCCAACCAATGATAATAGATGGATATAGAGATGTTGCATCGAAACTCACAACATTTTTATACAGACCCGGAATAACATCCTTGACATATGCACCAATGAACTGCTCGTCCTTGGCGTACTTAGTCTTTAGTGGTGGAACAATGTTTTGTTTGGCAAGATAGTCACAACAAATGGTTTCCCAAATACGTGTAGCAAAGAAGACTGTATCAAAGGTGATCTTGGCTTCATATGCAATCGAAACAGCAAGATCAATTAACTTTAATTTATCCTCAAGTCGCTCAACCAAGACCACGTCTTGGATATTGTACTCAGCAAACTTTTGAAAGTTTTGCGTATAAAACTCACGCAATGACCCATACTCGGTATAGTCCAGTTTTTGTTCATCTAGTTCTACCTTTGCTATATTATTTAGGGCATAACTCTCTTGGTTAGTTCCGGAAAACTTCTTATACAAATCCATGTAATCGAGAATAGTATATCCTGGAAACTCATATAGTGTATAATCTTTACCACCAATATTAGTAATACGCATTTTCATCAGCCCAAATGGCATCCATCCTTGAATTTCTTTTTCATCAAAGAATAGTTTTGCACGACCAATGATATAAGGCATGTCAAACAGTTTGATATTCCACCCAGTCAAAATATCTGGGTCGCAGTGTTTCAAAATATCAAAAATCTTTTTAATCAATTCTTTTTCAGAAGCAACTAAAATAACTTTACAGTCCGGAAGTTTGACGGGCTTCATGGTGATAACATAATTAACACCAGAGATACGAATCGTCACCAAGTTGATGCGTTCATTAGGCGCATCAAGATTAGGGAATCCACCTTCCGTCTCACATTCAAGGTCCAAGTAGGCTACTTTGATCTTGGAAAGATCGTATTCCACCTCAGACGCATAAGTCTCCATGATATATTGAGTAATGAAATCAGTGTTTCCATAAATCGGGCAATCATCTAGTTCTCTGTATTGGTCAAGAAATTTACGACATTCGTATAATGTCTCAAACTCAATACGACCAACCTTGACACCTGTCAAAGTGGTATACTTGGTTGGTTTGTCGGTACGAACGTACAGCGAGGGCTTAAATGAAACAGTGTCCGTAAAACGGGCACCATTACGATATCCACGAACAAGAACCTTGTTCCCTTTAAGAGCACATGCTGTATAAAATTTCATAATGATTTGGTTTCTTTATCTGTCAACAACCCCTGAAGTAAAATCATATAATTAATAACATCAAGAATACTGTCTTGAACACTCTCATTTCCCACTTTTAGTTCACCCTTCTTAAGAAAAGTGGAAATACGTGAGATTTTATCGACTACTCGCAACATTAACCCCTCTTCGGCACTCGCAAACCCCAGTATCTCTCCTCGCTTAAAGTTAGCAAAAGGGTCTGATCCAGAGGAGTAATCGGCGGATTTTGCCCGCATTATAACTAAGGCACGACGGCAAATGTCTTCGTGTAGGTGGAACAATTCATCTTTATTCATGGTGTATATTATACCACATTACACCCCATAGTCAAGAATATAAATATTAATGCGCCCAATGGAGTTTCAATATATGCTGTTATCTCTCATCGATTATACCAAATTTATAGACATTATTTCTCTTATTATGGTAGGTGTGATCGGGGGTGTATATGGAATTATGAAATTTGTAAAGTCTAGAATAAAAACAGATAATTTTATTGAAATTCATACAGAAATACACGAATTATTAACAGAACTTAGAGTTACCACAAAGTGCATGAGAGCAAGCATTTTACAGTTTCATAATGGAGATTATTTTATGGATGGAATTTCCATGCGTAAATTTTCTGTAACACATGAATCCTCTCATAAAGGATACAACTCACAGGTAATAAAATTAAAAGCAAGTTTATGTTCTATGTTTATTCCCTTATTGGTCCATGTTTTAGATAATAAAAATTTAATTTATCCTCTTCGGTCATTACCTGAAAGTTACACCAAAGGGTTCTTTGAAGATGAAAATGTATCAGATTATGCATGTCTTCCTTTAAAAAATAAAGGTATTAATATTGGATTTATTTTACTTCAATGGCATGAAGACTTTGAGCCACAACTAGAAGAAGAAATTTTAATGAAACATTTTAAGGCTATCAAAGAGTCGATTGAGATTCAACTTTCACATCAAAAGAACTGAGGTATATTATGTCTGAACAACTCATATCATTAATTGGTGGAACTGCTACTGGGTTTCTTTTCAAGTACTGGGCTCAACGGGCTCAGGATCAAAAAGAGATGTTTGAGCAAATGCTCAAAGCAAATACTCAAACTACTGAAAATCAAGATAAGGCTGTTCAACGAGTTCCAATAGATGTAGGTAAGAATGTTCGTCGTCTTATTGTACTTGCTTGCCTATTTGCAGTTGTGGCTGCTCCATTCGTCTTACCGTTCTTTGGTATTCCTACCTTTGTAGAAATTTCACAGAAACAACCAGATGCTATCTTTGGATTCATTCCAGAAACAACTCGTAAATACTTTATTGAAATTCCAGGATATTTCTTAGCAGAAGAAAATCGTCAAGTTCTACTTGCCGTTGTTGGGTTCTACTTTGGTTCAGCAGCAGGGAGCAACAAATGAAATATTTACTTCCAATCATTCTCTTTCTCGCCTCATGTACTAGTCCTGAATTTGTCACATTAAAGACAAAGACTGGTGAACATATTCACACAGTCTCTGAAAATTCTTTTTTCAATACTCCAGACAAAGCATCCGAATGGGCATTCTGGTATTTTCCAGTTGTCGTATTCGTAGTTTGGTTAGTCTGGAAAGAATTTAAATCAATTAAATTTTCTAAAAAGAAATCAACTGATTCCAGTACTACCGAACCCACCGATACGGTCTGACTTGAGACTCGGTTCTGTATAAATTTCCATTAGCGTTGGCTGTTCATACTTTACGAGTTCAGCCTGTGCAATTCTATCTCTATTATAGATTCTGACAGGATCTGTGCTAGTATTGATCATGATAATTTTGGTCTCATAGGTGTAATCTTCATCGACTACGCCTTCGCAATTTGCAAGCGTAAGACCGTATTTAAGAGCCATTCCTGATCTAGGGTGTATTCGGACAGAATATCCTTGGGGCACGTTAAAAGTCAAGCCTGTGCGAATTAGAGCCCTTTCAGAAGGCATTAGGGTGATGTAATCTTGACCTTTTTCTCCATCATGATCTGGAAGAAAGGAATTTTCCTTTTTTCCATCATAAATTTTTACTTTTTCAGTAGATGGAATATATGCGGCTAGATCAAAGCAGGCAGACATTTTGGTCTGAAAGTTTGGATCTGGAATATTTGGAGAAACTTTAAAGTAGTCTAAGAACATGTGACTATTATAGCATAAAGAAAATTAAAGTCAAGTTATTCAAAGTATCCATTGACTGCAACGCTTCCCGTTACTACAAGAGTATTTAATGCTGTAGTTCCTGATAAACGGACTCCAATAATTAAATATTTACCAGCAGGAATAACAAGAGGAGAAGGAAAAGACATATCGAATCCTGGCTTCATGGTTCCCGCCACATCAGTTGAAGCAAATCCTTGTCCACCCATAACTATAGATTTACCCGATGTGTTTGTTACTGAGTCTGTAGTTGCCATACTTGATCCTGATGACTCAGGCATAACAATGTAAGATAGAAACATACCACCCGCTGCTGCTGCCACAGTTGCACTGGTCTCACCAATACGAATTCCAGTAACATATAGAGTCTTACCTGGAATAGCAGCAGTACCCACAGGATTTATATAAGAAAATATTGGATACTCAAATTCTGTTGTGAGTGTAGACATTGCGGGTGATGTCCACAGTCCACCAAGACTACCTGTTGATGGACCTGAACTTTGTGTAAATGTGCCAGCAGCACGAACAGTTGCACTATTTGGATGTCCTGCTAATCCTGCACCAGAGCGAGTAACTGTTCCTAGAATTGTTGCGGATCCCTGTTGTACTTGATATGAGCCTTGACCCATACCACTTAATACATGACTCCACGGTTTGTTGGTATTCTGATCTCCCAAGCCTACATTCACATAACCTATTGAAATTTGTCGTGATGTGGATGTAGCAGCAAGATTTAGGACACGAAACCCAACAGGCAGAGCAGAAGCAGATGAAAAATTTGCCTGTGCAGAAGGGCATTTTATTTCTGCAACGAGTGTATCATTAATCCAAAACCGAACTATATCATTCATGACTGTTATCAAATAATGATTAGATTGTGATGGATCATACATACCAACACCATGTCGAGAAGGAACTCCTGTCACATTGACAGCCTCTTCTTCTACATCAATATTATTATTTACAATAGCCACTCGTAACTGACCACTTGAAGTACGGCGAAAACATATAGCATCAGTTAATTGTTGTGTAGCAGATGCGACTGTATAGATCAGACCCCATTCACTAATACAATTGGTAGTATCGGGTAAAGATTCACGAACCCACATATCAACATAGGTGGGATAAGTTCCAAAGACTGGAAACTGTCTGTAGGTACGAACATATGCAACAGAAGCAGCAGCAGTATTAAGTCCAGCATTCAATGTTAAAAAACCATTGACTACTCCCGTAGTCATAACAGACAAAGATTGAAACCATATCGAAGTGTGTAGAACGGTACCTTCAAAGGTAGTATTAAATACCGTCTGATCTAGACCACTGCGAAGACGATAGTCATCGGAGGCTTCAAGTACAAGTACTTCACGAGATCCAAGCACATCACCCACATCATTCTCAACACTGGCTTGTACAAATCCTGCACACACTCCTGTTAATGGTGTAGTTACTCTGAGTTGATTCAGAGCATCCACACTTGTCAGATTAGTTGAATCGTTTCCACCTTGAAGTTTAATACCCATTTATATTCTTTCTCAATTAAATAATCACACATCAACAGAACCAAACGAAAACTCTACTTGTGTTTTCACATAATCATACGCAGCCATAAGATTGAATCCTGTTGGAAATACAGTTGCCATATTTGCAGAATCCACTGTGTAGGAAAAATACTTCATAGCATCATAATTATCTCTCCGAGCAGTCTCATCAAAATACCCATCAACTCTTATGGTGCACGATCCACTCAAATTGAAAACTACAGATGTAATTTTCCAATAATTGGCAGGAACACCATTTTGAGATTGTATTATTTGAAGAAGTGCCATTATTCAAAGTATCCGTTCACTGCAAGACTGCATGTAATCACAAGAGTATTTGATGCTACTGTACCAAACGGACGAACAATGAATGTAAAATACTGACCCGCAGGAACCATTAGTGGAGAATCAAAACGCATTTCAAATCCTGGTTTATAGTTACCTACTACTTCGGTTGCAATGAATCCGTGACCACCAATAGTAACAGACTTACCCGAAACCGTTGTTGCTGCATCTGCTGTGCCAGTACCCGATGCGCTGTTTCCAACCGCAATAATGTAGGACAGGAACATGGCATTGGTGGAAGCCGCAGCCGAGACGAACGCCTCACCCACACGAACACCTGTAACATACAGAGTCTTACCTGGCAGTACAGCCGTACCTGTTGGATTCTGAAATGCAAACACAGGATAGTCAGCATCTGATGCTAGTGTTGACATAGCAGGAGTTGTCCACAATCCACCAAGTTCGTTTAGTGCGGGTGCTGATGTTGCAGTCCATGTACCTGCAATACGAACAGTTCCGCTTGCAGGGTGTCCGCTTGTACCAGCGGTTCGTTTCACGGTTGGACCAGGTGTGTTACCGTTTGCAAACTGATACGCACCATTACCCATACCACAGAGAGCATGAGACCACGGCTTATTGACATTTTGATCACCCAATCCTACATTTACAAATCCAACAGTAAGTTGCCGTCCAACTGATGCAACACCCGTATTAAGAACACGGAAACCAACAGGATTATTGGACGAAGAAGTCAACTGTGCCTGAGCAGCAGGGCAAGCCAATTCTGCAACGATGACATCGTTGATCCAGAACCGAGCCACATCATTGTGGTAGGTAAGCATATAGTGATTGGATTCTGTTGCGTCAAATGCACCCACACCATCACGGGGCGGCACATTGGTGGTGGTGATGGCGGCTGACGCAATATCTGTGGAGTTGTTCGTGACTACTGCGTACAACTGTCCGCCTGAAATGCGGCGGAAATAAATACCGTCAATGGGTTGTTGTGTAGCCTGTGCAGTGAGATACAGAAATCCCCATTCGCTGATGGAGTTTGTAGCCGCTGTATTGGCTTCACGAATCCACATATCACAGTAGGTGGGATAAGTTCCGAATGTAGGAAAGTGTCGATGAGTACGCACATACGCTGCTGCACCACTGGCTGTGCTTGGAGTAGAGTTAAGCGACATAAATCCGTTGGCTTGGGCAGTGGTTGCTGTAGTTAGCAACTGACTCCAGGTAGTAGTCAGGAGTGTTGTGCCTTCAAAGGAAGCATTGAACACAGTCTGGTCAATACCCACACGGAGGCGATAGTCGTCAGAGGCTTCAAGTGCAACCACGGAACGCGTTCCTGTGACATCTCCCGCGTCAATTTCCGTACTCAACTGTACGAAACCTGCATCGACTTCAGTTATAGGAGTCACCACCTGTAGTTCGTATGTGGAACTCACATTTGCTAAACCCGCTGAATTATTACCGCCCTTGATATTAACGCCCATTAGAGTCTCCTTATTGACCTAAACATTTAATTGTGTACTTACCGTATGTGCCTTCGGGAGCATGTCCGATTATGTCGAACCCTGTGCCTCCCAGTATATTATTTATCTCGAAATTAACACCCTCTAGAATTGCATCCTCTGGAGTGTGATCTGCTGATGTGAGTCCTAAAACTTTGCAGTTTAAGAACATACTATCTGAAACCCATGTAATTCCTGTGAGAGTTTTAGTTACATAGGTTGCGTCTTGATGATACAAATCAGATCCTGAAATATTTGTCCAATTATCTGTATATGTATTTCCAGTTAATCCTGTAACATATAAAGAAATTTGTGTTATTGGGGCAGCAATAATAGTACTGGCAGATGTAACACCTGTTCCAAATGGTGGTTTCAAAATTAATTTTGCAGCCCACTGCGATGTGGCGGTGGAATATGAAGGTGTTGCAGAAACAAAAACACATGAATATGTTGCACCCGATGTAGAAATTGTTGGAACTATTGAAATTGCTTTATTTATTACTGAAAGATCAGTTCCATTGCTACCAGTTCCTCCAATCGTCAATCGAATTCCATTAATATTTTCAGAGAAGTCAAGACTTGCAGTAACTCCATATACAGAACTTCCACCACCGCCACCAGAAGACGCAATGGTAATTGTATTTCCTACGGGAGTCAGTGTGATATTTGTACCGGCTGCGAGAGTTACGCCACCTGAAAGACCATTCAATTTACTGACACCAGTAACTGCACCATATAGTCCATTGAATGTTGTAACTACTCCTCCAGCATTTATTATGCTCATACCACTAAAGTCTACTTCTCCAGCACTCTCATTTATAGCAAAAATATAACCATTATCAAATCCAGAAATATCACCCATACGAATAGTCCCAATGGTATTCACATCAAGACCCGTACCACTTGTTTCATTTATATTAATTCCACCATCACTAGAAATAGTAATTGGATTACCATAAACATAAGTGTTAATATTATTTGTATAAACAGTGCCACTAGAATTTATAGTCGGTGCTGTTAAAATTCCTGTTGGGGTAGTCAGTAATCCTGTACTCGGAGTATATGTCCATCTTGGAGCAGATGTATCAATATAAATTCCAGTGTTACCAGTACCAGTTGCAAGAGCCAGATAATGCACGGTACTTGTTGCTGCTTCAGAAATTTGAACTTTAGAAGCACTACCAGCAGTCAATCCAGATGCGTTACCTATGAGATTTGTTCCAGGACCAGAGAATCCAACTGTAGAAGATACGAGTCCTGTAAAGGCTGCACCACCAAGAGTTACACCAGTTACAGCACCTGTGAGTCCATTGAATGTGCTTACATAATCTCCAACTGGACCTGTGTTTCCTTGTGGACCCGTTGCTCCAGTTGCACCAGTCGCACCACTACCAGTACCACCACCACCAGAAGACGCAATAGTAATGGTATTACCAACTGGAGTTAGAGTAATATTTGACCCAGCAGCAAGAGTTACACCACCAGTCAAACCATTAAGTTTTGTTACAACATCACCACTTACGGTACTATAAACATCCCATGCAGTTCCGTTCCACTTCCAGGAACGACCACCATATGTGTAAATTTCATTCAGTGCTGGTGATGTAGGGAAATCTAGTGCCATGTGTTAATATTTATCTTTATTAATTTGTTTTATTTACGGTTAAAATGATGGAAGGTGTGGCTGGGTGCACAGAAGTTGCGGTCTGATATAAAATATTACTATTTGTATCATCTGTAGCCCACATAAGTTGAAGATAATCTCCTGCAGTCACTCCTACAAAAAAGTTCCATGCCGCTACTGTTTTAGCATCTGATCCGGCTAAAGACATTGAAGTATTTGTATTTGATATATCTGTTCCATTTTTTCTTAGCCAAATATCAATATGGGACTTTGAAGCAGTTGATTTATTCAACTGTGCAGAAAATTGAACATTATATATTCCAGTATAATCTAATGTTATACGACTATTACTTACAATAGATACCCCATTTGAGTAATCTGTTGAATTAAACGTCATTGCATATCCAGTATTACCTAAAGTAGCACCTTGAGTTGTGGTGTCATAGAATGAACCATATACTGGAGAATATGCTTGCCCACCACTTGTATTAGTAGGCTGAACCCACTGCGGAGTATTACCATCATTGACATAAACATATTCAATACCGGTATCGGAAGACATCCACCGATCACCATGAGTAAATCCAGGTGATGCAGTTGTTCCATATGTAAAGGTGTTGGCAGCTGTAAATTGTTGTGATCCATCATGAAACTGTAAAAAACTATCTGGATCTAGGGTTCCCAATTTAAAAGATTTTGGTGTCTGTAACGAACCATCTGTCGAATAATTATATCTAAATCCCGAGTCTCCAAATAAATCACTACCATTAGCAACTTGAATAGTTCCTTCAGTAGCCTTTACAGATATCAGATTTGTTATAGTTACATCACCAGTACCACCAGAAGGAGAAACTAAAATTCCACTACCAGCAATAATTTTATTTACTGCACCACCTCCACCAGATCCACCAGGAATATTTACTTCTACACCTTTACCACGTTGTATAACTGTAACACCGCTACCAGTAAAATTAATATCATTAACTGATTTTAAAACTCTGGATCCTAGGAATAAAATACCTAAACCACCACCACCTGGTGTAGCAGTTTTTGCAAAACTATCAATTGCTTTTTGTATATCTTGATTTTTAAATTGATCAAGTAGTGCTGTTATTTTTTGAGCATCAAAAGAAATTTTTCCTTCTTTTAATATAACAGGATATTCGGCTGTTATGACAGGAGATATTCCTATAGGACCTATCTCTCCTTTGTCACCTTTATCGCCTTTTTGTCCAACTGTACCGGCAACTCCTGGGATTCCTTGTAGACCATTTTGGCCTCGATCTCCCTTTTCGCCTTTCTCGCCGCGATCTCCTTTTTCGCCCATCGGACCTTGAGGTCCAATCGCGCCCTGGATTCCATCTTTGCCATTCTGTCCATTCGATCCTGGTTTACCTTGGATACCTTGCGGACCAACCAATCCTTGAGGTCCAACATCACCTTGAGGACCGACACTACCATCTTGTCCAGGTGGACCTTGTATTCCTTGTATGCCCTGTATACCAGGTGGACCAATTTCACCAACGGGTCCAATTTCTCCTTGATCGCCTTTGTCTCCTTGGTCACCTTTGTCTCCTTTTTCTCCAGTATCTCCTTTGGTACCTGGTGTACCAATAATACCAGTTGGACCCATCTCACCCTGAACGCCAGCTAAACCAACTGGACCAATTGGTCCGGGAATTGTTTTAGTTCTTACGGATCTTTGTTGTTCTACGATTAAAACAGGATGTGGTGTAACAGGAGCAATAAGAATTTCTTCAAATAAACTGTTTATTTTATTTAAATTACCAACAAATTTAACAACTTTATTTGAAGACTTTTCAACAAATATTTTACTTGAAACACCAACACCAACATCAATGAATTGTTCAACCAAAGTGGCTGTAGGAAATTCTTTCCATTCGCTATTTAATTGAAAAGTATCAATATTAGTTTTTAAAATATAGGACGAACCACCAACAACCTCAAAGAGATTATTTGGTTTAAATAATTGTCCAATTTTATTTAAATTACCATTTAAAATAAATTCATTATTTTTGGTATCTTTTAATTTGATCTCACCGAATCCATGTCCTATTTTAATTGTAGTTGGATTGGAGACATGATCTACTATAAAATAATCAGAACCAATAGTTAAATATTGGCACTCTTTAATTAGTTTAATAGATTTAGATATATCATTCATGGTATTAAAAGAACTAGCCATACATAAATGTATGGCTTAGTATAATATTTAGATCGTACTAGATACTATTTTTTTACTTTCTTTTTCTTGAATTTATGTTCCTGCCCATATACTTTTGTTGGAGGTGACATACTTACAGTTGGTTTTGTCAAACTTAATGTAGTAGATGGAATTACTTTAGTATCTACTTTAGCTTGTGCTTCTACTTTAGCTTTATTTTGTTCAGCAATGTGTGCCTGAATCTCAATAACTTTATTGTAGTATGCTTGCCGATTCTTTTGAACTCTTTCAATTTGATCCGGTGGAATCAAACTTTCATTTAATAGTCTATCTGCAGCCTGTAACCCTAAATGGAATTTACCTACACTGTGTGCAGTAGAAGTAATTTCATCTAAAATTCCCCAAATATATGGATCTGAATCTACAAACAAAATATCATTTTCTGGTTTTGGAATCGATAACGCTTGAACAGCAGCCATAAACGCTGGGGCTGGTCTTCCGTGTTTGCGATAGACACAAGATAGATGATAAAGAGGTTCTGCTCTTGATGGTCGAATTTCCCATGACTTCAGAAAAGCATCTGCAACTTCTTCAACAGGTTTACCTTGCAGTTCTCTGCAAAAGGCTACACGAAGTTGAGAAAAGAAAACTTCTTCATTCCACCCACCCATATCAACACGCTTCTGATAAGCTTGTTCAGCTAAATCAAACTTCTGGCAATCAAATGCAGATTGTGCTAGGTAGAATTGTTTACGTAAAGAGGTTGGATCTTTAAGTAAGGCTGCTTCTAATAGAAGATAATCTTTCCAATATTTTTCTTGTTGAGTTGCACAAGAAATTGTACGATATCCTGCTGTACGAACTTGGAATGCATATTCACCATTCAAGTGATGTACATTCATTGGCAGTTCAGCAATTGGATACTCGTGAATTGGTTCTTCGTATTTCCAGTGCTTGTTATCAAGATTAAAAATCTGAACACGCTTCCACTGAAAATTACCTCTCATGATATTAACGGAATAACCATCAATAGTATCATCAAAGTTTGTAGGCATATTACCTTCAATATAATCATCAGCATCAATCATCAAGACCCATTTTGTCTTTCCACGACATTGGTCAAATGCTTTTGTTCTATTAAATCCGAAATCAACCCATTCGTGGTCATGGATTTCACCGGGAATATTGACTGAATCAAAATACTCTTTAATAATAGTCTTGGTTGCATCGGTTGATCCCGTATCACAGATTACGTAATAATCAATGTACTTTGCAACTGACTCCAAACATTCTTTAATAATATGCGATTCGTTTTTTACGATCATACACAGTGTAATTTTATGCATTGTTCACTCCGAGAAAAATTTTCTAAGGGTTCCTGTATTAAATTTTGGGATAAGATCCCAGGTATCTCTTTCACTATACTGAAGAATTTTTAGTCCATTAATTGGCATGATATTTTCCATCAAACTTTCATCAAGAACTTCAATCAGATCCCATTCTTCTAATAAATTAATAATAGCATTACGACGGGATATATCTTCTTCTGATACTTCTGATTTTAAATTATCTAATTTAAATAATTCTTTAAAATGCGCAATTATATAATTATCATTTTTATGAAGAATGTGACATGATTGATAAAGAACCTTTTTATTTTTGGGGCTAACCCCAATACGTTCAAGTGTTTCTTTGATTACCAAATAATTATCTGGTTTTAAAAGTTTGACAGGGACACCTACCCCTTTAAATATATCATTATTAATCGACATAATAACTCCTCAGTAACAGAGTTATTTATGTCCGCCAGTATACTGCGATTGTAGGATTTCAGCTAATTGATCTTCATTAATCAAATCTGCTATCTCTAAGGCTTTCTTTTCAGAAATATGATAGGCTTGTTTTAATAACTCAATTTTAGAATCTTCTACCTTTTTAATCCAAGGAGCAAATCGCTTCTTGGCTCGAACAGAGTATAACAAATAATCATATTGCATTTTTTTATCAATATGAGGTACCTGATTAATCTGATTTACTGTAAATAATGTATCTGGAAAATATGATAGACATTTATTTACAATAAACGGTAAATACAATTTTTCTGATTTGACATCTGCATCTAATAGGTTTTCTTTAGATGAATTGATACTATTCAGAAAGTCTTTTAATTGCATTATTCAAACTCACATTCCATCATTAACTGACAAATCATTGCCATGTTATTGATTTCTTGATCAGCCACAAATGCAGATTTGTATTGATAATCCGAGATAATCAGAATCATTGATGGGATAGAAGGCTTTTTGAGACAGTTATACAGGATATCATAGATCTTTCTATAAAAATCAGGAGAGCCTGTTTCTGAACTCGTAGCAACCCACTTACGACAAGAACCAAAGTCTTTCTTGCGCATGAACGCAATCAATTCTTTAATATCGCTGTCTTCTGTATTGGTAAGAATACCGATATCAATCTCACCATGTGCCGAATATCTTTGCATCTCATTGATAACCCGTCTAAAATCGGGAAAATGTTTGACAATGAGACTCGCCAAAACTTCTGGTTCACCCTTGATCTTTTCAGACTTTAGTATATGCTGACATCTACCAAGCATTTTTAATGCAATTACAGATCGGTCATTGGGTGGGAATACAAAATCAATAACAGTACAGCGACTGTGAATCGGATCAATAATTCTACTTTTGTAATTACATGTCAAAATAAAATTACAATTGACTGCAAACTCTTCCATTGCACCGCGTAGTGCTGGCTGCATAGACTGAGGATTTGCATAGTCAAACTCATCAAGAATAATAACCTTTTTGTTACCATTCAATGCTTTGGTTGATGCATACGAACGAATTGTTGTTCGTAGGGTATCAATACCATTCTGCTCGGAGCAGTTGATGATAATATAGTCAATATCCAATTCATTACACAAAGCCCGTGCTACTGTGGTTTTCCCTGTACCGGGTTTACCACATAGCATCAAATTGGGCATCTTCTTGTTTTTTACAATGCCTTCAAATGTGCTTTTCAGGCTATGGGGAAGAATACAATCATTTATTGATTTTGGACGATACTTTTCGACCCAAATCAAATCCGAAATATCGGAAACATTACTCACAGTTACCTCAGTTCTTTTCGACGGCGATATAATAATTCAGACTCATAGTATCATGGGCAAAACGACTTACAACAGTATCGGTTAGAGATACAGTGTAATCACCCTGAAGTAACTTTAGATTTGACATATCAAGAGTATAAGAAAAATCACCGTCGGTTTTGCCTACATTTACTGTATATGAGTTGGAACTAGGATCATTCTTCTTAGATACGGTAAGAGAGACTACACCATCTTCTCCACGCATTTCAAGATCACTGACTTGTAGCACTGCAGATGCCTTGCTTAGTTCAGAAAAAGTAGCCTGTGTGAGTGGAAACTCATACAATACTGCAGGCATGATCAAGTTCTTTGTAGGAACAGTTAGTAGGGCAGGAGCAGAATAGAAATACTTTACTGCAGAGTTATTTGATTGAACTGTTACACAATTGTCATCAAACTCAAACTCTGGATCTTGAAACAGGCTAACTACTCCAAGGAACTGTCCAAGATCCCAGATAGCAACCTCAACCGGAAAGTCTTCTTCGACTTGGGCTTCAACAAACAAAGTCTTGCTTGGTGAAACCGTCTTGATTACATTACCCGGCTTAATCAATAAGTTAGAATTGATTCCGGCTAGATTTTTTAAAATACTGAGTGTGGTACGCGATAGTTTTAATTTAGTTTTCGTCATTATGATTAGGCTTATTATACACTGGATCCACATTAACAATCAAGTCATTTATTATATTTTTTACTTGATACCGATTATTACGGCGTTCACGCTGATTGCGCTTCTTTCCGTTTTGTGACTTAAACATCTTCTGATTCGGACGGTTATTAAATTTTTCAAAATTTTCTGGGTTCATGACGGTTACGTTGTTTTTATTCTAGAGAAATTATTTTTCTTCTCTATCTGTATTCCTTGATCAAATTTATCAATGAGTTGATCACTCTTGTGTGAGATGATAAAAACTGAGCATTTGTTTTTCATTTTGGTCAGTATCTTTAAGAAGTTTTCAGTTCCCGTTGCATCTAATGATGAATCAAGTATTTCATCAAATATCAATAGGTTGCAGTTTAAACTATTCTTCATCTTTGCTATCTCTCGCCAAGTCATCAAAATTGCTAAATCAATTCTTTGCTTCTCTCCTTCTGAGAAGGACAGATAGGAAAACTCATCTCTATATCTTGATTTGATTGTTTCTTTGAATTCTTGGTTCAAATTAAAATCAACATATAGATTCAGTTTCTCTAGATATTTATTAACAAAATTATTGATGACCGGAACATAGTGTCGAATGATCTTACTTTTTAAGCCGCCATCACGCAGAAGATCATACACAACATCATAATGAATCTGCTCTTTGATTGCCGTTTGATAAATTTTCGTTTGACTCTTAATCTCTTGCTCGGTAGTTTTGATTGTATCATAAATTTCGTTGTTGTCCAGATGCTTCGTTTCAAGATCAGCATTTTCTTCCGTTAATTCTTCAATACGGTTTTGGAGAATTTGCTTTTCCCTAGTAGCCATGGTCTGGTCCATTACTGCCTTCTTCAACACTGTCTGTAATTCCTCTTTTGTTTCCTCCAATTCGGTAAGTTCTTTGAGTTTTACAGAAACCTCTTCCAGTGCCGTTTTATACTCGTCTCGTCTACTATACTTAGAACTCAAAATTTCACATTTAACTGCTTCGGTCAAATCTTGACCACAGCAACTACATGACTGTTGTGATTCAGTTGTTAATATTTCTGCACATAACGTCTCATATTGTACAGACAATTTACTTTCTATAGAAACAAAATTCTTAAATTTAAAGATCTTTTTGTCTAATTCCGTACTTTTAGTCTTTAAATCATTTAAAGTACTGGTTGCTGTATTATATGCGGCTACCAGAACACTATCTTTTGCATGAAGTTCTGCAATTTTATTATTATTTCGATCTATCAAATCATCGTAATTTTGTTTAACCTGCTTTTGTATCTCTTTTTGGGACTTTAATTTTTCATTCGTAATGGTCATCAAACTTTGAGTAGTTTGAATGTGTCCTTTAAGATCTGAGAGTTTGCCCTTCACCACCGTTGCCATTTCAGCAAGGATATCGAGGTCCAGGAGCCCTTCTATGATCTTTCTGCGCTCTGCGGGGGTTAATTGCATGAAGGGCGTAAAAGAGCTTTTCCCCAGAATAACTACCTGCTTAAAAGCAGCATAACCAAAACTTAAAATATTTTGCTCTAACATCTCCTGATAATCTTTAGATTTGGCATTTTGGTCTAATAAAATGTCATCCTTATAGATTTCAAAAATTTTAGGGGCTAATCCCCGTCTGACCATATATTTGGTCTTACCCTTGAAAAAGTCAATCTCAACAACACAATTTTTATTATTGATACTATTGATTAGTTGAGGAATATTTACAGGACGAAATGGCTTACCAAAGAGTGCAAAGGTTATTGAATCTAAAAACGCAAATGACTTACCGTGTCCATTGGTACCTGTTACAAGAGTTAACTTATAGTTATCCAACTCAATCTCGGAAAACGAGTTACCAAATGATCCAAAGTTTTTAATACGTATTTTTTTGAATTCAATCATCTATGTCACCTACGAGTGCAGTTTGATATGTTGTAGTGATAATATCATGTAAGAAGTTTTTGTCAAGTTTCTCTTCTATGTTGTTGATCTCTTCATACAACAACTGTAGAGTATCTTTTTCTATATCAATATCAAGAGCTTCTGTTGTTTGTGGAACTTCTTCTGAGATAGATAAGTCAGCAACTCCGGCTTCATAAAATTTATCTATAAACTTTTCAAAAGGAAGTGGTTTAGTCTTCTTCTTTACAAAGATTTTAACATATGAATCTTTGTATGTTTCATAGTCTAATTTTAGTTTCTCATCTTCGTTATAGTCTATGGTATAAAAAAGTTTCATTGGGTTCTCAATGAACTCAAGTTCTCGGGTTGCAAAATCAAATACATGGAATCCTTTTTTCTCCCATACATCTGAGAAAGCCATTTGATATTGTGTACCAAGATAATGAATATTATCTCTACGAGAAGATACATGATAATGTCCGGTTAACACATACTCATAACGACTAAAGTATGTGGGATCGTAACCCGCATCAATAAAGACACCACGAATACTTTGAAAGCCAGCTAACTCAAGGTGACCCAATAAGATCGTAGAATTGCTTTCTTTGATAAAAGTACCTGATCGATCTTCATTCTCAGAATTGATCCACGGAAGCAATGCTACTGAATATTCTTTGTTTGGACCAAACTGTAAGTCTGTTGGTTCCGAATATACCGTCCAGTTTTTATACTTGGACAACATTTCAGTTAATGAATTTAATGAATTATTATTTCTGAAAAAGGTATCATGATTTCCACAGATAATGTGGTTCTCTGTACCCAACTTTTCAAAGACATCAAATACTCTTTCTCGAACTTGATTTAGAGTTCTAAAATTAATATACTTTCGGCGATCAAACAAATCGCCCAAATGAAATACATATTGAATTTTATGTTCTTCGATATAAGGAAACAGTTGTTCCTCAAAGAACCGAATAAAGTATTCGTTTACAACAGTGGAATCACCTTTGAATCCAAAGTGACTATCATTCAAGATAATCGCTTTACACATTCAAGGAACCTCCATCTTGGGTCTTCTTCTTTCGACCTTTTCTTTTACCTTCAAGCAGTTTATCCATTTTTTCTACTTCTGGTTCACCAATACCAAATGCATCCTTAAACCCATTTTCGACTCCAGAAAAAGTTTCATTAAACCATCTATGAAACTCTGGGTTATTTTGGTTTTGAGCAACTTTAAATTGAATATACTTTTCTTTTTTCTCTTTGTTGATTATACGAACAAACGAGAACCAGCATATCTGGGTCAAATATCCGAATGGGGATTTAGAAATATCTGGATCAAAATTATCAATATAGGTAACACAGTTTAAAACTGCATCCGATACCATTTCTTCCCGGTAGGTATAATTGGCAAAGTTTGGGCGAAAAGATAATCGGTTTGCAATTTTTAAAATTGCGTCACCAACATAATCAGGTAACTTTGGTTTCTTTTTACCAGAGTTTTCTGCATCATTCTTTTTCTTTTTATATTCAACTAACTCTTGATACAAGACAGAGTTATCAACGTAATCTCCATCTTTGCTTTTTGGTTTCTTTGATTTTTTTATTTTGTCCTTTGCCATTAGTCAATTATACCACAAATGGTGTAAATGTCAAGTCTGTAATAATTTTAAATCTGCATCATACATCATGTGCGCTAATTGTTTCATATCAATCACAGGTTTCCACCCTAAATCGGTTTGAGCTTTACTTGAATTTCCAAGCAAATAAGGGACTTCAATTGGTCTAAAAAGTTTTGAATCAACCACAACATATTCATTATAGTCTAACGAAGCATAATCAAATACTTCTTTTACAAATTCTTGAATAGAATGTGTTTTTCCCGTTGCAATTATATAATCAGCTGGAATATGATGTTGTAACATAAGATGCATGGCTTTTACATAATCACCAGCAAATCCCCAATCTCTTTTTGCTGTTAGATTACCCAAATATAGTTTGTTTTGTAAACCAAGTTTTATCTTGGCTGCAGCAAGAGTAATCTTTCTGGTAACAAATGTCTCACCACGCCTTGGGGATTCATGGTTAAACAAAATACCCGAACAGGCGTGTAATCCGTATGATCTTCTGTAAATATTCACCAAGTTATGTGCACATACTTTTGCAGCCGCATATGGAGAGACAGGGACTAAAGGTGAATCTTCATTATATCCTGTATCTTCTGTAATTGGACTATCACCAAACATTTCAGAAGAAGATGCTTGATAAAATTTAATAGAAGTATTGGTATTTCTTATTGCTTCAAGCCAATTTAATGTACCATGAACAATTCCATCTACTGTGTTAGTTGGGATATCAAAAGAAACCTTTACATGAGACTGAGCTGCAAGGTTATAAATTTCGTTGGGTTGGTATTGATTTATATATTTGTAACAAGCAGATGCATCGTTTAAATCATAATATTCCAATTTAAAGTTTGGATTATTATAGATATTATCAATTCTTTCAGTGGTAATAGTACTTGTTCTTCGTTTGAGTCCTATAACTAGATAATCCAAACTTAAAAGATGTTCTGATAAATAAGAACCATCTTGACCGTTGACACCACTTATAATTGCAATTTTTTGTTTCATATAATTTATTAATTTGTTTTTCTAATTTCTAAATGATTTTTATGCAAATGAATAATTTTTTTAATAGGTCCTAGATCATATAATTCTGGATATGCATATACAAATGGTAATACTAAATCTGGTGGATTATCTACCATATATCTATTCATATAACTTTCATCGTGCCACAAAGCAATATAATTGTTACGAAGATCTTCTTCAATTTTATGTTTTAATTCTGTGCACATTTTTAAAAATAAAGAAGTTTTACCGCCTTGAAAACAATTTTGGTAATATTTTTTTCCAGAAGTAAATGAAACATATGCATTGCTGTTGTTTGTTCTATCAAAGGGAAGTTGTTCGTGTGATATATCACCAAGAAACCCAGGATGTTCAACACATACAGTATTACTTAAAATTTCATTTGATACTACATCATTTAACTGCATATCACAATCAATATGATATACATAATCATATTCTTGTAATATTAATTCTAGATTTGAGTAATAATGATACCTCATTAAAGAAATTAACGGAAATGGTATATGTGTAATATGTTGAACATATCCTTTTACCCTTTTATTATTGTCAAACACAATGTTATGATCACTACAAACTATTAAAGATATATCATTTGTGGTATCAGTAAATGCATATTTATTTAAACTCTCAATCAAATTAAAAGCATACGCAGCATATTTATATGTGGCTATTGTCAGAAACGCAATTTTCATTTATAAAATCCTTGGCTATATTAATATATTCATCACAGATCACAGACCAATCAAAATATTCTACAGCATATTGTCTAATATCTGTTCTATATTTATCGTTGTTCCAAATAGCTTTTTGTACAATAGGTACTACAGAATCATTTAAACAGCCATCAGGTATAACATAGATAAAGGGTAAAGTTCTATCAAGATTACCTGCAGCGGTTTCGGAAACAACAATACTTAACCCGGCAGCTAAAGCTTCCGTTACTGCCAGTGGCGCAGCTTCCCCATTACTTAATAATACCAAACATCGATAATTAGTTAAATTTTCATACAACTCAGCTTTAGTCCACACACCACCATATTTACATGTATTATTTTCTTTAAATCTATTATCAGCAATAGGACCGATAAAATCCACCATACATTTATTTTGGCACACATTAGCAAGATCAGCTTGTCTTTTTCTGGTTTCAATTTTACCTAAACATACTGCTTCTTTGGTTGGATTATCAGAAAATTTAAAATCTTTAGTTCTTGACCCATTTCGTAAAGTACGTATAAATCCTTTATAACCTGATTCTTTAATGAGTTTAGTTATTTCTGGAGATAATGATATGATACCTGGGCTTTTTAAAAAACCTTGATAGACATAATCCCAATTACCATAATTAGAATGATGCTCTTTAATGTAACCATAATGCGCAGTACTACAAAATGGTTTGGTTAATAATTTGCTTAGAGGACCTGCGTGGTCATCATATTGTACATGTATAAAATCATAATGTGTTCTATTTAAATGATTTGCTACTAAATGAAGATCTGGATTATTAATGATATCTACTTCAATATTTTTTTCTTTTAAATATTCTGAATAATCCCAAATCAATGATTCAACTGCACCCCAATTTTTGGGTGGAATTTCCATAATACCAGGACCAACTAAAGCAATTTTCATAATATATTCCACATTTCTGTAATTTTTTCTTTTAATAAGCCATCATAATCTTGGCCTTGTTTTTGTCGCTCTGAAGATCCATGTAATACAAAAATAGGCTCATAGGTTTCATCAAAAGGATTTTTTCCAATTAATATATCATTATACAAAGTTAACGGCATCATGTTTGCAGAACAATGATTGTTTGAACCATTTAATTTAATATGAGAGTATTTTCTTAAAAGTGTAGATATAAATGTTTCATCAGTAAGCCCATTTATATATGCACCGGTTTTGCCATAGATATTGTCATGTAAATCATAAACAGCTTTTAAAAAGGATTTACATATTTTATTATTAGAAAACATAAACACGCCACCTGTATAAAAACAATCATTTGGTGTATGATGGTTATTTATATAATATTCTTGAACTTTATTATTATTAAAATATTTTAAAACATCATTAAAATTTTGAATATAAAAATGAGGAATAACACCAATAGATTCATTAAGTTGTAAAAAAAGTTCTTCTAACTTATCATAGCATATAATAGTATCACAGTCAAGATATATACCATATTTTGTATCCAACATTTGACACAAATAATATTTGTGTTGCCAAAAAACATGTGCTTCTGTTATATGTTTATCTATATAAATAACTTCTATATTTTCATATGAAGTCATTTTTCTTCCAATATCTAAAATTTTAACTTTATATTTTTTATTGAGTCGTTTTAAACTTTGAAGAGATAGCTTTAATTGTTCGTAATATAAATCTTTTCCACCTACTACATAAAAAAAAGTATAATCACACATTGAATAAACTTTCTAATTTAACAAGATATTCATTTAATATAATATTTGATATATCAAAGTTATTTATACCATAAGATCGAATTCTGTCTCTGGATAAAATTGATATTTTTTTATTTTGTTCTAGAACTAATTGAATATAATCCAAGTCATGTATTTTATTTTCTTCTATAACTGAAATAAAATCTAAACTGGTATCTAATTCATAAGCAACAGCTTCACTTACAACAACCCCTAGTCCACATATAAGAGCTTCTTTAACTACCAATGGTGTAGTATTTTCTTCTTTACTTAGTAAAATAAAATTAGAATATTTTGTTATTTCATTGTTTAAGGTTTTTCTTTCAAATTCACCTTTATATGCTTTCATATTAGTAAAGTTTGAATTATCATATCTTCCAATAAAATCTATAGAATCAATACTTTGAATTAGGTGTTGTCTTTTCCTATCTACAATCTGAGAAAAACATAAAGTTTTATTATATGTTGGTGTGGTTTCAAAATTATATGAATTGCTTTCTACTCCCAATTTACACAAAAATGTTTTATTTATATCAGCACCATAACTTATAAATGTATTAATATCTTTTTGCGATGAAGCAAAAATATAAAAATCTTTATTATTAATAATATGACCTATAACTTTATCATATCCATCAGATTTATATTGAGCAATATTATTTATAAAGGGATAATGACTTGATATAATTTTAACTTTTGCTTTTAAAAAAGGCATAATATAAGCAAATACATCATAATGAAGATGTACAATATCAAAAGTATCATTATTTATTTCATCAATAATATTTTGTGTATTTGGTGTATTAATAATGGAAACCGAATGCCCAGCATTACGTAAAATGGTTGCACAGTCCCATATAACCATTTCTACTGCCCCCCAACGGGGAGGGGGGATTTCCATAATACCCGGACCAACTAAAGCAATTTTCATTTATATACCAATAATTTGAAAATTTGGGCACGGAACAATAAATTTACCACCTTTACCCAAATAATTTTTTTCACGCTCAATAAATTCAGAAATAAAATGCCAAGGAAGTACAAGTAAATAATCTGGTTGTTCTTCTCGCATTTCTGCTTCAGATTTAATAGGAATATTAGTTCCAACAGTTTTTAGACCCCATTTATAGGAACTTCGTTCTGCTATTGCATCAATCATAGTATGATCTAAACCAAAATACTGAAGTAAAGTATTTCCTTTGGTAGATGCTCCATATCCCCATACTCGCTTACCATCTTTTTTAGCTTGTTTAATAAATTCAACAACTTGTGTTTTTAAATTAGAAATTTCTACCATAAAATCATCCCAGGTTTTTTTACTGGATAGATTTAAAGATTTTTCATAAGCCAACATAGATTCAACACGATAATCTGCTACATCCCGTAATGGTGCAGTTCCATAAGAAGTTTGATTTGCATCTTTGTTCATAACAAAAACTCTAAATGATCCGCCATTAACATCATTTAATTCTACATCAACAATTTTCATACCACACGAATCAAATAAGATTTTTAAATTTTCAAGAGAATAATAGTAAACATGTTCATGACATATATTATCAAATGCCTTTTGTTTAATCATGAGGGGAGTATAACTTAATTGTAATACCCACATACCATTTATATCAAGTACATTTTTAATATCTTTAACAAAAGATGTAGGATCATCCAAATCATAAAATACTGCAATAGAAGTAATAATTTTTGCTTTTTTATCACCAAAAACTGTTTTTTTCCATGAATTAACTGAAAAATAATCTTGAATAATTACATTTGCATGTTGTTTTGATTCAGCAACATAAGTATCATCAGCTGGATCAATTCCAACTCTAATACAAGTTTTAGGGACATATGATAATAAAGTACCATCATTACAAGCAATATCCAACCAAATATCATTTTCTACAAGATCATATCGTGATATAACTGTATCTACAATATTTTTTAATTCGTGTTTCATAGATAGATTAATACCCGATCTATACCAATATTTACCATACATTACTCCACTGGGGGCAACTGTAGATAATCTTGGGGCATTAAGTTGTGGGTCTAAAACCATTTCTAACGGATATTTTCCACCACGCGGTTTTTCACCTTCTGCTAAAAAATCTGAAACATATAAATTTCCCATTGACAATAAAGACATTTTATTCATATCGATCCTTTTTTATAAAAAAATACATAGTAATATACAATAAACACTCAAAGATTAGTATTCCAAATCAAATCAACAATTTCATTATATTGTACCAAGGGTTGCCAATTTAATTCATTTGTAATTTTAGAATTATCGCCAAATAATAATGCTTCACTGTGTTTTACATTATTATTTATATTGATATAATCAAGTATATTTAATTCAGCTAACTGGGAAACTTGTTCAACTACAGTTAATAAATTTGTAAGTTTTCCACTCGAAATAATATAATCATCTTTAATCTTTGCTTGAGACATTAAATAAAACGCTTCCATATAATCTCCAGCAAAACCTAAATCTTTTAAAACATTTAAACTAAAAAAATCTATTTTTTGATTTCTATTGTTTTTTAATGATTTTGCAAAATTTATTAGTTTTTTTATAAAAAACTTATTTCCTCTATATGGTGAGTCATGATTATATAAAATAGCAGAACAAAAATGCATTCCCTTTTCTTCTCTATAACTTTTTATTAATTCATCAATAAAATTTTTGCATAATCCATAAGGATATAAAGGAGAACGAGAAGTTTTTTCATTTTGTCGTTTTGTATCTGTATTACCAAAAACTAAACACGAAGAAGCTTGACAAAATACTGTATTAGGTGAAACCGTCATTATACAATCCATAAAATTTTGAGGTATTTGTATTGTATGTTGAATCATTTCATTTGTATTTTTCCAAGGGTCAAATACATTAGAAACACCTGCTAAATTGTAAACATGTGAGGGATAATATTTTTTAAATAAATTTAAAACATTTGTTCGGTCTGTTAAATTTATTTCTAAAATTATTGCACCATCATCAATATTATTTTTGGCTGTTATATTTCTGTCAAACCCAATAACAGTAAATCCTTTTTGTAAAAGAATCTTACGTAAATAGGTTCCATCTTGTCCTAAAATTCCTGTAATAAATGCTATGTTATTCATAAACTATAGATATCATCAAAGGTATCATGTTTTACAAAGGTATAACCTAAACTACATACATATTCTCTGTAGCTTGGCCAATTAAATAAATTTTCTAAAATTATAATTTTAGGTTTCATAATGGTTAAACCCCGTAGTACCTCTAATTCCCAACCTTCAACATCAATAGATAAAATATCAATATTAGTTATATTTGTTTCTTTTATAATAGTATCTAAAGTTCTAGTTTTTACTTTTATAGAAGTAGTGTTTAAAGTTTGAGCAATATTATTAGACATTAGTTGATATTCTTCTTTTAAATAAAAAGAAGAAAACGAATGGTCTGTTATATCACCGATATTTTGATGGTAGATAGTAAAATCTACATTATCTGCATCTTCATAAGAACAAGCATATTCATAAATTTCATTTGATAATTTTTTATGTTGTTCAACAAAATATGGATTGGGTTCAATTAAAATAGCCCTCCAACCATTTAAGGCAAAATGTTTTGAAAATGAAAGAAATGAAGGCGTTGCAGCACCAACTTCTATGACAGTTCCTTTATAGGTATAATCTGGAAAATATGTATTTCTTATTCTTTCATCTAAATTGTTTTCTGCAAAAAATTCATGTATATTCATATTAATCTCTCCACCAAGGAAATTTATATGTTGCGTTTTTATAATATTTTTTAAAATGATGCACTAATTTTTTATCTGTATTTTTCCAATTTGGGTCAGTATTACATTCAATAAAATCATTATTGTAATATTCTCTTTCTCCAATTAAAGAAAACATTATTGGTATAATAATATCATGAGCATACATAGCATACCAATTCATTGTTAATTGAGTTAATAAATTTTCTATACTTAAAAATTTTAAATAAGCTTTTTTGAATGTTTCTGTATGAAATATACCTGGAGTGGCTCCCCATCGATCTATAGGTATAGCACCTTCTATGTTAGATAGAATATTTTTAATATTATTAGGGACACCAGAATTAGCAAGAGATCCTAATAATTTTTTTTCATTGGAAATAGTAAGCTGACCTCGTATTAATACATCTGGGTCCATTAAAAGCATATAATCAGAATCACAATATTTTATTGCATCATTTAATCGTGTTAAAAAACATAAAACTGCTTTTTTAATTTTAAGTTGGATATCAGCTGTTTGGTATATTATAGGTAAATTTGGAGTATTATAATAAAAACTCATACTATCTTCTACATAATTAACTTTAATATTTTTATCATTTTTAAAAATTTTAATATATTGTTGTTCTTTACTTTCAGTAACTAAATAAATTTTTGTATCTGGATAATATATTCTAAATTGTTCAACAGCATATTTTACAGCTTCAATTTCGTCATAACATGTTAACATGACACCCAATTGTGGTTTCATAAAAATTTATCTTTTAATATTTTTAAATTTGTTTAATATTTGGGACGGGTACTCTGATTCACTACGAATTGTTTCTATCAAAGTTTTATCAAAATATTCTGGTTTAATATACCAATCTTCAAAAGGAGAATTTTTAATATTATAACCAGTTTGTTCGACAAAAACATTTGAGCAAATTAAATCATATCCATGGTCTTTTAACAAATTTCGTTGTGGTAATCTATACGTATCACCATGTAAATAAGCATCATGTTCTATAGTAATAATAGAAAAACTATATTCATCAAAAGGTAATATTTGTAAAACAGACAAACTCAATTCATCTACATCTAATGAAAGATAATCAATAGTTTTTGGAAAATTACATTGTTTAAAAAGTAACTTATAGTTAATTAGACATGCATCTTGGTTTATATGTGTATTATCTTTACGTGTAAGATAACTTTCGTTATAGATACTATCTATTTCAACGGTCAAACCTTTCCAATTTAAAGTTTGAAAAAAATAACTATTATTATTTTTTTGTGAAAAATGACTACCTATATCAACATAAAATCCGTATTCTTTAAAATTTAAAAAATTTACTACAAATTGATCTTGTTTAGCTAATGAATTAAACATTTAAAACTTTTTCTATAATTGATTCCATATGAGTAATAAAATTTTTATTGTTCCAACTAGTAGCTTTTTCTAATAACGGAGTAAATTTATTATTAATAATATTTTCTAGAGAATTATTTTCTACACAAATTGATGGGGTAACATCCCATATATGACTAAACATATTACTTTGACATATGGCAAGTGGTTTTTTTACCGAAAGAGCATAATCAATAGTGGATGATATCCCATTATAAAAATTATACTTTTCATAGAAAAATATATTTAAATTATTATTATATAAAAAATCTAAAATTTGTTTATCGGATAGAAAATCAGTTGTGACATTTAATTTTATATTAGTACCAGATAAAATATTTAAACAATCTGTTTTAATACCATCTATATCATTTCCATTTGAAAAATGAGCATTTGTTAAATGTAAATTAATTTCAACATTTTTATTGGACATTTGTTGTTTTACTATATTACATATATCATGTATATATTTACACCTCAACCCAAACCCAAAAGACCCTATTTTAATAATATTGGTATTATGTTTTGCTGTTTTGGGCTTATAATCAAATAAAGGCCGCATTAAAGCAAAATTTATATTATCAGACGAGTTGTAATAAGGGTCTTGGTGTAAATAATAATCAAAAAACTGCGCATATCCACCATTATGTACAATTAAAAATTGTTTAATATTTTTAGATCTTATGTTAGCCACGGTATATGGATTTACCCAAGGCATTGTTCCACCTAAATAATTATATATTATAATTTTTGGTTTATATATTTCAATATTTTGATCTAGTTCTTCTTGAGAATTTTGTTCTAAATAAATAAATTTATATTTTTTTGATTTCTTTAGAATGTGACCAACACGTTTACCGTATTGATATACGCCACAATTTTCTACAGAATGATTTATAACTAATATATTCATATATTGACTACTTCTAACAAAGAATTTATTCTATTAAGGTACGTATGATTATTTTTAACATAATTCATACCTTTTTTTATTAATTTATAATTGTTTTTATTATTTATACCATCATGAAAGAGTTGTTTGGTATCTATATTGTAAATACAATTACCATCCATTGATTCGTATATTGCAAGTGAATTTGTTAACCCCAGATGACCGTAACTTATATTTTTAAATACTCTACATGTTACTAAATTTTCTTTTATGTGTTTTTTCCCACGAATATCAATACCCAAAATAGATTTTTTTGATAATTCAATAACTTGTGCACTTGTTAATGGGTTATGCCAACAATCATTGTGTATAAAATTTATTTTATATTCTTTACATGATTCTATAAATGGATTTAAATTTGAGACAGTTTCACATTCACCGGAATATGATATAGTTCCACAATAATATATATTATTTTCTCGTGGTAGATGCATATCATCAAAATTTATTTCACAAGGTAATAAATTTGTAGCCCAAGATATATAAATTTTATCAAAATCTTTAATTGAATAATTTACATAATTATTTTTAATTATTATATTGTTATTTGTCTTTGGCTCATAATAACACGAGGGACCTATATTTGTTACCAAAGATTTATCTAAAGAATATTCTTGTATATGATCTTTAAAATCTGTTGCAGCCATTCTTATATCAATATACCGACCAACTCCAGCTTCAATATATTTTGCCGGTGATGGACAATACATTATCATATAACAACTTGTATTATTTAAAGGTAAATTATCAGCAGCAAAGCCTTCTCCAATAAATAAACAATTATTGTAATCAAAATCAATAGGGTAATTTTTATCATCAAACCAGTAAACATCATATCCCAAATATTTAAAAGCTTTATAATATGCTTCATGAATATAAGAATGTGTATGAGAATATAATGGGTGACCCCAAATTATTATTTTTTTATATTTAATTTTTTTTCTGTTCATTTTTATATAATATAATAAATATTACACAGAAATTTCACTATTAAATTTTCGATTTTTAACATAATCTAAATTTTTATAATAGTTAATTATATTTTCTTTATCCATTAAATTTAATTTTTTTTCTAATTTATTATTATTGTCAAAATCAGAATGCAAATTACAAGAATTTTGTGTTCTTAGATGTTCAATATGATATATAAAATAACTATTAGGAAGATGTGTTGTATTAAAATTTAATTTTTTAAATCTTTTAAATCGTTCCAAATCTTCTGGTCCCCATCCTATAAAATTTTCATTTTCTCCATATGCTTTAATGTAACTATCAGTTTTTGCAATAAAACAATGTCCGACCCCAGCTATCCATAAATCTGTATTTAAATCATCTAAATTTAAAGATTTTTTAAATTTTTCCCAATTTGAATGATGTATTCTTTTTTGAAATCCATGACCATAAGTATATGGGTATACAAAATCGTATTTGTGTTTTAATAACTGTAAAGCCAAATTTAAATTTTCTACTGGTAATATTACATCACAATCAAAATTAGAAATATATTTTGTTTTACATTCTAGGATCATATCATTTAATAATTTAGTACGATGAAAAATAGTATTGTCAGATTTTTCAAATATATATTGTACATTATCATACTTAGAACAAATATTTTGACCAATAGGGTCAGTATTATTTTCTTTTACAATAACAGGAGAATTAAATTTAGATTTAATCCAATGAAGTATAATATCTAAATTTAATAAACGAGACTTAGATTCACATCGCAATGGTATTATAAAAGTAATATCTGAATAATTTTTCATACAATATCCCAGCCGTCAGAATAAATACTATCCCAATTTTTTGGCATATTTGGTGAAGAGCCAAACCATTGTTTTGGTGCAATGGTTTTTTTACTATTCGATAACCAAGATCCCCACCAACTAAATGAACTGTTTGCAATAATATGATATTCACATTTTGTCATTAAACACATATCTAAAAATTTATCATTGCTGCCATACATCATTACATGTCTACCTAAATGTTTAATAATATTATTTGCAACACCGTAATCATCACTGAACAATATTATTTGTACATCAGCAGGTATTAATTTAAGAGATTCTTTGTAATATTCAATAGAACATACGGGGTGACATTCTGGTACATTTAAATAATCACCTAATCGCATATGCAAAGAAACTAATTCAGAATTTTTTCCTGCAAATAATTCATTTGCTTGAGTTTCTATAGATTGTTTAAATTTAAATTCTTTATTAATTAAATCTTTTTTATACTTTTTAAAATATTTTTCTGTTTGAAAATAGCCTCTAATATCACAATTGTCTGGAATATTATGGATATTTGCATCATAATTAAAGTGAGGTTCTATATACATAGAACTCATAAAATTTTGAGATGAATCTGATGCCGACAGGTCAAACGCATCTGACAAACAAAAATCTAATTTATCGTTTGGACTACGTTGTTTATATGGTACACCAATCTTATAATTTAATTCTTTACCTAAAGCATAAAGAGTAGCATATTGAAACATTTGGTTACCAAATCTACCATTAGTTCCTATAGTTTGACATGATATCATGCTGGCACCTGTATTTCTAATTTAACATTTTGGTCTCGAATAGGAAACTCGCTATTCTTGTCTACCAATGGTTTAGAGGTTACTACTTCCCATTGATTAGCACTTTGTCTTGCATTAGCTTGAACAAAAAAAGGTTTATTTGGAGTAATAACATTAAATCTTTCTTGTACTAATGCACATCCATTATCAAATGGAATCTTTAATCTATAAGCAAAAATTTTAGCTATGTCAGCAACAGTTTTTCTATAATCTTTATTCAGATATAAAATTGCGTGTGTTGCTAAAATTTTACCAATACGCATATAATGTTTATCTATACGTTTAGTAATATAATGTTGGTTACCAGAAGAAACTCCAAGATACACAGCATCCGTATCATCTTTTACTTCGATTTGAGGATGAAAATCTGGTGTAAATTCAGCATCGTCTTCTAAAATTAGAAGAGGACAATCATATCGCATATCCTCTAAAATATCAATATGTGATTGAGCGCAACCAACATAATGTTTGATTGTATCTGGTGTCCCGTGTGGTGGGGCTATTTGTAAGGCTGATTTGCGATGGGTGTTGGAAAATCTGTGCTCACGAAATCTTTCGTTCATGATTGATGCGTTGCCAGTAGCACTATCAAGATTAATCCATACGGTAGGTATTTGTCTTAGATCTATAATCATATTCAATTTAATTTAAAGGATACTTATAAACAATATTATAACATATTTTTAATAAATAATCAAGATATATCTTGACTTTTCTTAAAGGATACTCTATAGTATACTTATAATGAATTTAGAAACCCTTAAAGATAACATTAAAAAAGATTCTTTAATAGACTCTACAGAGTTAGGTAAAGAAGCTATAAGAACTCCTGCTATACATGGTAAGTACTTAAATATACACGCAGACCTTAAGATAGAATTACAAAAATTAAATAATGCATTTTTAATCATGCGATTGAGAAAATGGAAGATTTACACTGGTCACGCAACTCAAGATGAGTTGATAGAATGGGGTGAAGATCCATTTCAAATGAAATTATTAAAAACTGATCTAGATAAATTTTTAGAAGCAGATCCTATCTTATTAAAAATTGTAACCGATTTAAATATTCTTGAAATTAAAGTTAAAATGGTAGAAGATTTTTTAAAGGTTTTAACTAATAGAAATTTCTCTATTAAGTCTGCGATTGATTGGAATAAGCTTGTTAACGGTATCTCATGATGGCATAAATAATTGCAGTGTATAATATCATTGCATCAGCAGAAGACCATACAAAATATAAAATTGATTGCGAAGATTCTGTAAAAAGAGAACTTCGTTCTTATTTTTCATTTAAGGTTCCAGGTGCAGAATACATGCCCTTATACAAATCTCGTATATGGGATGGAAAAATTAAATTATATGAGATTAATAGTTCTACACTTCCATGCGGACTCAAGTCATATCTTAAACGATTCTGTGATGAACGACATTACAATGTTATTTTTGATGATAAAACTGTAGATCCAATTGACATAAATTCTGAATCATTTGATGAATTTTATAAAACTTTAAATGTCACTGTTAAAAAAGAACCTGTAATCCCACATCCACATCAAAAAAATGCTGTCTTACACGCATTAACACATGCCCGATCTGTTGTAGTATCACCAACGGGTAGTGGTAAGTCGCTTATAATTTATCTAATAATTCGATACTTATTACGGTACTGCCTAAAGGCTCCCAAGAAAATTCTATTATTAGTCCCCACTGTTGGGTTAGTTCAGCAGATGGAAGCAGACTTCTTTGATTATTCAAAAAATGATAAATCTTGGTCTGTAACAAAATTTGTACATAAAATCAGTGCTGGCAAGGAAAAATTAACAGATAAGCCAGTTGTCGTATCTACGTGGCAGTCTGTGTACAAACTTCCTAAAGAATGGTTTGATCAGTTCGAGGCTGTAATTTTTGATGAGTGTCATCTTGTAAAAGCAGACTCTTTGGTCAATATTGGTAAAAAACTGACAAAGGCTTGGTTTAGGCTCGGGACTACAGGTACGCTGGATCAGACCTTGGCGCATAAACTCTCAATAGAGGGCACGCTAGGGCCATCTGTACAGTTTATAACAACAAGGGGGCTGATCAGTAAAGGAGTACTGGCAAAGCTTGGGATAGACTGTATTGTTTTGGATTATGATGAGCAAACTAGGCATAGAGTCAAAAAATTAAAATATCAAGACGAAATGGCTTATTTGGTTGAAAATTCAAAACGCAATGATTTTATTGTAAAATTGTGTGGTGAAACCCAAGGTAATACATTGGTTCTTTTTAACTATGTTGAAAAGCATGGTAAACCACTTTATGAGTTGATTCAAAAACAATATCCAGAAAAGAAAGTATACTTCATTTCAGGTAAAGTTGATGCAGAAAATAGAGAATTTATTCGAAAGATAATCGACAAAGAAAAAAATGCCATTCTTGTTGCCTCTTTTGGTACTACCAGCACAGGTATTAATATTGTACATCTCGACAATATTATCTTTGCATCACCGACAAAATCAGTAATACGCTTATTACAGAGCATTGGGCGTGGATTAAGAACGTCTGCAATTAAACAAACACTAAAGGTGTTTGATATCGTTGATGATATGTCATGGAAAAGTTATAAAAATCATGTGCTGAAACATTTTGAACAACGTATTAAAATATACAAAAAAGAAAAGTTTGATCATAAAGTTTTTAAGATCAAAATATAAAACTTGTTTTGGATAAATAGTATTGAGGAGGAAGCATGGTAGAAACAGATCCCAAAGCTTCATCGTCTATAAAAGTTATTAAACTCTCTAGTGGTGAAGAGTTAATATCAATGGTGGATGAATCACCAGACGAAGTCGTTCTCTCAAACCCGGCTAAGATTGTCTTTTATACAACATCAACTCCAGATGGTGAGGTAATTGAATGTTTGCGTGTGACTTCTTATTTGGCTAATATTAAAGAAACTTCGATTACTATTTTAATGAAACATGTTATCTATCTGGCAGAACCATCTGATGATATTCTCAATATGTACAATTCGTATTTGGAATTCATGAATGGTTTAAAGGATGATGTTATATTAGCAGAAATAGAATCAGATCACGATAACATGGATGTTGCATGGGCATTGTTCTCCGATCCACAATTTATTGATTTTGTACAAGAAATTTATGAAGAACATCTTCAGGATTCAGAAATTGATGAAGAAGAAGATAGAGAAGAACCATCCGAAGAATTATTTGACTCATTAAATGCTGAATGGGAAAAGGCAATTAATGAAAATAGAAAGAAAAGAAAATACAAAAAGGAAGAGTTAAAACTACCTTATATTCCCGACAACGAAGCATCAGATCCACAGAGTTGGTCTGATAATCCAGAAGATTATTTACTATGACAAACATCAATCCATTATTATCAAATTGTTATAAATTTATTATAGACCGAGGAGACAGTAAACTTGAATTGTTTGGTCAAACAGTTTCGTTACCTGGTATTCAATTAAGTGTAAGCCCACAGCCTACTACTCTTGGTGTACAGATTCCGGTTGCTACAAATACATTTACATTTGAAGCACTTGCTCTCGAATTTATTGTAGATGAAAATATCGAAAACTGGAAAAGCATATATGATTGGATGTCATCTATCGGTAATATTTCTAACGATAAAGACAATGAAATGTATAGAACATGGGCAACCACTGCATATTTACAAGTTCTTGGATCTAATTATTATCCAATCAACAAAACTGCAGTGTTTCATTATGTAATTCCAACTGCTTTAAGTGCGCTTACTTTTAGGTCTGATCTTGGTGACAGTACACCAATGAAAGCAAGAGTTACATTTACCTATTCATATTACGATTTTGATTAATTTTTAAAAAACATATAAACCAATGAAAAACCCTCGGGTGTTTAGCCCGAGGGTTTTTGTTTATAAACTCTATCCTACGTATTAAGTACCGTAGGTGTTACCATGCAGACCAGTGACGCGAGTGAGGCGGTAGTACTGATTAGCACCATTTTGATTGCTAAAATCTGAACCATATGGTGTACCGTCTCCCTTGAGAACGTATGGGTTAGCAACCATACCGTAACGTGTCTTAAACGCGATACGAGGTTGGAAGGTACCCGGATCAATAGCTCTCATCATTTGGAGTGGAACGTATGGGCAGTAGAATACACCTGCATCATACGGAGACTCACCCTTATAACCAACGCAGAAGAAGTTAACACCAAGCTGTGAATACGGATCAATGTAGACTTTCAGCTTACCATTGAGTAGACCAGCAAAAGTGCTGCCGGTATCATCAACTGCGAGTTGGGTATTGATGGCTGGTGAGAGATTCAAGAAGCCTGACATAGCGAGTGCACTTGCGACATCGGAAGATACGATGACGAAGTTACCCTTACCACGACGGGTTTCCTTAGCGATGGCATTGCATTCACGTTCAATCTGGAAGACCAGACCACGGAAACGTTCAGCAGACCAACGACCATCTGAATCTAGATCCAGATTGTAGGTACCAACAGTAGTAATATCAGATTGCTGTGTACCAGGCTTTGCAACCCAGTAGATAGAACGAACGATTTCGCGATTAATTTCAGCAAGAATTTCAGTGCTGAGAAGATTTGCGAGTTCGGCTTCTGCGTCAAGACCGTGAACAGCCTTAAGATCTTGTGCCAATTCGACTGTGTAACCTGCACTCAGTGCACGGCTACCTGCTGCTACAGCAACACGGTCAATCGTAAAGGACATCTTATTCATAACATTTGTTGCAGAAGTTGAAGCAGCATAATCTAAATTTTCGCCAGATGAAGTTAACATTGCTCTCATTGAGTCAAAGTTAGCTTGATTTTTTGCATTATTAAAGTTACCAACAGTAGGATATGATCCAGCTGCAGTACCAGTTGGGTTAACACCACTTCCAGTAATACCACCCTGTGCAACGAAACCACCAGACGGACCAGAAATACCAGAGAAACGAGGATCTGGTTCCTGGAATTGGGCTTCATTGTTTAAGTTTGTAGATACACTTGAACTATCGCCGTACTTGGCACGCATCGCAAAGATGAGTCCAGTTGGGGCGGTCATCGGTTGTACGCCGCAAATGTCATATGCCATCAAATTCGGCATAGCACGACGAACAAGACTGATAAGAATCGGATCGTAGCCACGGACACCACCTTGGGCGGTAGCAGAAACTACACCACCAATATCATTTCCTGTTGATATTTCAGTTAGATATTGGTCACGCATGTTCTGCTCTTGATTCTCAAGTAGAACTGCAGTAACTTTAGTTTTCCATTCATTGCCAATTGAAGGAAGTGCCTCGTGCTTAAGCACGGGATTCCATTTTTCAGTTAAAATATCATACGGGGTTTCATCTCGGTAACTCATTTTATTAGTATCTCCTGTGGATTAAAATTATTTAGTAAATTTAAAGTTTCTTAGCCAAACGGTCTAAGGTGTGAGTGTAATTCTCGATTAGAGTGGTTGGTACACTTGCAGCCTTGCTAAATGTCATTTCCGGAACATACTGTTCTGGGATGGCAACTCTGCTTCCAAGGTAGTGTTCCTTGAGAGTAGAAAGTTTAGTTTTGTATTCTTCTAGGGTGCTAAACTCAATATTTTCAATGAGTGAAGCAAGCTTTTCAATCTGAGTGTCAGCAAGATCCTTGGTTTCATTTACAAAGATACCAGCGCATTCAGAGATAAGAAGTTGTTTCTTGAGGGCAATGTTCTCATTCAGAACATGGTTGAGGTCGCCTTGAAGATGTGAGGTCTGCTCATAGAGACCATCAATGACATTGTACTTCTCGGCAGGAACATCAACGTAATGCATTTCAAAGAGTTTCTTGAGACCCAAGATGAAGTTCTCAGCCAAGGTAGATTTGATACCACCTTCGACTGCTAATTGGTTATCTTGCATCCACTCTTCGACTACGTAATCTAGATAGTCATCAATTTTTTCGGTAAGGTTTACGGTGATTTCACCAAGCTTAGATTCAAAGTTTTCTTGAAGAGCTGGTGCAATCTCATTAGCAATAGCCTTTAACTTTTGGTCAACTGCTGACTCAAAAATTGTCTTGGCTTGGATGAAGAAATTTTCAGATACATTTACTTCGGCCAAAAGTGAACGGAGGCTATTCTCAAAATCAATTGCCTCTTGCATTTCTTCTTCGTCTTCTTCTTCTTGTTCCATTGCGTATTGATCATTATCAACAGGTGCCTTTGGATTACGGGAAGCCTGATTCATCTGTGCAATCCCCATTGGGGCAACAGGTTGGGCAATAAAACTAGTAGCACCGTTTGAGGCATAGCCACCTTTACCATTTGCATCATAGGTAAAGTCTTGTTGTGCGCCTACGTTTTCCTTGATAATACTCATTAAATAGTCGTTATTTGATTGTTTGCTCATGTTGATCCTTTATACTTTATTATTTAGTTAATTATGTGAGTTCAGTATTTTTCAATACTATAAAAATTATGGTTTTGGTATTTTTAGCAAATCTGTAATACTTTGGATTAACGAAGATTTTGGTCGTAATGGAGATACCGGGGCATTACCAAGATTTTTATAAAAATTACTAACATTTGACATACTACGTACACCTTCTTGTTGTGCATCTACTTCTGCTTGTAATATAGCAGGAGCATTAAATGATCTAGAAAGTTCGAGTGCCATCTCACCAGTAGTGATTGCAGTAGTTCCAGCACCCGGTAGATCTTTACCTGGGATTAAGCGTAAATTATTAGCAAACTCTCCAGCTTCTGCTGCTAATTGTCCTGCTTTGTTATTCTTCCCCAAAACTCTTGGATCTACTCCCGGATAAATTTTCTTTGTTCCACTTGATTTGGGCATTGGAATACCAGGCTTTGTTTTAGTTAAGGCTTCCACTGATGGCGATGGACCAACAGACCTAGAAGAACGACTAAAGCCAGATGCTTCAGAAATATAAAACAAAAGTTTTAAAGATGAATTTCTCATATACTTTTTAAGAACTTCTTGAATACGTGAATCATATTCTTTTCAAGATTTCGGCTTGAACTTTTCTTGATTGTCTGATGATAGGACTCAATAACTTGTGGTTGAAGAATACCATTTTCCCATACCCACTCCTTACCTTCCATGATTCCGTTTACGAAAGCATTTGGGGCAGAAGGGTCAGCAACGATATCAATGGCTGCTAACATGAAATCTTCTTGAACTTCTTGGTAACCGCCACGTGATTTGAGCGAGCCCATACCACGGCTAGAAACACCAAGTTTAGCTCCTTCTGCGATGAGGTTTTTAACAATGTCACCCATTGGAGTTTTAAGAACTTTTGCACGACCAATGATATCTCTACCAGACTCATTGAGTGATTTGACCATGTGTGATACACGATCAAGATTTACCGTTGGACCAGTTGGATGATTAAGCTCACCCAATGCACGACCCTTATCGACATATTCACGAATATATCGACGGCACTCTTTGATTAAAGTTGGGGTAGGATATACGCGACCATTGCGGTTTTGTACTTCACTCTGAAGGAATACTCCTTCAATGTAATAATCCTTACCACCGTCTTTATTGCTTTCTTCAATGTATTTTACATCTTCTACTAATTCGGTGATAAGTTTCATGTTTAGTACGCTCCGTAACTGTGACGTTGGCGGTCATTCTGGAAATCTTGTGGAAGCTCTTCGCCTTCTTCGGTTTCCTCTTCTTCATCAGTTTCATCGGCTTCTTCTTCGCCCTCTGCTTCTTCTTCGGTTTCATCTGCTTCAGAAAGGGTGAACATGGTCTTAGAAACATCTTGATACTCTTCTTCAAGACGAACAGATAATTTTTCAAGTAAAACTTGATTAACTATTTGACGAAAATCTACTGCGTTTTCGTTAACGATTGATTCGATCAGGGCTAGTTTGTCGGTCATTTTGTGAGTCCTTTTACTTTTTTAGCAAATTCCAAAGTTTGTTTAAAGTGCTGCTGATTCTCAAATAAATTTTTTGCCATAAGTTTTTGATTGTCTTGGCTGAGTTGGTCAAAAAGCATTTTAATTGGTTTAATATCATTTTCAGAAATATTTAGAATAGATGCATTTTTAAATTGCATTTTTATATTTTTTTGTGATTCTGTGTGGGTAATAGTTTCTATCAGTTGTTTAACGTCATTGTTCACATCTACAGTCTTATCTACGGGTTCCTTGACTATAGATTCAAAAATTTTGATAGATAAATTCTTACAAATTTCTTGCTTTCGAATCTCCAATTCTTGCATGAGACCTTCAGCAAACAGATCTTCATTTCCTTCTGAAAGCTCACCAATAAGTTTTTCAATTCTTAATGAGCTCATCATGTAGCGGCTGCTTCCTCTGGTGGGACTCCTGCTGCTTGTTGTTGTGCAGCAAGAACAGCTTGTTCAGCTTGTAGTTTCATGTTATCTTCTTGGATTTCCATATCCATAATCTTAATCTGCTCATCTGTAAGACGTAAAACATTTTTCTTGATATAGCTATTTGAGATATATTTTCCAACATAACCTTCAGCTATAGAAACCATTTTTAATCGTTCAGAAAGAATTTCGGCTTCTTTCAGATCCCAGAAATAATTGTCAGTGTTAAATTCAAATTGAAAATAATACTTTACTGAATTCCAATCTTCTTCTGTCAATGTACCAGTCAACAATAGTTCAACACGTAATGTATGTAAAAAGATTTGACTAAACTGATGTCTAAGACGCTCAATGAACTTATAGAATTTAAGTTCTTCTCTTGAGATGTCTGCTGCTCGACCCATATTAAAACCACTACTGGCATCAAGTCTACTACTCGGAACATTTAGTGCCGCGAACAACTTCTTTTTGAAGTAGTCAACGTCTTCGATTTGCGACATGGCTTGTCCACCTGGCAACACTTGGATTTCTGTTCCTTTGGAGCCTTCTCTACGTGGAATCCAATAATCTTCAAGAACCGATAGAAAATTTTTATCATCTTTAATTTCTCCTGTACCCTGATTATATACAATCTTGTTTCTGAATCGTGACATCATATCACGAAGATATTGTTCGGCTTTTTGTTTAGGTAACTGACCAACATCGACGTAAAATGCTCTACGTTCAGGTGCACGAGCAACACGGTATACCATCAAGGCATCTTCAAGTTGTCGAAGCATATTCACTGGACGAATGGCTTTGTGTAAATAACCAATTACACGTTTAGTGTTTAAATCAACCATTCCAGAGTGGACATATGAAATGGCATCTTTGGAAATTTTAATTCCTTGATTTGGAGTTGTAATGTACGAATCTTTATCTGTATTTGAATATAGATAAAACTCTTCAATATTTTTAATTAAAGCAACTGTACCAGAAGCTACACTTGCGGCTTCTTTTTCTATATTTTTAATTTTCTTAGTTTTGAGTGGATCCAGAGGAATCAATTCCTTGATACCTTCTTTTGGATTCTTTTCGTCAATAATAATGTAATAAAATAATTTACCATCGACGTACCAACGTCTAAAAACTTCATATGCTTTAGCATTAAAATCAAGCATCTTTAGAATGCGATCAAAGCTATTATGGACTTTACGTTTTACTTGATCTGATAATGGAACAGTCGTAAGATCCAATTTAATAGGTTTACGGTCTGTACCCCAGACAATAGATGCGTTTACAATCTCATCAACAGCCGCATCTACTTCAGGGTAGAGTGACATATTTCTGTATTGAACGATATTCGCATTTTCGTCTTTAAGCGTAGTAGAATAGTCGATGTATGTACCGAATACACCACCGGCTTCTACTGCTACAGTACCGTCAAAGTCTTCTGTAGCAACTAATCGCTTCGGTCCTACCATTACATCTGGGGACTCTTCCGGGCGTTTCTTTCCAAATTCAAATCCAAAAAATTCTATAGCCATGTTGATCTTTCACAATATTTAGGTACAATTAAATCAAGATTTATTTTTATGCTTGGGTATCAGCACCATCAATTACAATATCATCGTATAACATAACAACTGAAAAAGTATTCAAAAAATTTCTATTTGTCATATTATGATCTATGGCACTTATAGTTTTTGGCCAGCAACCATTCATAGTAAAGGTTTTTATGGCAACACCATCTAAATCTAAATGTTGAATTTGCCAAGTTTGTTTATAAAGAGTAAAAGATGTTCCAGTAACAGCATCACTATTATTATTTACATGATTATTAATTTTATTATGCCAAATTGAAAAATCTCTCCATAGATTGGAATTTACAGTACTAGTACCTGAACCAGAAGTAGAAGAACCATTTATATCATCATATACAGATATTTGCCACGGAGCATATTGTCTATCACCAGGAATATGTACTTTTCTACCATAACCATGTAATTCTAATGTTATGTTTGTAATAGGTGGAATAAAAGTAGATCTTATATGAAATGTTCTAGCTGTGAGTACTGTGGATACTGGACCAACACCAATACTCCCGCTTACCAAAAATCGGTTTGCGCGAGTACCTCCAGAAAAAGCACTTTTAAATGATGATAGATCCATGTTTAGCTTATACCCCCAGTAATATCATAATAATCATATGTAAATGTTACACTGAATGAAACTAAACTACCACCTTCACCCATATCTAAACCAATTTGACCGACTTCAGATGGCCACGCATGTTTTAAGCTTATTGTTCTAAACGTTGTATGGCCGGTAGTTGTATCAGTGCCACCAGAACTAGGATCTCTTAATTGATTAAAAATAATTTCTTTTAAATTTTCACCATTAGAATACGTTGTATCAGCAACAGTATTTTGTGTGTGTGAACTTAATAAATCAGCCCATTGGTGAAACGCTAACCATGATGCATTAGTTCCAGTATCATCAATAAAGGTAACAGTCCATGGTTTATAGTCTCGGTCACCAGCATAATGTGCTACCCGCCCACGGTATGGTATTGAAATACTACCCAATTCTGATTCTGGTAATTTTGCTGCAGTTGCATGATAAATTAAAGTCGTGGGTGGATTTTCAATATCAGTGGGCCAATTAAACACAACATTGAATCTATTGGCGCGAGTTCCACCTTTAAATCCATTTTTAAATTCTGAAATTGTTTGATTATTAGCCATTTAAGAACCTTTAGAAGTATTATACAGTAGAAGCAGTAACTGTTAGAGAATAACCAAGAATGTTTGAATCTCCCTCTGTCCCAAATGATGCTTGCCTTGGGTAGAACGTTACTGTTACAGATATTAACGTATTATTGTTTGTAACAGGGTTTACTACTACCTCTGTTGGTTTAATTAATGAATTACGTAATCCGTCATTAAGGTCAATTGCAGTTTTAATAGCATTAACTATTGTTGTACGCGTACTTTCATTATTAAGTACTCCCACAAACCCATCTAAAAGATCTTGTGTAAGTTTCGTAATTACACGTTTCATTGACGTAACACCAACTCTATCTTCTATACCAATTAGTCCTAGTGGTGATGTTGCCCCAACTAAATCTGTAGATAAAATATATTTACCATTACTTGCTTGAATATAGAAATTAACACGTCTCTCTCGTAAAGTATTAGCCTGACTACTATTACTATTGATTGTTGGTGTTATACTATCAACATTTAAAACTGTAGAATTTACAAGACCCACAGAAGATTGGTAAATACTATTATTTGCTTTCGCTCGTTGTATTGAACCTGCTACATCTGCAACTAGAGGAATTTGTATTCTAAGTATTTTTGTTGAAGGATGTCCAAAGTTAGAACTATTGATATCTAGATTTTTCTTTCCCATTACACACATTAATCTATTAAGATATGGCTCTTCTAATAATGTATATGCGGTCAATCCATCAGTATTAAGAACATTTTGATATAATGATGATTGTCCGTTAAAACCAGGATAACGATATACATCACTAAAAGTATTATTTATTGAGTTTTGTGCCAGTGAGATAGCGGCACCAGACAACCCAGCATGAATAATATAAGCTGATTTAGTCGCCACCGGCGCATTATCATCTAATGAACTATTTACTAAATTATTTCGTTTCGTAATTTCTGTGTAAATACTATTTAACCATTGTGCAGTAAGACCGTGACAGAAATTAAATGTATTACCTAGAGCATATGCATTTTCACTTCCACCATATATTAAACGTGAATCTGATGTGGCAGAGGTAATACCCTGCCCGTCAAGGTAAGTACCCATATCTAAAGTAATAAATGCATCTATATTAGTCATTACACTAAGTGGAGGGGCAAAGCTTGCTAAGGAATTATAATTGCCACAAACAACTACTTTTGCGCCATATGCAAGAGCTGTGAGTACGGTATAAAATTCCATACCCGTTCTACTTAAATAATACTCTCGATTAACTGTATCGAGATTAGTAAATGCTCCGGTAATTCCTCTTCCAATATAGTCTTGTTGGCCTTCTATAGTAGTAGCAACACCGGTTAAAGCCGGTAACTGTGCAGTTAATGTATTTCCTGTATATGATCCAGGTAAAAATATATTATTTACAAAATTAAATGCATTTGTTGTAGAAATATTTGATAGAGGAGCTTCCGATACGCCATTTGCATCCTTGGCATCCCATGTATTAGGAGGAATGAATTGACGTATAACATTATTAATATTGTTATGAATACTATTTAAATGATTCACAAAGATAGTTGGATTATCGTATACAAACGATTGAGTGGAGATATCGTATGCAGAAGGGTTAGTCCCAGTTACATTTGGATATAGTTGAACTTCGGGTACATTAGAAGCTTGTGCAATTCTTAATAATCCATATAAACCAGAAGCAGTTAAACCTCTGTTTGCTGGTCCGCCACCTATTGTAGTATTATAATTTCCTGCAGAGAATGCTATTACGGCGCGCTTAGTCACATCGTCTAATGGTATTTCTCGTACCCATTTTGCCTTACTTGGATCCAAAAAATCGTTAAATGGATTAACTGGTGTTACATTAGATGGTGCTGTTTTGAATGCCATATTGTTCCTCGTTAGTATTTATATACTATTTTTTATGTCGGAAACCAAACAAAATTTCCATCCGACCAACCATCTTTTGTGACTTCATCTGGATCCCGTTCATCTGCACTCATCATAAACAATGTATTGTCATCTTCCGGGTTTGTTTCATTCTGAGAATATTTATTCTTAGCAGTCTCAATTAAGTCAGCAAAATACTCTTGGCGAGTTAACCAAGAATAAAATACTAGACACATAACCAAATCATCACTGTGGTTATCTTCTGCCCGAAAACTGTTTGCTTTTGATACAAACGACATCAGTTCTTTCATGATCCGTTCGTCGTTTAAATAGATTTTGTCTTCTTCCACTAACCGTTTGAGTACTGCACAACCAATTTTTTTGGTCTGCGTGGTTGTTCTGAGACCAAATTCAGCTCTACCGCGAGCAAATCCCTGAGACAATACTTGACCCTTCATTCCTTTATTTTGAGTCATAAGCAAATTTTCATAACCTAGATCGTTATAAAGTATTGACGCAACTTGTCCACCAACATCATTTACCTCAATAAGCACATAAGCTTCATTATATTTTTCGGCTACCACTTTAATGGTAGTTGGAAAAGAGAACGGGCTAATGGTGTTATTTTGAAAGCTTGCAACAACTTTATATGGTGATTGACTGCCTTCTATAACAATAAAAGCAGAATAGTCTTGACCTTGTCCACGAGAAACGTCTGCCATTATAAAATAAATACCGTTTGGATCTGGCTGTTCGAAGATCCTTAAACCTTCTGGGGTTTGTTCAATAGGATCATTGGGGGCTAAAATGTTCAGCTTAGATGATGAAACAAGTGTATTGGAAGATCCAATAAAGGAACATTCAAATTCTTGATTGAACTGTTCTGCACTGGTATTTGCAATAGTTTCGGTTTTCCATGCATCATCTCTGTTGGGACCACCCGGATACAGAGGAACTTGTCTCCAGCTAATTTCTACTGGAACAAATTTATTCTTGAGTGGATGTCCTTCGGGTCTACATGCATTAATCCAAGTATTATGAAAATGGTTTAATCCATGAGGAGTAGAAACAATTATAATTTTTGAGGTAGTACCCGCCGAAATGGTCGGATACGTAGATGCATAAAACTCTTCTGCAATATTTTGTGGAAGATATGCAAACTCATCTAACAATAGAAAATTATAAGAACCACCACGGATAGCTGAAGCCGAAGTAGCCGCACACATAACGGAGGAACCATTTTCAAGACTTAGTGAAGTTTTATTCCACTCAAGCACACCTTGTTGTAAGTACTGTGGTAAATTTTCATAGGCTAACTGAAGTCTATTAAATAATTCAGTTGCAGTTTTTTGTTTATTTGCAAGAATAGCAACTTTAACATCTGGATGAAAGTTTACATAATGGTTGATATATCCAAGTACACAACTGGATTTACCACTCTGTCGAGGAAACTTTGATACCACAAATCGGTTATCGTGAATAGACTGAATAAAGTTTTTTTGATAATCATATAAGATAAAGGGACTTAAACCTTTATCTAGAGTTACAATTTTAATATGGTTTTCAATAAAGTGAATTGGGTCGCGAGCACACTTGACATATTCGTCAAATTGTTCTTTAGTATAATTGACATTTATACCAGGGGCTTTAAGATTCGGGTTTGACCGATATCCGGTTCTGGGTTGACTCATTTATTTCTGCCTCCACATAATCTTTTTCTTTTTTTAATAAGGCTTGTAGATCTTTAGTTGTACCAACAAATATTGAATTATTTGTATTATTTTTTACAGTAACTTTATTTGTTTCTGCAAATTTTGTAGATACGTCCATTAGATTTACGTTGATATCGGCTATTGTTTTAATCATAGTAGCAAGAACTTCATATGCTCTTGGATTATCAGATTCAATAGCAACTTTCATTATTCCTTCTAAACTAACTGCCCCACTAGAAATAAGATTTCTTAAATTCTGTCTGGCAAAATCGTAATCTTCACTTGCTGGTCCAGTAGCACCAGGTTTTACAATTTCTTGTTTGATAGTTTCGTTTGTGGAGTCTATATGAAAAAACTGTTCTAAATTTTTATTTACATCTTTCATTTTTATTCTAACATAGCTTGCACATCAAGATTATAATCTTCAAGAAGATCAACAGCTTGGTTACCATTGGCTGGACCAAACATATAACCTTTAGCAATTAATCCAATACTAGACATATTTAGGCGGCGACTGCCGAAGTCCCCATCATATCGTTCATTTAAATTGATACCATTCATGATAACCAACGGTACCGTAGTATCATCTCTATTTGCACCATAGTTAATTTTTAAATTAAATTCTGGATTAAAATATGGAATAATTTGCTCAGATATCTGTAAAGTATCTGTAATATGTCGTGTATACATAAACAAATTAAATGTTATGTTAATAGGAACTTCAACAAACATTAGTTTGCCTTGATTTGCAACAACATCATATACATCCGTATTTATTTTGTTACGTCTACGGCTTGGATCAATGGCAATCTGGTTAACTGCAAAACTCATCTGCGGTAAACGTACACCCAATTTGGTATCATCCGTAATAGATGATTCTTCTAATAATCGACGAATAAACTTTTCTTTTGGTGCATAGGTTAACGGGACACGAATATTTTTGTCAACTCCACTTTCTGGATGGGCAACATAGATATTATTGAATAGAGTACCAAAAGCAATAACTACTTTTCGAAGATATGCGCCGTAGTAATATTGAAACATTAATAATTACCTTCCGAGAATGGATCCGTGTTATCAAATGGGACCACATTATCTGCAAATCTTTCTTGTTCAAAATCCTCATTATTTCCTTTGAGAGTCTTGTTTGGTCCGTAGGACATGTATCTATTAGTATCAGGAATAATGGAGCTAATAGACGCTGTGAGCCCTTGGTAGACTCCAGCCGTATCTCCGAGGGCTCTAAAGGTAGAAGCCGTGCTGAAGCTTCCGCTGATAATATTGATAAGGACGGGACTATAAGTTTCACCACCCCAAGATTCAATTTGACCAAATCCACCAGAACTACCAGAAATACCACTTTGTTGCACGTATTGTCCTGGATAGAAAGAAGTAGCACCTACAAGATTGTACACATATAGGTTATAGAAGGTTCTAAAGGCATTGTCATAAATCTCATTAATAGCAGTATTTCCAGTGGTAATTTTTTCCATACTATAACTGAACATTTCGCATGTCAATTCATAACTATAAAGTTTGCCTAATGCGTAGAAGGGGTTTTCATGTTCTACAAAGTTGATTTCAAATATACTTTTGGATAAAGGAAAATAAATTAAATCGCCTTCACGTGGACGAATGATTGCAGGTTCTGCTGCACTTACTATATCCCTGAATCTTTTCTTTGCAATCACCAAAGTAAGTTGATCTTTAACTTCAATACCAAACTGATTAATGATGTCGGTACCTTTAAACCCAGTATTGGTTTTAACGTATGCTTCAATCGTATAAGATGTAGAAAATGACGTACCCATATCTTCACCAAAGATTTTATCAATATTTGCATATTGACGTGGAACATATACCACATCTCTTCCGGTACCTTGAATAATTTCGATGGTGATAGATTCCATCAAATCTTGTTGTCCAGTATCGTCTTGAATATATGGGTTGATTGTCATAGTTTTAACCTATCTGCATATCGGGTGGTGGCTCGTACATCTTGGTTATCTTATCTTCAATCTCTTCGATTTCTCGTAATGCATCAGCCATAAGAGCAGGTGCATTCATTTGTGCACCACCGGGCAACGGAACACCAGAAAACTTCATAAGATTCTGTGCCCATTGTTTTTTCAATGTAGCCGTATAGTATCGTTTAAAAATACGGTCTTTCCATATTTTTGGATATAAGTCTACATCAATTGCAACATAAGCTTCAAACATCAAATAACTTCCTACTTTGAGTCTATCTGTTCCTGTATCTAAAAAGAGTCTTGATGTAGCTTTTGAGAATGTATATGCAACTGGATATGAAAAATCCATTTCAATAGTTTTAATATAACTTCTTGCCATCTCGTAATTGGATAATGCACCATACGATGCTTGTCCTTGGTTAAAGAAGATACCAAAGAAATCCTGCATGGATAGCTGATAACGTAGATCAAAAATGTAATCACCAACAGTAGAAGTAATAGGATAAACTTTACTGATAGTTAAAATATGGTCTGCGCTAGGCCATCCACCACTAGAGCCAAGTGCAGCACCCATATTATCAGTATTGATATACTGGCGTGATAAATCGGTTGCGGTAATTTTATAAGCAAACAGAGCTCTATGAACAAAGTCAAAATGCTTTTCCATTAGATAGCTTAAACAGTCATCCAAACGATCATCAGCTTGAGTTGCCCCAATATTGACCGTGACAACTGGTTCGCCTAAAGCTCGTTTACAAAAACCAATAAATTCTTCTTTGTTTGTTGGATCCATTACAAAAATTATTTAGGCTCTTGAGAACTTTTAATTTTAGCCATTTTCTCAAAAACTTGATATTCTACATCAGATGGGTCTGGATTTGACACAATAATTTTATCCAGTTCCATAATATCATAAATTTCAATTTGAGTTTTTCTATTGTTTTCTTCAATTTCTTTAGGGTTTGCTGGTTCATAATTTGAAAACCCTGGCATCTTCATTGGACATGAAAGATACGGATAATCCAATTTAGAATAAGCTTTACCATTTACTAATAATTGAGTATATGGAGTATCACCACACCCACATGCACCACAGTAATGACCTCCGTGGTTTTCACTTTTAATTAAATTTGGGCAAGGTAAAATTGATTCATTACCAAAGCACGACAATACACGTAATTGTTTTTCCCAAACAAAAGCTTTTTTGTTTGTAAACCCACGGGAAGCCAAAGACATAGCCAAAGCAATACATTTATTTAAAAAATTCATTAGGCAGGTTCAAAAGTTATTTGAAAAGAAAAAGGACACGCTAAAGTTTTAAAGAGTGTTTGATAAGAAGAATCCAAATCTGATGTAATTGTGTATCTACCACCAGATGTTACAACAATACTAACAGTTGTTACACCAAATAAACTTTTTAAAATATACGCCATACCTTCTTGTGTACCACGTATTCTGGTATAGACATCATATGTCATATAAAATCTTCTAAAATTATTAAAAAGTCCTGGATACTCTACAAAATTTAAATTACCAGAGAACACCAAATCTGCATATGCTTGCAAAAATGCATCTGGTACATAATGAATATCTCTTAAATCCTCAAGATAAAAGCCCATTCCATAGCCGTCTGAATAATCAAAAAGCCATCTATAATAATATGTAAAAAAATCAATTACCGGGGCTGTAGTTGGATCAGAATCATATTGTTTTTGTACCCAGGATGGAAATTGGTTCTTAATATGGATCTTATCACCATCCCATTCTTTTTCTGAAATACGCTGTTCACGCAGCAATTTAAAAGTAGTATTGACAATTCTTTCAATACCAGTTTGAACTGAGTCTTTTGTAAAACTATAAAATAATGTCATATTATGGTCCGTATGATAGCATGATACCAGCAATTTTTCTAACGGCAAGATAATCTAAAAGTAATTCACTTTGTAAGTCCACTGACAAATTGGGAACATAAAATTTAATCTGACCCACATCTGGGCTACTAATAACAATGTCGGTATATGCTATTGTCATACCTTTACCAATCAAAAACGAATAGATTGCATCTTTATAATCATATTCTGTTACAATTCTATCTCTTGTATTTACAGCATACTGAGTATATGTTCGAATATAATCTTTGGTTGTTCCATCTCTTCCACCAGTTGGAACTGTGTGAGTTACTATAGTCACATTAGGATAATTTTTTGCATTTGAAATTACTGCAGAATCAGTTACAGTTCCCGAAGACTCTAGGGCTCGACAAACTGCTGCACCTGCAATAAGTTCTGCTCCAGAAATATTATTAGTAACATAATAAACACTAGGACCGTTTAAAACAGTAAATATTTTAGTTCCAGAATTATTTGAAAATTTATCTACTCTGCTCCATGAAACTTCGCTACCATCAGTAGCATAAGAACCAAAAGAAACAGTAGATGGATCATATGATAGAGGAATAGAAATTACCTGTTTTGTCTGGTCATAATTACTAAATTCGGTTATTGTCTTTCCCGCAACTAACAAAACCTCCGTTGTATTATCATCAACAGTCACTGGGATAGGTGTTATATTATAAAACGAACACGGAGATCCATTTGATTGTGTTCCATTAAAAACACTATATGCTGGAATAGCAGTAGTTTCTTTATTTTGTATTGTTGCCGTACACCGAGAAGAAACACTATCAGAAATAAACGCACCATGTAAACCAGCGTTTAAAAGTAACGTGCGCTTTGTTGAAGCTGTTGTTGGAAAAGAATTTGTTAATACAGAATGCAAATAATAACCATTATATGCAGTATTTGTAGACAAAATATCCAAGAACATATTGATGGCTGATGCTTGGTTTGCAAAATCATAATTTGCAAATTGTGGATATTTTTGTAAAAATGTTACTAAACTTGATTTGATAGAATCATAATCAAGTTTGCCTACATTTAGTGTACTATAATCATAATTCATATATTTGTATCCATTCTTATTGTTACTTCTTGGTTTGGGGTAGATGATGTTTTGGTACGATAATCATACCTAACTCTAATATCCAAGATACCCAAATTATTAGTTATTCTAGTTCTAACATTGTATATATTTTGAATTGAATATATTATTGCTGTATTGATTTGATCAACAGCAAGATATACATCTACAAGATTTCCACTTAACAAATTTTGAATATCTGTTCCTAAACCCTGATTAAAACTATTTTCTGATTTATTTAATAATACAATATTTTTTATTTGTTGTGCTATAGTATAGCTACCTTCAACCAAAGATACATCTTGCCTGTCATTTGTAGAAGGTATTGTAGCTAAAAGAATATCAAAATCTATTTTTTCCATGTACCCATTTATTTAGGGTAATTTCTATACTTAAATTGACTCATATGGTTTGTCTTCTGCATATGGTTTATAGAACCTAGAATTTGTCATAGTACTCAAAGATAAAATTGTAGTATGTCCACCATCATTTTTTATTACATTTTTAGCACGCATAATATAATAGTACCCAGTTTTTACGTGTTGTGATGGATTATCATCACTAAGAGTAGCCAACCCCGTAGGATCATCCATTTTTAAATATACAATATCGCCCGGGCGTTGACTCAAATCACCAGCAATTGTGATTTCAATCAATTCTTTGATTGATTCTATAAAGTCTTGACGTTCAATAGGTACATTGATTGGTGTATCCCAAAAAGTTGCAGATCCTAAGCGATACTTTAAGAAGTTTTCATACATATCACCGTATAATGGACAGTTACAACTAAAGGTTGCCATTGGGTCAGGCCAAAAACATCCAGCCCAATCCTTACCCAATATATTATAAATGTTTACACATTCTGGATCTGGTTCCCCAAAGATTAAAGTAAATCCACCAGAACCACCTGCTATACCCAAACCTGATGCACCAGATAAACCACATATACAAATTCCACTGGTAGAACCACTTAAACCAAAACTAGCCTCCAAACTATAAGTATTTCCAACACCTAAAGCAAGAGCAATCTTTTTAATTTCTGGAAAAAGATCATAGCATTCTTCTAAAGTATATGGTGCTTCTACTTGACCGGTGGTAATTTTTGGATTTGCACAAGTATATACATCCCTATTAGCAACAGCATTACCTGTTTGAATTTTTAATATATTTGTTCCGAGGATTGTTATTTTTTTAGCCATTAGCAGATTCCGTCAACTGCGTTTTCCGCAATAAAGTAATACATATATTCATTATCTAGATTTGGTGCAGGAGGTATGCAACCCATCTCTCTTAATTTATTCACTCTAATTTTGTACATTTTTACAATATGTGAAGCTGATTCCCATTTATCGTAACCAGGACCATTTGGTAAAGCATTACTATGGTTAAAAAGACTTCCAGTAAATCCAATTGGTTTATACGCAAATTGACCATTGGTAGTGATATTATCTTTAAAATATCCTGGTCCTCTGTAGTTTTTAGTATCGGTACCCTTTTCTCCAGGTGCGCTGGGACTGGTATGCATATTATCATTTTGTCCGTTTAGCCGTTCGTTAAGATTTATTGCCCACGATGCCATACCAGTAAACGAACCACCATGTTTCATGGCGGGTATACCGTTGGCATCATAAGTTGTATTAATAAAATATGGATCTGGCATACCAGTTGAACCTATACATGGGCTGGTTGTCCATCCATGCATCATACTATGATATGATGCAAATCTTTCAATATCAGCAGTTACGCCTGCAGTCAAACCAACAAAAAGAGGTCCAGGTTCTAATTTTTTCCACGAATATAACCAAGCATCAGCAACAGCACCAAGTTTTATATCGTTTCCTTCAATCCCAATACCATCACGTAATTTTCTATTATCTGGAATAAATCCTGTAATTTTAGCAAAGAACCAATCTTCTTTTGCTGCGAGATCTTCACCAATACAACATAAGACATTGGCAACAAAATTTTCTTTTTCAGTTTGTTCTAATTGCTTTCGGCGATAATTATCATAATTATTTTTATCACCCATTGCTTTATATTTGGCACGCAAAACTTTATTTAAAGTAACAGATTCTAATAATGCAGTAATTACAGTTTGAGAAAATATATCTCCACCATCGGTATATAATAAATCTGACAAGTCTTTATAAAAATCAACTTCTTTCACAGATACAACATCACCATCTTCAACTCTAACTAAATTTGGATGTGTTCGAGTTAGATCGTACATATATTGCCACATGTAGGGATTATCGTTAAATGGATATAACGGTGTCTGTGGATTTGGTTGTTGATATGAATCACGTAAACCAAGAGGAGTAGCCTGAATATGATTTAATAAAAATTCGTATGACGCAACAGCATCAGTTGTGTTAATTTTTGTATTGCTTTGAGTAAAATCGGATGCATACCCATTAAATCCTCGATCTGGTAGATATGTTAAATTGGCATCTTCTAGAGCCATAGTTCTCATACTATAGGTCACGCCACCAGAAACATTTTCTGTATAGTTGGTGACTGTGGTTAAATGTGTATTTGCAGAGTCGCTTAAATATGGGCTCATCAAATTAACAGGATCAGTAGTTGATCCAGAAAGACCATATTCTGGTATTTCCATGTATATTGGTGTGCTTCGAATATAATAATAATTTTTATTAATAATACTGGTAGCTGGATTTGTTACTAGTACATATATTTTTTTACATTCAATCTCTTCACCATCAACATCTTTTAAAAGACGTTGAACATCAGGTGAATCATACACACCATATGGTTGGATATGATATGGATCAGTAGGATCGAGATCAAATTTATATTTGTCAGTAGCTAAATCACTGCGAAGATCAAAAAATTTATAATTTAAACAATTTGTAAAATCAGTCCAAAACATATAATAAGGTTTTAACTGATTACTTTCAGTAGGAGCACTAACCGCATATGTAAAAATATAATTTAAATATGAAATTATATTCGTTTGGTATTGTTCTTCTCTATTTGCATCTGCCACTTTGGGTCTAAACAAAACAGCATTTTTAGGTTCAAAGTTATTTTTAATATTATTGTTTATACCACAACCCTTTAATATTATATCGTTACCTTCAGAATCTCTCAGATTAAATAATGGTTTTGAAAAAACTGATCTGTATCCATATGTTTTGATAATATGTTCGGGTGTCGTTACAAATGGATATGATATATACCACAAAGAACGTGGATTTGCAGTTACTTCGCCATTAGAATTTGTTTCATAAGTAATCTCGTCATAAAATGATTTTCCTTGAGATTCTTGGAATAGTTTATTTGTAAAATAGATAACTACAAAACTTTGATCTATTTCAGAGATAGCATTATTGGCATACGTTATTGATGTAATAGTCCATTCATATTTTTCAGAGCTACTATCATCAGGATCACCTATAGAAACAATAATTGATTTAATTTCCTTTGTAGCAATGTAAGTCACTATATCACTAGTATCTCTAACAATAAGAGCACCCGTAGGAAAAATATTGTTAATACTTTCTTCTAACTCCATACGTTCAAATTGACAAAATTTATTATTTTTCATCAATTCAATATCAAAATCAGAATCACCTGTGGATAAACGTGATTTTAAAATAATCGATTGTAATGGTGTCGAAATAGGATTTTGCATAATTTAAATTAACTTTTTAAGAATAGTACCAAGATCACTGTTATTTAAATATTTTACAGTAGAAGTAGCCTGATATGTGTTGGCATATGATTGTTCTGTAGAAATTTGAGTATATTGTTCTGTCAATACTTCTTCTGCAAGTGCAGATGGTGCATCACCATTTACTACTGTTTGTATAGAATCATTCACCTCAATTAATGATACTGGTGATACTATGCTTGCTATATCTTTCTTAGAAAAGAAAGCTGATGATGCAAGATATGAATATGATTTTAGGTTTATTATAGTACCATAACCGAAACCAGGAGGCGAATTTGCAATATAATATCCGGTAGAACCTTTACGTAAAATAACAAGATAAACTGCCCCCGATTGATTATCTACATTCGTTAAATCATAAGAGGCAGTCGATCCAATGGTTTTAGATATTTGAGCTTTTTTTGTATCCCCAAATCCTTTTACAACTATATTAGTGCCATAATTATCAAAATATGTATCATAATTTGTAAACATACTTTGTGCTGCGGTAGTTCCAGACTCATATACACCATTTACAATGATATCATCTGGTTGTAATTGGACATAAGCATTCGGGTCTAATTTTGTTCCATTATATTTGCAATAAAAAGCTGTATAATCTTTATTTGAATTAATAAACTCTGAAGGAGTTTCTTGTAAAAAAGTCCATGGGTTTATTTGTTCATTTGCAAACATTAAACCCCAAAAATTATTGGCATTTTTTGCATAAATACTAGCTGATAAATTACCAACAGTTTTGAATGTACCCATTGAAGTAGTAGAAAAAGAAAATTCTTCTGGGTCATAGTCTAGACCAAAAGAAATATCAATCATACCTATAGATTTATTGTTTATAGTAGATTTAATTTTAGGAAAATTTGTAAAATATGTCATCCTGCTGCGTCCCCTAAATATGATACTTCAGATTTTGATAATAATAGACCACCCTGAAAGTCAGGAGCATAAGTTCCTGTTTCAAATTCTAAAAACGTAATAGTTAATAAAGTCATTAAAGATTTTGAGTTGGGAAGAATCTTTAAAACTGGATCTGCTGGGTCTCCTTTATCAACTTCCATGTGTTGTAAGACACATGGTAACGGATCGCCCAACCAACTATTAGTTATACTGGGATCACTTTCTGCGCCAGCAACATTACCAATAGCAGATATAGTCCAAATATTTTGTGGCATACTTCTTTCAGGTAACCCTGGAACAATTTTAGGATAAGACAAATTCCGAAAAGTTTTTGCTATATTATCAACAGCTTCTGCTTCATTGTCATTTTTTGGAACAAGTAAATATTTAAAAGTAAACGTTCTGCGTGCTTCACTAGTCATTGAAGCTTCCGTAACATTACTAAATCTTCTATAAGTATCCGTAGTGAATGTTGTTTCATAAAAAGCGGCAGCTGGTGCAGAAAGTCTTTCTAAAAATCCCTCATCACCACCACTTGAATTTTTAAGTCCAGCCAGACTCAAAACTGGACCCACTGGATTAGTACCTTCTACAAATTTATGTTCCATTGTCATCTTAGGTTCACCAGTAAAAGGTAACAGAATTGTAGCTATTGGATTCGCATTTATATGTGCTCTTGTTCTTTTTTCATTAATCACAGAATATTCAGCACATTTAAAGGCACACCAAAATGGTATTTCAACATCATATGGATCAAGAGGATAGCGATAGACTGGCATATAAAATTATTTAGCAGGAATATAACCTAAATATTCTAGTCCATGGCATATAAAACTACATTTACTCCTAAAAACCCTAACAAATACATAGGATCTAAAAACTCCATAAAATGTAGATCTTTGTGGGAACGAAGAGTTTGTAAATTTTTTGATGAAAGTGAAAAGATCAAAAAATGGTCATTTGAGGAAATTGAAATTCCATATGTTCATCCTGTTGACAAACAAGTACATAGATATATTCCTGATTTTTTGATTCAAGTTGAACAAAATAATATACACAAATCAATTATAGTAGAAGTCAAACCATTAAAACAGGTTCACCTAAAAGAATCAGCGTCAAGTAAAGACAAATTAATTTTTGAAATCAATAAAGCAAAATGGAATGCAGCAGAAAAATTTTGTGAAAAACATCAAATGCAATTTCAAATTTTAACAGAAAAGGACATATTCTGTGCCTGATATCAATACCTCAATCTCAGCATTAAAAGAAAAAATTACGGCTTCTGGTGGTTTACAAAGAGCAAACAGATTTTTAATTAAATTTTCTGGGGAGTATTTACCTAGTTTCTTTACTGCAAACCCAGGAGGGGATGGTGCACCAAAAACATATATTGCTGAAACAGTATTACTTCCTGACGTCGTAATAAATACACAAGCTGATGGTTTGGCTGGTCCAGGATTAGGGAGATCTCAACCTAGAGGTATTTCCTATAAAGACGGTGTGCTTGTCACGTTTCCTGTTTTTGGTGATTATAGATTACCACAGGCTTTTGATAATTGGATGAAAAATTTATATTACCAAAATCCAGGCTCAGGATCAAAGGCTTGGATAAGTGAATATTATGGTGTTTCAGTAAAAAATAATCAAATGACATTAGATGTTCTTAATTTGAATGGTACACCTACAGCAACATATAAGTTTTATGAAATTTTTCCTGTAGAGATTGCACCTATTCAATTTTCTTCATTAAACACCAATGAATATTTAAAAATAACTGTACGTTTTGCTTTTCGATATTACGATCTTACTCTAGAAGCAGATTAATAACACTATGACAGACATTGATACAATTTTAAATGATATAAAAACTGCGCAACCAGAATACAAAACAGTTTTACCTGTGAGTGGAACTGATGTATTCTATAGCCCTTTCAAAATAAGAGACCAAAAAACTATATCTATTATTTCAGAAGAAACTCATGTTGGTAGCATATTAAAAAATATCTGTAATATTTTAAAAAGTTGCTCTAATATTAAAAACCCAGAACAGTTATATCTTGCTGACTTAGAATTTTTATTCTTACAGATAAGAGCTAAAAGTGTAGAAGAAAATATTAAATTATCTTTGGATGGTCCGATTCCAGTTAATTTTGAATTAAACATCCCCAATATTAAATTTAATAATGGAGCTTTAACAAAAGATATTTCAACTAACAAAAATATTATTTTAACAGTATCACAACCAAAAGTATGTGATTATTATGATTTAACATCAATTGATGACGATAAGTTATTAACTAAAATCATAAAAGTGATAACCATTGGTAATAAAAGACATGATATTAGTTTATTTAAGTCCAGTGATATTACTAAAATCTTAGATGAAATTTATTTAAGTGAAATTAAACTCTTAAAAAACTTCTTAAAAGATGGTCCTAAATTAACTTATGATGTTGCTAATGGAGAAGAAACTATTGTTGTTGAGGGCTTTTTGCGTTTTTTTACCTGAGCGTGAATTATTTTAGTTTAGTTGACTATTATAAAATGGTCTTCTTACTAACAAATTCACAGAGACTATCAGTATCTGAGATTGAAAATATGTATCCATGGGAATATGAAATATATTTAAACATGTTACAAAGTCATCTCGAAGAAGAAAATCAAAACAAACAAGAACAATATAATTCTGATTTAATGAGATAAATATGGATAAAAATAAAAAAGCAATGTTGGGAACAGATAGTAAAGAAAGTGCTATGGATAAAATTAAATTATCTGCACCACCAACGACACCAACACTTCCTGTTACACCACAACCAACTAATACTATTCCATCACTTTTAAATGCACCAAAATTACTTAATACACAAAATCCAGCAATTTTAAGTTCTCAAAAATTACTTAATCCAACTGCACCAGCTGCTTTTAAACCATCTGCTATTATTCCACAGGCTGCAATACCTCAAGCAGAAACTATTGAGAAATTAAAAGTTGATAAAAATAGACCAAAGGGAGTAGAGTTAATAAAAGCTTTGATTCCAAAAGCACCAACAGCTCCTATGATACAGGCAGAAACAAGAAAATTAAATGCAAAATCGCCAACAGCAGATAATATAAAAAATAATGAAGCTATGTTAGATGAAATGGATAAAAAAATTAAACAAATGACAGGAAAAAAACTTCAAAAAGATACATTGAAGATGTTACAACCTGCCTTTGAAAATATTGCATCAACAGTAAACCAATCAAATAAAGATAAAGGTTCAAAAGATTATGACAGTGAACACGTTACCATTCAAAACTCACAGTCTTTATTTACTATGACCGCTAATCAAATTTCTAGCACACCATCATATAGAGTAAAATAAGAAGAGCCCCTTTTCAGGGGCTCTCTTTAGTCTTGTTTACTCTTTAGAGACTTGAAGTAGTCCAGAGTATCGGTATCTTCCGATGGAATCTGTTCTACTGCTGAGTCATCCTCAACAGTCTTCTCATTTGCCTCATCAAACTGTTCGCGGATATCATCCCCAACAGTCTTCTTGAATCGCTCCTTGACTTCGTCATATGACTTAAAGCCAGTAGGATTCACAAACTCAGCCAAAGCATATTGCTTCTTCCACAGAACCTCAAGCTTCTTGTCATCTCCACCAAACAATGGTGCTGGAGCTGAAAATTCACTTCTGTCGTAGTTTACATAACCACCGACATTACGAATCTTGAGTTTGAAGTCTGCGCCTTCCCAGAAATTAAAGGGATCAACGGGAGTCTCATCCTTGAATTCAGGAGACATAAGTGCCTGAACCTTCTCAAAGATCTTTGTTCCATACTTGAAGAGAAATACCTTACCTTCATTTTCTGAATTTGATGGATCGCTGATGACCAAAATATTGCTGATGTAATTAAGCTTACGCTTACGTGATCGTGCAATGTCCTTGTCCTCCTCTAATCCACTGTTCCAGAGTTCGGTATTGGCTTCGCACACTGGGCACTTTTCGCCAAATGTGGTGCGACAATTTTCAATAAACCAGCCACCCTTGCCCTTAAAGGCGTGAGTATAAAGTTTAATGAAGGGAACTTCTTCGGTCTCAATGGACGGAAGAAAACGAATTACAGCGTAACCATTCTTGGATGCATCAACTCCTGGCTTCCAAAACCGATCATCCTTATAGTTTTCTTTACTATTCAGGCTGACTAGCTTCTTGCTCAAGTCCTCGATAGAATTCTTACTACGCTTCTTAAAATCTGAAAACGATCCCATATAGTGACCTTTCTCTGGGGACTACCCAGACCATGAAAATTATCAAGGACCTACCTTGATTTGTTTATTCTATCATATTTAGGGTGAATGTCAACCATCAATCGGTAACTTTTTTCCTTTAACTGCTTTCATAAGATGCAATTCTTTTGCTTCTTCTTGAATTTTTTCAATTAAAGGTTTTGTTAAAAGTTTCCCAGCAGCACCTGGTTCAATATTCATTTCCTCTGCCAATTCCAACACACAATCCATATATGATAATTTTGTTTTTTGTACTCTTTCAAGTACTTTGCTTGAAAATGTTAATTTTATATTTTCGTCTAGATACATGTAGATATTATACCAGAATTTAAAAAAAATATCAATACTTATAATACCCTAAATATATGTGATTCGGAGTATCAATGGCAAATAATATTACAGTAAATATTGCATCAGGACTTACCGCCTCTCTTGCTACCAATGAAGTAAGCGGTAGTCATTACCAGGTCTTTAAAATGGCCTATGGTAATACTGCCAGCTCTACAGTTGTCAGTAGTACTACCCCGCTACCTGTCATCCTATCAGCAGGTATCACTGCAAACATTGTTAATTTTACTACGCCTATAATTGTACAAGGAAATAGCGCAGGAGGTCCTGTAACTGTTCAGGGGACCGTAAGTGTCCTTGGTGTCAGCGGAGCTCCCATAGCGATCACTGGGGGCATTCCTCTCACGTATACGAACTCCAGCATTAAGGTATATGGTTACGATGGTAACCCTTTTATTCGCTCTGCTCTTGTCACTGTAGGCAATACAGCCATCGGTGTATCTGGCGATGCTCTTAAAGTTTATCTCCAAGATATTAATATAACTGCGAGTATTAATCCAGTTATCTACGTACAAAATTATGGATCTACTTCTGCTCTGAGAGTTGAAGGTCTCTCTGGTGGTGTATCACAAAATGTTACTGTAACGGGTACCGCTGGTATCAATGATACAAATATTCTAACTGGAATGACTGCCATCTATGGGTTGATGACTACCCTGAACGCAGCCTTGATTGCGTCTGGTGCGGCAAGACCATCAGTGTTTACTGCTGGCAGAGTTACCGCAACAACTGGAGTTACTTGGTTGTTGGCTTCTGGTTATACTTCCGGGAGTGGCGTAAATCTGAAAGCATCCTCTGCGAATACAGACTTGATCTATATTCACTCAGATGGTGCTGCAGTTACAGGATATGAACTTGATCCTGGTCAGAATGTTTTCTTGGATGTAATCAACCTGAATAAAATTTATATTCGCGCCAAGTCATCCACACAAATAATTTCATACATGGCTAGTTAAATATGGCTGTCCCACTAACAGTAGTAAAATCAACACAATCCTTTACTTTGGAATTTGTTGGGGCAACAGCAAATCCATGTTTAACTAAAGGAATTATTCAATCGACTCCAAATATTTTGGCTTCGGGAAATAGTTATTTCTTTAATTATTCTCATAGTAAAAATTCAAACGATTTAAAATTCTTAAAAATCTTTTTTGATACTATGTCTGTTGGTAATACTTGTGCGTTTAGTTCTGGTGTTTACGTAAACATCGATACAGGTGCAAAGACAACGTGGTCTGGTCAATTTACTTTGCAGGGAAAAACCGGAGCATATAATGAGTTTTTATATTTTTCTGGTTTAACTGGTACATCTGGATTAGCAGCTGGCATATATGATGCAAACTTATTTACAGATGCAATTCAGTTTACAACCATTAATGGTTCTACAGCAAATATTTTACTGTCTAAGTTACCAAATAATGACCCATTAAACCTTAAGTACCTTGGTTTATACGGTAGTGATTTTGGTTATGAAGAATATGTTGAAGTCGAAAAGAGTACTTCAAACACTGGACGTATTCCGGTTAAAAACTTTACTGTGTTAAATGATGGATCAGAAGTTGTATTACTATCCCAATCATCTACGATCACAAATGAAAATCTATATTTTCAGAATAGTTTAGTATCTACGTATATGCGCGGTATCCCAAGTATCGAAGCATTAAACTATGACGAAACCATCAACGGTGTCGTTAGATATAACTACGTTGACCCGGGTGTCTTTACTAGATTTATTGAGTATCAGAATAAAAAACAATTTGAGTTGCGATATTTGACTACTGCAACTTATGATATTTTAAAATCGTGGTACCAGAATACAACTTTAAAAAGTTTAAATTTATCAACCAACACACCAATTACCACACCGATATCTTTAGAACTGTTAAAATTATATCACTTAACTTATAGAAAATCTGTGGTAACTGATTTTGTCCCTTCAACAGATTTTCAAATACCGTTACTGTTATCTAACACAACTATAAATGAAATTTATGTTGATGAAATTGTAACAAATACATTAACAATTACAGCTGGTTCATTTGTTCGTGATATTAATTTCAAAATTGATTTATCGGATTCTAGAAATTATGGAACACTTATTAGTGCTTTTGCTGACAGAAATTGTTCAATTCCATTAACAGGTTTGTCTTATTTACTTGGTACACCTGGAACCGAAGGTGCTGCGTTTGTATTTGCTGGTACAGAAACCAGATTGAATACAAATATATTTCTTAGATTAGAACGAGAAACTACTTCTATTCTAGAACTTATAGTTTTAGTAAATTAAATAGCAACCCAAGCATAGTTGTTACCATCGTAGTAATAAGAATAATATATACCATCTTTAACCCAGATTTGTCCAATCTCTGGATTTAACGGTGGGTTGTCTGAATTAAAAATTTCAGTAGAGCCAACAAAAGTCCATGAATTTGTGTTTTCTAGTGGAGACAAAGAAATAGGTTCTTTGGCTGCGTATAATTTTCCATGAAACATAACAACATCATTTGTGGAATACGTAGCCAAAGAACCATCAGATAGTTTCTTTTTATATTTGCCTTTAAACACGCAAATATTTATTAAAATTACTTAGTCACTTCAGTAACTGCATCTTGTTCTACAACAAGATTTGGGTCAACCCACCGACCATAATATTCAATCATGTCTTCTGCTACATCAGTAGCAAACATGATTGCGGTACTAGGAATCAATGCACCTTCTTTGATTGTTGTGTACGGTAGCCAGTTTGCTAACCCTAGCTTATATTCCTGTAAATGAATAATTTGAGCAGGGTCTTCCATGTACCAATCAGAGTTTACCTTTTTGGCTTTTGCAATTACTTCTTCACCATTCATCATCTTAAAATACTTAATTTCCATGTGTAACCTTTCGTTAATTGTATTATATCACATATTATTTGAATTGTCAACGTTTTTTATTTGCACACCCACAACCTGATTTTTTTGATTGTGTAACCAATGTTTGTTTTGGTGCAAATAGTGCAATATGACCTTGCATATGTTCAGCTGAAATTTGATCAAAAGAAGTTGAATTTGATTTAATTTTAACTGTTTCTTTTTTGTAGCCGCTTACAATTTCATCAATATATGAAAAATTATTAATAGATATAGTATAATAAGGAATCGTTAAAATTTTATTGAATTTTTTTCTTCTATTTTCACATCCACAATTACCTTTTGTAATATAAATTATAAATCTTTTAATACCAGTAATAGACGTAACATAATCTATTATGTCTCCGGATCCTATTAAATGTTTATGTATTTTTATTACTTTTTTAATAGTAAAGTTAAAATTAATATATTTACTATATTCTGATGGTGCAGTTTCGTTTTTAGTTTCTGTATAAAGCCCTACATCTAATCCCGGATTTGTATTTAAACTATCTCGTGTAAATGTGTTTACACCATCTCCTGAATACGATTCTCCTGACACAAAATGATTATTATTAAAATTCATATATTTTTCCTATTTTTAATCTGTAATTGATAAACAAGTTAAATCTGAAGCAACTCCATACATAGCAGTATTTCCATTTTCATATTTAAGGAATCCATAGAACTTATCTATAGCAAAGTCTGAACATCCACTCGATAAATCCCAACCACCCTGAAATGCTGGGGGATCATATGTCGCTCCGGTAAGCATCCAGGTAGATTTTAATTCTTCATAAACTCTAAACAATTTACCTGTTTGTTCGTTTGTATACGTTATTTTGTCTCCAACTAAATTATATTTTGTTAAA